TTCAACTTTAAACCATAATGCAAAAGCTACTCCAAGAGAAAATGATACATATTTTACATATCCAGCACTAGAAGCTATGGAAATAAAATATGATATAGATGGACAAAATTTTCCATATTGCAACGGCAATGGGTGGATATACTATATGAAGGATCAGTTTGGAAATGAGGCCAATTATGACTTTAAAAATTTATTGTTTATTAAAAACAATGTAACTTCTTATACTTTTAATGAATTTGTGAATGATCAAATTTAGGACTTTAGTCTTTCCGGACATTGTTCGAATAATAAAATTATAAATTTAAATCCACAATCACTGTCTTATACTACTTTTTAGGTTATTACTCCTAATGCTTACGTGCTTTCTAATACTGTGATACACACAAGTAATAATGGAACTGTAACTTTAAACAAGTCGTCTCAATTTAATATAATAGTAGTTGGAGGAAGTGATTTATCTGTGACTGGAAATTATAATACTTTGACTAATTGTAGCGGAATTATTCTAGGAGATCATAATGTTATTCAAGGATAGTGCGATATGTATATGAAAAGAGATAATTTCGAAGGATTTAATATCTCCAGACTAGAGTTTGATAATTACTAGGGAGATATACCAATTTTACAATTTCATATACTACCGAAAGGAATAGACAGAAGTATATCTCGTCTTAAAGTTAGATATATAGTTGATAGTTATGGAATAACTACAGAAAAATTTTTTACAAATATTCATTATTATGAAGGCAATACCCTTAGTATTCCTATGAATATAAATTAGGATGCTCTTGAAGATTATAATTCAGATTGGGAAGTTATAACAATTCAAATTTCGATTATGGATGGAAATAATCCAGTAATAACACAATCGTATTAGTTCTTTAACGAAGAATAAATAAATGGCTAATTGTGGACCTAAAAAAATCAGTCAATTAAATTATGCTGAGCATCTTTCTGATGAAGCTATTTTTCCAATAGTTTAGGATGAAGATAATTATATAATTCAAGCAAAAGATTTAATTGATTAGATTGTAAAGAAAATTACTGGAGCAGATAATCCAGATGCTCTTAGTATAGCCTTATACGCAAAGGAGCTAGCAGAACACGCTGACTCCAATGCAGATTAGGCATTAAAAGATGTGGCATCCGCTCTTGCATATGCTACTAAAGCATATCAAATGGTATGTCAATTTGAAGATAGACTTAGTGAACTGGAATCCCATTGGGCTTTTATATAGAAACTTAAGAATACTTTTTACAATTTGGTTGAACAAATAAGCAATCTTTCTATCGAGATAGAGAACTTATGGAATAGTAAAGTAGTCCGAATTGAATAGTCGTAGGACAACAACTCTACTATTTATATATTCTATCAAGACGATGAAAAAGTAGGAGAAGTAGTAGTCCCAAGAGGAGGAATATATAGAGGAAGTCAATATGTTAATATCAGCAGTGACAATGTTATAAGTCTTAAGAACTTAGGTAGAGCAGCTTATACTAATAATTACTGGCATTTAGATAATCTTCCAACTAAACTTAGTTAGTTTGAAAATGACGTCCCATTTTTAACTGTCAAAGACTTATGCTGTGATGATTTATATGATCTTATATAGAAGCTAACTAAAAGAGTAGAAGCCTTAGAAAGATGTTGTGCTTAGATGCATAATAACTATCAAGTTTATTTAACTCTAGGAGAAGGAGTTAATGCTACTGATACAAGAGCCTAGATTGAAGTAGTAAAAGGTTATAAATATGTTAATCAGTTTACTTTAAAACCTGGATATGAAAATTTAAGAATTGTTTGTACCCCTAATACTGCTACTATAAATAACGGAGCTCTTTCTATAGTTGTGTAGAGTGATGTATCAATAGTAGTAACTGCTACTAAAACATCTGTAACTCCCACTACTCATACAATTTCTTGGAACGACCCAACTGGACAAGTTACTATAGATGAACACTCTTCTGGTCAAGAAACAGTTAATCATTTAGGTAGCTGGGGTAGAAATGTTGTAATACCTGAAGATACTGAAGTTAAAGTATTAGTAGATGGTAGAGAATTTGTTACTATAGATAGTAATGAATCGAATTTTATAACATTAAGTGATATAGATGCTGATCATACATTAACCTTTGAAATTAGTGAAAAAACTCCATATAAATTTGAAGATATAACTAATGATTATGCAATCTTCTTTTATGGAACTTAGACATCTAGACTAAAAACAGTTGGTGACGAAGATGTTAGTTATAGTGAAGTAGGAGAGGATAAAAACTTCATTAACTTTAAAGCTAAAAAACTAAATACTGAAACTGGTAACTATGAAATCTTTACTGATATTCATACCAGATTAAAAAATGATAGTAATTCTAATAAAATTACTATAGGCCAATGTGGTGAATGGTAGGATAAAAATAATTCTCCAGGAATCAATGAACCTTATTGGGTACATATTCCTATAGAAATATTACCAAAAGATTCATTTGCAGCTAAATCAGGAAGTACTTATAATCCAGCGAATGATGATGAAATTTATGAAATAGAACTATATTATATAGACGATGAAAATAATGAAGTCATTATTGATACTGTAAAAATTTCAGTAAAGGATTTAGAATCTACAGATTTATATAAAGATCCATCAAAGCCATATGTATAGTTCTTCTATTATGCAAATGATGGAGCTGCTTATGTCCAGGGTTCAGCACCGAATGTCTCTTCATTACAGTAGTATCATGGTATAATACCTCCATCTGGGGGAACTAATATAAAAGAAGTTTCTACAGATGTTCCTTGGGAAGAATTTAGTGATACTGGCGCTGCTACAATGCATTTCTTAATAAGACCTTTTGGTATTAAAAACAGACTTACTGAAAGGCCAAGTAATGGTTATACAATTCAAGGTAACTAGATTATTTATTGTCCTGGAACTATGAATGAAGTTATAGTTACTTTAGATATGGAGGCTAATAATAATTGGTTAACAATAACTAATTTAGAAGAGAACTTAAATGGTACTTAGGATGAGGCAAAAGAATGTATTCAATACACTTTAAGTGCTGATGCTAATACTACAAACATAGTAAGATATGCTGTATTAACTGCTACAATTAGTGGTAATAAACTCGGAGGTAAAACTTTCTCCTCACATGTTCAATTTAAACAAGAACCTATATCATGAACACATGTAAACCACAAAAAATTAGCTAGTTAGACAATACTAACTGCCTCCTTCCGAACGACATAATTCCTGTCGTTCAGAAGGGGGCAAATAGAACTATCTCAGCTAAGAATTTAATCGATTAGATTATAAATAGAATTAAAGATATACTTCCTGGAAGTAGTGAGGCTATGTGTATAGCTGTTGAAGCAAAGAAGTTAGCAGAATAGGCAAGTGCAGATGCTACTTAGGCTTTAAAAAATCTTGCTAATGCTCTAGCTTATGCAACTAAAGCGTATCAACTAGCTTGTTAGATGGATGCTCGAATTTAGGCATTAGAAGGAGATCATGCTCTTATTATTGAATTGCAGGATGCATTAGCATTATTAACTAGACAAGTTAATATTAATACTCAGAGAATTAATGATATTATCAATAGTAATATCTTAAAAATTACTACTGATGCAGACAATAATTATACTATTTATACTTTTTATGTAGATAATAGAAAGATTGGGGAAATAAAAGTACCTAAGTCTAAAGAGTATACTGGAAGTCAATATATTGATATTAATGAAGAAAGAGTTATAAGTCTCACAGGATTAGCTAATGTGGCTTTTACAGGAGATTATACTGATTTAAGTAATCGTCCAACTAAGTTAACTGATTTTTATATAGATATTGACTTTTTAAAAGATAGTGACTTGGAAGATATAGAAGATAGAATCACTGACTTGGAAGAATGCTGTGAAGAATTACACACTAAGTATTTTAAGTTAATAAATTAGTTAGAGGAAAATACTTAGAATATTGTCTATACCATAAAAGTAGATAATACTAGGTATATTGTTCCGTATGACAGTACTTGGGATGATATAAAAATTCCTTCAGGTTCTCATAATATAGAAATTGCAGTTAATGAAGAGTCTTTCATAGAAGATTATCCAACATTAAGTTATAACTATGTAACAGAAACTACTATGATTAAAAAGAATGAAATTGGAACCTTATGGGGAAGTTCTCTTAAGAATATAAACTCTAATGTGATTCTCAAAGGAAAAATTTGGTCTTCTTAGGCCAATGGAACTTTAAAAGTTTATGATATAGATACCAATACATTATTATTTAGTTCTAAAACTGTAAGAGCAGCTAAGTCTTATACTACTAATATAAATGCTCCTTAGGGCTATGTATTTTTGGCTAGCGTGGAGATTAATAATTAGATTCCTAGCTCTTTAAATGCCAAAGTCACTTATAATAGTGATTCTTAGATAGAGTTAAATATAACTAATCCGGTTAAAGATAATATAATTTATATTAAAGGTCTTTAGTTAGAAACTACTCCAGTAACAGATCAACAGTATCCAATTTATTATTCAACAATAGGACGGTGTTAGGGAACTTTAAATGGACCAAGTTATTATAAGGAATCTGATACTAGTTTAAATATATAGGCTATACCAACTGTTGGTGTTTTAGAAACTGTTGACGTACTTATAGAATCTTAGGGAAGTTATACTGAAGTACCACCATAGTGTGTTCAAGTATCACATAATAATATAACTGTTGATGTAGCTTTATTATAGACTCTCCAAAGTTTATCTGCATTAAAAATAGTTGTAAAATTTGATTTTGATGACTTCGATCCTACAATAACAACATATTATTCAATACGTTTATCTGACTATCTCAGTAATTATGCTACTATTACTACTCCTAATCCTAAAAGTAATCCTTCATCCATACGAGAACATACGGATTTTACTTTAACAGTAGTTCCAAATACTGGATATACAATTAATTTAACAGGAGTAACAGAAGAGGAAACATCATCTGACAGTTTATTATAGAGAGAATCTATAGTCATTATAGAAGGAAATGTTGTAACTGTAAAAAATATTAGCAATAATATAATAATAGAAGGAGAAGCTATACCAGAAAGTCTTCCAGATGCACGCAACGCTACTGTTACTAATAAGATCTCAAATAGTAAATGTAATCTTAGTACCACACCTATTGGTTAGGAAGCAGTAATTACTATAACTCCAGACGATGGATATTAGATTAAAGTTAATAGTATTACAATTACAAATAATGGAGTTAAAGAAACTATAACACCTCATGCTAATGATTATGGTGTAGATATTACTATTCCAACGGTAAACGGTGATATAGTAATTAATGGAGAATCTATACAGCTTAAATACACAGCTAGTTTAGGTACAAATCTTAAAAAGATAACTGGTGCTTCTATTTCTCCTACAGGAGGTATTATAGGTGAAAATAGGGAATTTACTATAACTCTTCCTAATACTCATAAACTTAATGCAATAACTTTAGTTAAAGAAGCTAATAAAAAATTAATTATAAATAATACTACAAAAGTAGTAATAAATGGTAATAAAGTTACAGTAAAAAATATTGCAGGAGATATAGTTATTGATGGTACTGCTGAGAAATTATCTCAACCTAAATTATATTTGTAGGTTCAAGATAATCAAAATGTTTATGGAGAACCTTTAGATAAAAATGCTGATGCAAATATAAGAAGAGGGCGCTCCGTAAGTGCTGGAGGTTCTGGAAGTATAGTTACTAAATTTGTACATAGATCTACTAGTAATACTGTTGGAGACTGGCAATTAGTAGATATAGTTAGTTTAGCATATGACTTTGATAATGATACTATACAGATAGGAAATGATGGTAGACCAGTTGGAGGACGAACCGATATAATTGCTCCTACTATTTAGGGTATTAGTACACCTCTTAATGGTAATGGAGTATAGACTATAAATTTCCAAGTACCAAAGAATGACACAGAGGCGTGGTTATAGCACTGGTTTATATTTACTCAAGGAACCGCTACTAAATATGTAGTAATTGTATAGTATATTTCTTCTGAAAAAGGAGTGTAGTTATCTCGTAGATTCCATGCAAGTCCTTATTCTAAGGATAAAACAGTTAAACTGAAGTTTAATGATAATTGGAGAATTGTAATGCCAGAAGATGGTGTATATAAAGAATCCAGTGCTTTAACATATAACGATTATTATAATGATGGATCTAGAATAATAACGTATAGTGTAAATCGTACTAGTGGTTCTGCTAATGATTTGTTAATAATCAACAGTGACGTAGACTTTGACAAAAATTGGACCCCGCTTAGTTCTACTACTTATACTCAACCAATTTTCTATGTTAATACTGGAGAATCTGCTCAAAGCTATGATGAAGCCGAAGAAATTTATATTAAACACGACTCTATTGCTGCTTAGATTTATGTAGTTACACCACCAGAAGGATCTAACAAGACTCCTACTCCTCCTTGTTGGATAAAGAAAGTTGAGGTGGGAGGTAATGTAGTATTTGAAGGAAACACCACTACTACCTATAGTGTTCCTATAGGAGTCTATAATAAGTCTGATGATATTGTAGTAACTTTAGAAGGACATGATGGAAGTTATGGTACTGTTGATATTGGAGATATTTCTTTTGCAGTATATTATGGAGCACATAAACATAGTGATGACACTGTTCCAGAATCCATGGATGAATATGGAAATGGAGTAACTTGGACGAGTGAACCCATTCCTTATACAATTAGCAATTATACAAGTAAATTGGGATATGCTTCAGAGAAAATTACTTTTAATGCAAATGCAGGACTTATAACTCCTGATTAGAGAGTTCTTAATAGCGGAGAATTACCTTGGGCATTTGAAATAATAGCTACAAAATAATATGACAAATATATCTTATGCTGATATTATTAATAGTAAAGATTTAATCCCTCTTTTATAGAATTAGAAGACTAAATATGTTACTATTAATAATTTAATTGAAAAAATCATTAACTCGGTTCCTAGGGAAAATCCCTAGGATCCCTGTTATGAACAAGATAAAGAAATTCATAGATTATGGGAGTCTCTGAAATGTATTATTAAGAAAGTTAATGATACTATTTTATTAGCTGAAAAAACTTGGAAATTTGCTAATACTTCTGGATATAAAACCAAAGAGTTAGAACTTCAAGTAAAAGAACTAAAAACTTAGTTAGAAGATATTCCTGAAATTAAATCTGATTTAGAGTTAGTTAAAGAGACTTTAGCTAATGTAAAAGAGATTAAGATTACAACAGCAGAAACCAATACTAAGGTAATCTATACTTTTACTAGGGGAACAGCTATTGTTGGAACAATTGAAGTTCCAAAAACTACTTTATATAGAGGCGGAAATAATATAAAGATTCAAGATAATGTAATTTCTGTCACTGGATTATCTAGAGTAGCAACTTCTGGTAACTATAACGATTTATCAAATAAGCCTGTTTATTATACTAAACTTTCGGAATTAGAAAATGATACTAATTTTGTAAAAGAAACTGAAATTAAACAGTATGTAGATAGACAAATACCAAAAGTTCAAGGAAAGACTGGAGATACTCATATACAAGTAACTGAAAGAACTGTTAATAACTAGAAAGTTTATACTGTAGCAGAGAATAATATAGCCTCAGCAAGTACTTTATCCTAGTCGATTCAAGAAAACACTGCTAATGCTAATGCACTAGCTAATTAGATAAGTGCTGAAAGAAATAGAGCATAGGCAGCTGAATAGGCTATATAGACTGTAATAGAGGATAATGAATTAACAACCGCAGCAGCTTTAAATGAATTAAATGCTAGATTAACAGCTTTAGAAACAAAAGTAAATTCTCTTTAATAATTTTTGAATATGAGTAATTGCCTAAATATAATTGAAGAAGAAAATGGGATTACTTTTGAAAATACTATACAGGATGTAATGTTCTATAATAGAATAATCAAAATTACTACTGATGGAGAAAAGGAAGTTTCTGTAACTAGTGGGGATGATATAACAGTTCCTTCTGATGGATGGTTTAAAATTATAAGAATAGGAATTCCTACTACTTATAAAAATGAGTACGCCCTTAATATTTATGTTTGGAAAGATTCAAATATATATAAAAGAGTGTAGGATAATGTATTTCAAAAAGTTACTTTATAGGAAATTTTAGAAATAAATCCTAGAACTACTAATTTATATTATTCAGAAGTAGAAGTTTTTAATACTGGGAATTTAAAACAGTGTTTATTAAAAAAGAATTAGAACTCAGAAGTTTCTTGTGGTAGTAATTCAGACCCATGTAATTCTAATAATTGTATAAGAAATCATATCTGGCATATATTAAATATAATAGATTATTATGTAAATTGTGGTTGCACTATAAAAGCTCAGCAATTATTAGAAAAATTTAATAAGTGCTTTAATTTTTGTTCAACCAATTAGAGTTGTCACTGTTTAAAAAAGTGTAAGTGTAATGGATAACATAATAAAACAATATCTATATATGATATATAGGCTATAGAGAGGGTATCAAGAAGATATTAATCCATTACTAGATAAAATATTTGAACAAACATTTTTAATGGATAATGAAAGTAGATTTTAGTGTGGATTAGAATTGTAATGGCCTTTTAACCATTACTGGGGAATCTACTTACGATGAAACTGAGGACTATTAGAGCTTTAAATATGAAGATTCTGTTACTATAAACATTGTTACATATGAAGGCTCGAAAACTATGGAATTTGTTGCTACAAGTCATAATTTACATACTACTTATCTAGATGAAACTCATTTGTAGACCACAAAAGATGGATTATACAATATTACATAGTTAATAGTTCCTTCAGTTCATTGGTATGAGAGAGAATCCCATCATAAAATAAATAATTTCCACAGATATGATAAAATTTTCGTTTCCGATGGTAAAAATCTATATTTAGCAAAAGATTCTACTTTTGAAATTGTAGATGAACTTAACTTTATTACTAATATAGATTTAAACAGAACTACCATAAGCAAACACCAAAAAATAGCGTTTCTTACTTGTTTTCTTTGGAAATGTTATATAAGTTTGGCTAACGAAGTTTTGACTGACCTATTGAAGAATAATTAGGGAAAAGGCAAAATTTCTAAATGTGGAAATGAAAATGAAGATACTAAAGATAAAATTTATAGAAGAGACTTTGTCTGGGCAACTATAAATGTATTAAAATACTTAACAGATTAGTGCAAATTTGAAGAAGCACAAAAGATATTAGAACAAATTCAAGGCTGCAATGGTTTTTGTACAAATTTTGGTGACGAAGATTTCTCGTCTTTTATAGGAGAAGGTCTTAACCTAAATTTCAAAAAGAGTTGCGGATGTAATAGTTAAGATATATAATAAAACTAATATTAAAAAATTACTTAATATGATAAAAAAAGGATGTGGTTGCAATAAAAAACAACCTGAAACAGTAATTATTGACCCTGTTCCAGAATGGGAACCAGTCAACCCTTGTCCAGAAAATACTTAGGTAAGAATAGAGAACCACCCAGACGAAGAAGATTTAACTGAAGTACTGCGCGGAGAAGAACTTGTCTTAAAGTTTAAAGACAAAGTTTATAATCCAATGACATATAGCGGATATGGTAGAGTATTCTTAAGAAAGAATATGCAACCTTCCCAAGAAGAATGTCCAGGTGAAATGAATGTTCTCACTTAGAGTATGTTTATGGATGCTACAGGACAATTAGCTGAACATACTATATTTATAGTACAATATGATTATGATTTAAATGGTAAGTTTATAACTATGCCTTAGGATAGTATATTATTATTCTTAGGTGGTTCTTTTAAGAATGGTACTTTAGTATTAAATCGCACCTTAATTCTTCCTTAGGCACTTCCATATAATACTTACATTAAGTGTACAGTTACAGGACCTTATATGAATGGATAGATGTTCTATAATGAAGATGGCCTTCGTATATGGAATGGAACTGAATGGGTAGTATTAGACGGAACTGGAACTATTGATTTACAATCAGTTGTAAGAGAACTTCAAACTAAAGTATAGAATTTAATATCTAATATTACTAATGTACAAGAAGCTTTAGATACTAAATCAAATGTTGGTCATACTCATGCTATAGCTAATATTACTGGATTACAGACTACTTTAGATAGCCTTCAAGATAGCAAACTTACTGCTGGAACAATAAAAATAAATGGTAATGTTCTTAGAGATAATGTTGATATAAACATTGAAGCAGGTAGTGGTGGAGGTAGTGGAAGCAGTACTTATACTCTACCAGTTGCTACTAGAAACGTTCTTGGAGGAATTAAAGTAGGGTATAAAAAATATCAAAATAATGTTCCCGTAGTATTAGACTCTTATAACAGAGCCTACGTTACTTTGGAAAAATATGATGATACTGGTATTAATAATAGATTGAGATTAGTAGAGGGAGAAGTTACTAGAATTAGTACTATTGAACAAAGTGTTGAGACTGTTAGAATAGCTGTAGAAGCTATATCTAAATTAGAAGACGGTTCGTCTATTGTAGATGCTCTAGCAGAAATGAGAGCATACGTAACTGAACAATTAGAACCAGTTGTGGAACTATCTACTACAGTGTCAAATCTTAATACTGAAGTTGATACACTTCGAGCTAATTAGGCAAAATGTTTATTAACATCTTCATTAGAAGGAGCTGTTGCTGAATTATTAGCTTCTTCTTCTGGACCAGACAATTCTGTAGTTGCAAGTATTAAAGCAATTGTAGAGGGAGATAGTCAAATAATCTTATCCGCTAATAGAATTAATTTCAGTTCTTCTTATTTAAATATTGAAAAAAGAGAAGCTGATAGTGATGAGCCGGTTCTTAAAGTTAAAACCACAATTGACCAAAATACTTCAAACTATACCTATATAAAACCTTCTGAAATTCATTTGTAGAGTAGCTTTGATGAACGTAACTAGAGGGTAAACTCTAATCAACGTGATGCTATACTCACTCCAACAGAATTAAGTTTTAAGTCTGCAAGTGAAGGTGAATCTAAAGTAACAGCCTCACTTATATCTCTTACAAATGGAGGACTTTATAATTAGACGGATTATCCAGTAACTCTTTCTGGTTTAGGATTAAAAATCTTGTATCAAGGAAATAGTTTTGCTCAAGAAAGTTCGGAAGCCATTTAGCACAATGATAAAGCTGAACTCACTGCTAGTAAGTTATAGTTTAATGATATCCAAAATAATAAAACTTTAACATTAGGTATTAATCAAAACTATACTGGCACATTTACAGTAGATAATTAGACAATAACTGTATAGGATGGTATTATTACAAAAATAACAACTAATTAATATGACAATTGATTTTGAAAATGTAAATGTTTATGCGGATTTGAAACATGAACAATGTGTTACAGTTAATTTAAAAGAACAATTTGCTGAACTTGTATATTAGAAAGGTACTGGTATACAAGCTCATGCATTAGCTTTAAAGATTTTTAATGGGGATAAAGAATTTAATGATAACGAAGTTGCGTTAATTAAAAGTTTTACAGAAAAGTTCTGTACCCCTATGATTATCGATGCAATACATACATTATGCAAACAATAAAAACTTGTGAATTAGATAATAATAAAAAACACGTATGTTTCTAGGATTTATAGGACTATTGGAGAAAAGATGAATACTTAACAGGTCTTTCTGCAGCTGAAACAGCTTAGATTCGTTAGAATTTAGGCCTTCCAACAGAAATGGCTGTTGATTCAACTTTAGATGAACAATCGAAAAATCCTGTTTAGAATCGTGTTGTCACAAAGTAGTTACAAAAGAAGCCCGATATTGACCAGATTTCCAAAGTTGGAATAACTGGTCAATATGGGGATTTAAGAAATAAACCATGTGGATTACCTAATCCCTATAGTTTGGTTATAGTAGGATTAGATGCTAATGGAGAAGCTGCTGAGTGGAGATACGATGGCTCTGAATTAACTTACGTTAATTTAAATACTAAGTTATCTAATTTTGAAAACGATAAATGTTTTGTAGATAAAGACCAACTAAATCAAGCGATTACTGTAAAGGGAATAATCGTAAATGGAGAACTTCTTACAGCAGACTGTGATAAGTTCGTAAAAATAGATGTTCCTACAAGACTATCATAGTTGATTTAGGATATGTCTTATATGACATCCTTAGATGCAGCTAATAGATTTGCAGATAAATCTGATGTAGAAAATTTACTTTCAAAAGAAGAGGCTAATAGAACTTACGTAGCTAAGTCTGCAATAGACTAGGTTGTGAGTAGTACTTCTAGTAACGCAGTTTCTAGTGCTGCAGTGTATAATACTACTTCATAGATAAACAATAGGGTTACTGCTACTAATTCTATAATAGATACTTTAAATTCTACAGTAACTACTTTAGAAAATCAAATAAGAAGCCTTAACACTAGATATGAAGATTTAAAAGCTAGATTAGAAATTGTTGAAAGACGATTATCTGCATAGAATCAATGATTAGTTTAACATTGGTTAGAAGTTATCTTGGCCCGAGTTATACAATAGGACATTTGTACATTGATGATAAGTATTTCTGTGATACTTTAGAGGACGTTGACAGAGGACTTACATCTAAAATGAGTACTTAGGAGATATTAAAAGTAAAAATAAAACATGAAACAGCAATTCCAGTAGGAATATATTATGTTGATATGAATACTATATCTCCTAAGTATTCTAATTTTGCTAAATATCCTTATGCTAAACCTTATAACGGTAAAATGCCTAGAATATTAAATATTCCTGGATATGATGGAGTGTTAATTCACCCTGGAAATAATAAAAATCATACTTCTGGATGTATTTTAGTAGGAGAAAATAAGGTAAAAGGTTAGGTTATAAATTCCTAGGCAACTTGGAAAAAGTTAATGGAAATTCTTACAAAGAAGAAAGATGTAATAGTTCTTACTATTAAATATAAAGATAAATAATAATTTTAATTAAAAATTAAAAGGAAATGGAAATAGGAAGTAATACGTTAAGAGAAAATGGAGAACTCATGAATCTTGATTATGAGGATGAAGATTTTTTAGAAGAATAGACTGGATATGAAGAACCTGAAGAGGATCATAATGGAGAAGATATAACTCCAGAACCTACTTTAGTAGAGAGACTTCTCTAGGATAAAGGAATTACTGATACTTCTAAAATAAAGTTTGCTAATGAAGACAATTCAATTGAAGAAAGAGATTGGAATAGTCTATCAGCAGAAGAACAATATAATATTTTAAGTGAACAGCCCAGTATTCCTCAACAAAACATTTCAGACCAACTATCTGATGAAGAATTATCTCTTCTTAATTATATGAGATAGAATAATCTAACCCCATCTGAATATATAAATCTAAGTATTCAACAAGGAGTTTAGAATTATATAAATAATCAACCTGGACCATCATATTAGGTTGATGATATGACAGATGAAGATTTATATATGGCAGATTTAAAGCTTAGAACTCCAGATATTACTGATGAAGAGTTGTTGAGTGCTTTAGATACTGCAAAATCTAATGAACAACTATTTGCGAAACAGGTAGCTGGACTTAGACAGGAATATAAAGAATTAGAAGAATCAAATAGAGAAGAAGAATATGCAATTTCTCAAGAATAGGCACAAGAACAATATAATCAATTTGCAGAAACTATCTATGATAGTATAGATTCTCTGAACACTCTTGGGGATATTGATATTGAACTAGACGATAATGATAAGGCCGACCTTGCTGAGTATATTTTAGGATATGATTAGGCTGGAGTAAATCACTTACAAAAAGCACTTTCTGATCCTAGAAATTTAACTGCTGCAGCATGGTTTTTACTTAAAGGTCAAGAGACCATAGATGGTCTGATATAGTATTTTACTCGAGAGATTTCATAGGTCAGAAGAAATAGTTATATGAAGGGATAGGAAAGTCGAGAAGATTCTCCTACTGTTGTCGTAAAACAACAATAGCCTGAACGTAGAAGTTCTTTTACTTAGGGCCCCATTAACTCAATTGATGACCTCGATTAACGCTTAAATGAATTAATATAATTTTATGACTATTGCAAAATTTACAACCGTACGTCCAACAATGAGTGATACACGTACGTACGAAGATTTTTACAAATTCTTAGGCACAAAGCCTTATAAGATGGGTATCGTAAGTCGTTTATACCCAGATTTAACTGCATCGTATTTAACTGAGTCTCTTAGAAATATTTTCTACTAGGGAAGAAAGTCTGGAAATAAGTATCAACCAATTGATTCTCTCTATTTTGAGTGGTCAATCGAAGTTAATGATATTAAGCGCATTGAGTTTGCTGCTATTCCAGAAGGAGATGGTGCAGGTGGTTCAGAAATCACTATGGCTTTCAAGGAAAGATATTATGAGAAGTATGATATTTTCCGTATTGATGGTTCAAATCAATAGTGTATTGTTGTTGCAAGACCTATTAGAAAAGCTGATAATTATTGGGAAGTTCAAGTAAGACTTATCGATAACGACTACAGTTCTGTTCTCGATTTCAGTGCTTGCTAGGTAGGTATGACTACTAGATTCTAGTCAAATGCCATTAACTTAATAGTGGCAATTATAAGTAATTATAATTTAAAAAATACCTTAATTGCTGGAAACTCTTAAAAGATATTTAAGACAATCAGCAGCGAAGATAAATATTTATTTAGAAATAAAAGGAGAAATCCTTAAGATAAAAAATTTTTATAACGTTCAACGACTATCCGAAAGGAGTAAATTATGAAATATATAGTATATAAAACAACAAATTTAGTAAATAATTATATTTATATTGGAGTACATAAAACTGAAAATCCAGATATTTTTGATAATTATATTGGTAACGGAGTATATATAAATAAACCTTATACTTATGAAAAAAGTAAAACTAAATTTCAACAAGCAGTAAATGAATTTGGTACAAAATCTTTTAAAAGGGAAGTTTTAGCAATTTATGATACTCCTGAAGAGGCTTATTCTTTGGAAGAACAATTAGTTAATGAGAATTTTCTTGCAAGAAACGATGTTTATAATATGGTACTTGGAGGAAAAATAAATAATATTGAAGGAATACCAGTTTATATGTACGATGAATCTGGTTTATATATTAAGAATTTCTCTAGTTATGAAGATGCAGGGAAGCATTTAGGTGTACAACCATCTTCTATTAGAAGAGCTGTAGTATATAAATATAGAGTTAAAAATAATTATTTCACTAATATAAAAGTTGATAAAATAGATATAAAAGAATTTAATACTAATAAAAAAATAAAAGTATATCGTTACTTAAAAGATAATAAATATGATTCAGAATTTGAGTCTTATAATGAGGCAGCCAGAAATTCTGATTCTTCTCCATCAAATATTAGGTCTGCTACTTTGACTGGTTATTGTGTAAAAGATTTATACTATTTTTCTTTTATTAAAAAAGATAGTTATGATAAAGCTCGAACAGAACAAATAAAAACCAGAGAAGTTCATAAATATGATTCTGATGGAAATTATCTTTGTAGTTACAATACTCAGCAAGAAGCAGAATTTGATAATCCTTATAGTAATATTACTAAAGCAATTAAACTAAAGAGTTTAGATGAAAATGGATATCTATGGGGATTGGAAAAATTAGAATCCTATAATTCTCCAAAAAGAAAGGGAAAAAGAAAAGTTGGATTGTTTTCTGAAACTGGTGAATTAATTAAAACCTGGGATTCTGCTAGGGCTTGTGCTAGAGAGGTAGGAACTGCTGTTCAAAATGTATTAAATGGAAAATATCTAAAACATAAAGGAAACATATACAAATATATTGATAATTGAAATGGGTATTATCCTATTATATGAATAGGATAGTGATATAGTCTGATCTTTGTAGTAATACAAAGTTAACACAAATGGCCTGAGTTACATGAAGAAGGATACGTTAAGTATTAGAGCAATATAGAGCAACAACGTAACTATATCACCACTCATAGATGCGATGATAGCTATTCTGCACTCTATGCTGCATTTGAGGATAAGTTTATCAGCATTGCCGAAGGTAAGGGTCAAGGTGACTTAACAGAGACTATTTATAAGATGGATAAGAAAGAGAAAGTTCTTCTTGATAACTTCCTCTATGTAAGAAATAATGGTTTACTCTTCAACAAGTGTAATGTTGATGTTAATGGTAAGCCAACTATTGTCGATCCAGATACAAATAGACCTATTTATATTGGCGATGGTATCATTCCATAGGTAGAACGCTTTGCAAGTAAGTATGCTTTCAGCAGATTAACCGTAGAGGTATTCCATACTGTAATTGCTACTCTTTGTGAGAAGGCAGAAAACCCAACAGGTAACAAGTCAAATAAAATACAGGCTTGGGCAGCTTGAAAAAGCTGTAAAAATAAATTATTCAAATTGCTGGAACCCTTTAGAGCTTTTAGAACTACAAAGTAATCTGTAAAGATAAGCTTGAAAGTTTGAAAATCTAAAAGATTAGGGAATCAGCAGCAAAGGCCACCTAAAGGGTGGAATGTTCAACGACTAAATGTTTAATATCTTATGAATTATATAGTTTATAAAACAACTAATTTAATTAATGGAAAAATTTATATTGGAGTCCATAGAACTAATCCTGATATATTTGATGGATATATAGGATGTGGTATAACATAGAAAGATAAAAAAGAAAAAATATTAAAAGGATTTCCAGCAGCTGTAAAAAAATACGGCTATGAAAACTTTAAAAGAGAAACTTTATTTATATATCCAGATACAGAAGAAGGTAAATTACAAGCATATAAAAAAGAGGAAGAATTAGTAAATTTAGATTTTGTTAAGTCTTCTGAAACTTATAATTTAGCTTTAGGTGGAAAAATTTCAATGGGGGAGTGTAATAAAAAAGAGATTGCACAGTACACCATTGATGGAACTTTTATTAGAACCTGGGCATCTATAACTGAAGCCGAAGAAACCCTTGGTATACCTAATATTAGTTAGAATTTAATTGGTAAATCTAAATATAGTGGTAATTTTCAATGGAAATATTACACTGGAGATGAATCTCCTATACCTCCAGTAGAAACTAAAGAAAAAACAGTTTATCAATTTGATTTACAAGGAAATCTTATTAAAGTTTGGAAATCTGCAAGTGAAGCAGCTAAACAATTTACTAATGTAAATTCAGCACGAACCGCTATTAGTAACAATTGTTTAAAAAAAGTTAATAAAGCATACGGTTATTTTTGGTCTTATAAACATATATTTGATTATAAGGAAACTAAAGGAAAATCAGTTGCTAAATACAATGATGAAGGAGAATTATTAGAAATATATGATTCTATTAAAGAAGCTGCTGAATTAAATAATATTAAAACTCCATCTAATATAAGTGCTGCTATAGCAGGTAAACAAAAAAGATGTGGAGGATTTAGATGGAGATATTTCTATGGTAATAAGGATAATATAAAACCCATTTAAGATAAAGATATAGTCTGACCTTATAGGAAACTATAAGATTAACAATGTGTTGTCTTTATCTGCAACGAGCGTATGTGGTTCTTAATTCAAACAGTGCTTGGAGAGTGGTTAAGTAAGTTTAAGGTAGATGCTACTTATCTTTGGTCTAAGTAGGCTAATGATTACATTAAGGTAGGTGCTACATTCCAAACTTATGAATGGGGTGGAAACCAAATCAGCTTCAAGGTTGATAGAACATTCTCTCGTGAGTATGGATTCGAAAAGGGATATGCATTATGCTTAGATTTAACAGCTGATAGTACTGGTAATGAGCCTCCTATCCAAATGTTCACATTAAAGGGTGGTGACTTTATCCAAAATAGATTCCCAGGCGTAGGTGGCTTGGATGGTTTAAGCTCTGGTGTTGTTTCTAGCCCAGTAGCTGGAAGTAAGCTGATAGTGTGGGGATATAGTGGCGTTGCTGTCTTTAATCCCTATAGGTCGTTTATATTAAGAGAGATTTGATCTCTTAAATCAGCTTAAACTAAAAAATTTAAAGATAATAACTTAGTTAAATAGATTAGCGCAGGGGAGCAGCCCTCCCCTGCTTAGTTTAAATATATAAAAGTAAATGAATTAATGAGTACAGTAAATGATAGAGGTGCTTTCACCAAAGAAGTAATTGTTTTAAGAAGTGTGTATAGTAAAACACCAATTAAATACTATATGCAACCTTGTAAAGATAAATATGGACGTTTCCCAAATTGTGTAAAAAGAGTAAACTCTCAAGGTGACATGATAATGACTGACCAAGAGAGGAATAGCGAGGAATCTAATTACTTCATTCCTGAGAATTAGGTTTTTACAATAACTGATGGACAAACTTTTGATTTGACTGACCCATATCAAAAAAATATGTGGGAAGCTATTAAAAATAATCCTATGATTGCTAAAAGTCGTTTTGAGAAAGACGAAAATGGTAATTTCAAAATTGATGGAACTCCAGATAAAAATGCACACGTTCAAAGGTATGGTATTGCAGAATTGTATGTAGATATGCCTGGAGTAGAAACAGCTCAAAAGGTAACTAAGAAAAAGAAGGTACTTAATGCTTGTAATTTCATTATGAATGATCAAAGAGGAGCTGATGGTAGACTGCTTATGGCAAAACTCTTGGGAAAGAATATGCATAATGCACCAGATGCAGATGTAGAAGATTTCCTTTTCCAAATAGCAGAAAAAGATCCAGATAGGATTATTTCTTTGTATACAGGTGATGATTTAAATCTCCGTATTCTTTTTGCTGAAGCTAGAGAACGTAAAGTTATTTTATATAAAAATAAAGTATATACATATGCTCACGGAGATGTAGTCTTGGGAACAACTGATGACCAAGTACTTACTTGGATGAAAGACTCTAAAAATAAGAAAGTATTAGAATTAATTCGTAAAGATACATACCCAGAAATGTATAAAAACGAGGATAAATGACAGCTAGACAATTATTAAACGGTGTAGTAATTGAACTTAATAAACAATAGGCTCCAAGTCCAACACTTGAAGCTTTTAATTACTTTGCCAATAAAGCAATTAACTAGTATATAAACAAACGTTATAGTCAAGGCTATGATGTTAACCAACAATTTACTGATGATGTCCGAGTTTTAAAAGCATCTGCAGTTTTATATGCAAAACCTAATCCTGTTTCCAAAGATGTTACATCTTTGAAATCGTTTCTTACAGATGCTAAATATGATTTTGATTTACCTGCTGACTATTTACATTTATTAAATTGTACTTGCGTGTACAAAGTTAATAAAAGATATAGTTGCTATGATGCAGGGACATATTGGGAAGTAGGAGCAACTAGGCTAACTGCTGATTTAGCTCCTATTATCCTCAATAATTTTTATATGCGACCAAAGTACGATAAACCGTACTATTATATTAATAATAATAATATTGATACAGGAGCATGGGATGCAAAACAATCTTTAACTCCAACTAATCCAGTTGAATTAACTCAAAATAATATTAGTGGAACATTAGATAATAATGGAACTGATAGATAGACTGGAATTAGTGGACCTATGGAACCAGAACTTGATTATGCACCAATTGTTCAATCAATTAAAGGTGCTCCTAACTCTAAAAATATTCCTCAAGAAAACAGAGTATCTAATGATACTAATGACTTTATTGATATTAAAAATCAAATTTTACCAAGATTTCGTGAAGAGCGAGATGGATTACTTGACGATACAGTAGAGCGAACTGCTGGAAATCGTTATGGTAATTCTAGTAAAGTAAGACTTGAAATTAGATATGGTAAAGATAATTCTGTATTCCAATTAGCCGCTATAAAAATCGATTATATTAAAGCTCCACAACATATACGGTTAACTCAAGAACAAATTGATTTAACTGAGGACACATCACAGATATTGGAATTCCCAGATTATGTATGTCAAGAGATTATTAATGAGCTGACCCATATTATTATGGAAAATGGAACCGATCCAAGGCTCCAAACACATCCTGTAGTTTCTTAGTCTATCGCATCTCCAGCTCAGGGATAGACAACAACCAAAAAATAATTATAACGTATGTTTATTTTTTCAACAAACACACTAATTAACGAATACACTGGTTATCCTGGTGGATTCGTAGTAGATGACGCTCTTATTGCTAGAAGTGGTAATGATGCAGATTTAACTGCTGTCAAGGGTCAAAAAGTTCGTTGGTATGTAGATAAGACCAATGCTAATGATCCTATTTTAAGAATTGGTAGAGATTTCAGATTTGCTTCTTCTAACGTAGTAGCAATTTATAAGAGAGAATGCAATGATCCTGAACTTGCTAAGGTTAATATTGATTTAACTGGTATTACTGAAGCTGGTTTCTATAGAATTGCTATTTATGTGAGACTCACTCAAGGTTCTCAGGATTCTTATTATGCTAATGACTTCGTATTCAAAGGAAAGCCTTTCTTTGTAGAATTTAAGGTAACTACTGCTAACTTAAGTAATAAGGCAGCTCTTGCTAAGAAGGTTGTTGGTATAGTTAAGAAGTATATGAATATGCAATACGAGTATCCTCTCTTAACTGTAACTGCTGATGGTACTAAGGTAGTGATTGAAGCTACTGATGAATATTAGAGATTTAAGATGGTAGAGTTACAATAGCTTGGTGAAGGATTTAACCCTGACTGCTGCCATGCCTTAGAAGTTTATGAAGCTATTGATTCTCTTGACCCAGAATCTGATGCTTATCAAGGCAATATTGTTTTCGCACAAGATGCTACTGATAATCATCTGCTTAAGGGTAAGGAAGGTTTCGGAACCTATCGTCAAATTACCAAGGACCTCAGACTTCCTACTGCTGCAAATACTAGATGGAATCGTATTGTTTTAGACGAAGCTCCACAACTTGGAGGTAAGTACGACCAATACATTATCTATATGTGTGTAAATAGAGGTGTTATGGGAAGCGATGCTGTTGGTGACTTAGTTAAGAGTAGAACTCATCACGTTTTCTATGTTCTTCACGACGAATGTGCTGATATCATAGAAACTTGGGAGAAGGCTCTTTTAGCTATTGCCCCAGAGATTGAAGTAGTAAACAAGGATAAGGATGATGCAGAACTCGCAACTCCTTACGATTCAGCTGCTGCTACTACCGCAATAGGTGTGACTGAAAACACTGCAAGAACTGAAGCTAGCGGTGACCATGAAGAGACTGCTAAGGGAGATGCTTCCAATAAGCAAGTTAATTCTTTCCACGGAAAACTTGATGATGCTGAAAGTTCTTCTGAAGAAACAGAACCTTAATGATTAATTTATTGGGCGAAGGCTTAGTAGCCTTTGCCCTTTTTTATTATGGCAATATTTGATAAATTAGCATCAGCTATTCAAAATGATGTAATCTCTGGTTTAAGAGGGTATCATCATAATATGTCTATGGATATAGAATAGCTGAAAGATGAAATAGTAGATACTCGATTGGCAGTATTAAAAGAATACTCATTAAAAGGAATATTGCCACTTCGAGACTTGTTATTGGCAATAAATTGTATACCAGTAGACTGTGAGGATTTAGATAGATGTAAATGTACTAATTCTTATACTGGAAAACCTGTAGCTCATTTTGAAATTCCATAGATTTTAAATGATTTTGGAGGTAAAGCTATTGACTACATAGGCTCTACTGATAGATAGTAGCCTTTTTTATTTACAACTTCTATGTATGTAATGAACTATACTAGAAATTATCGTAAAAGAGGTAGACATAAACCTTTTGTTTATATTGACACTACTCCTAACGAAAATGGAATGTATGATTGTTTTATCTTTAATGCTCCACTTATTTAGGAAGTATCAGTAGTTGCAGTCTTTAAAGATCCAAGATAGCTTGAAAGATACAATTGTTGTAGTGACCTTGGAGATGATAATTTTAATTTCATTAATAATGAAGTACGGAATAGGTTAACTTAGAAAAAGATACAATATTATAGATAGTTAGCTGCTCCAATACTTCCTAATACGCAAGAATACGCTGCTGGATAATGCAAGATATACATTATGCTTAGTTTTTAGCTAACAGTTTATATGGAGTTGAACTACTCCCGGATGATTTTGAAGAAATGGCTTTAATTGCTTTTAGTATGATAGGCAATAAAAGAATGCAACTTTTAAGTACTTGTGCTGACGTTTCTTGTGAGGGATTAGTTCAACTTCCATGTGATTGTTCTTAGTTAGAAGCTGTAACTTACTTTTTTGAAGACTGGAATAGAGTCACTAACAAGTAGTGGTTCGGAGATTTACAGTCTCAATTTACAGAACATTGGATAGAAGGAATGAAAAGAACAAGTGGTCCTTTTTATATTCCTGGTAAATATGCCAATTATGTAGAAGTATCTGAAGATACTATACAAATAAAAGATCCTTTGGATAATAAAGTGCATATCCTTTATAAATCAGAATAGTTAGATGGTAATGGTTTACCTTGGATTACTGATTCTGAAGCTATAGCTATAGCTACTTTTGTGGCATATATGACTAAGTTTAAAGAAGGTATGCTTACTAATAATGGAGATACTATAAAAATATCCCAAATGTTATAGTCTGAATGGAATAGGCGATGTGATGCTGCACGGGTAGCTGATCATATTTCACAAAATGATATGGATAGAGTCTTAGATTCTAAGACTTCTTGGGATAGAAAACAACATGGAAAATCATATAAACCTATAAGATAATGAGCTTTATAAATGATTTTAAGGAAAGCAATCGTTGGAAACATTTTTTATATGGTATTCCAACAGCATTATTCTGCACTATCTTATGTACTTTAGGAGTAGCTGCAGGAATGGAATTGAAAGATAAATTATATGGAAACCAGTGGGACTGGAAAGATTTTGGATTTACAATGTTAGGTGGATCTATTGGTTAGATTTTATAGGCAATTATATTATGGCTTTTACTATAAGCAAATGCAAATAAAAAGAATTTAGGACTACTATGACTAGATTTAGGAGATGTATCCTGATGTTCCTATGTCAGATATAAAGAAAATTCTTTAGTTTGGATGGAAGTCTTTATATCTACATAGTAGTTATGGTGGTGATGTAATAGTAAAAGATGATAGTTTCTTTTGCTATTTTGGGTGGCTTATGAAAGATTCGCTAAAATGGTTTACTTATTATAAGAAAAAACTTGGAATTAAGATTTCTGTTTTATTTAAGAGAAGAAATAAGGGTATTCCGTGGGATGGTTATTATTATTTTGCTTTAGATAAATAGGCAGAAGCTCGATACTGGGCTTCTATAAGTAAAAGAGGAAGACCAAAGAAGTGGTTTACTTTCGGTCCTATAATACTATATAAGATAAAAGAAGAATGTATTGTTAGAGAAGCTGAAAAGTGTATTATATTTAGAGTACCCTATCCAGCAGATTTAGGATATCACTTATTTAAAAGAAAACTTAAAACAGATAAAGCAGAAATAGTTCTAAGAAGAGATAATAAATTTAAAGATTTATTGATTACTAACAATGAATATGAATATATATGAGAAAAACAGCTACGAATTAGTTTGGGGATGGGTTAGTAACTGATTTCCATCCCCTAACTGCTAAAAATACTACCTTAGTAGATGCATTAAATGCCACATTGGTAACTGCTAAAGGTAATGAAATGATATTACAAAACGATGCTGGAAATATTTAGATAAAAACTGGAAATGGCTCTTATGTTAAGCTAAAAGATGGATTTATACCTATTGGTATTAAAGAATATAATGGAGTACTTTATATTGTTTCTTATGATTCTGTTAATAAAAATGGTGAGATAGGTTCTTATCCAGGATTTGATGTAGGAAAGGGAGTAAAATATTATCAACATACTGAAGTAATTAACGATCCTCTTTATCCACGACCTATTTATAAGACAGTTTATTATAAACTAGTATCCTAGTAGACACCTAAAAAAGTAAATGATTATAGACCTTTCTATAATTTTATAAGTCCTTCTGAAGACTCCGACGATAATATAGATGATATTAAATATGGAGGAAATGTTGTAAAAATATCTAATGAAGAAGAATTACCAGAAAATTCTCAGTTAGTATATACTACCAAAGAATTTAACACTACTAAGTTTAACTTTGATTTGGGGCATCCAGTAAATATAGAAATTTAGCCGTCCTATGATGGTTCAGTTAATTTAATACTAACTGATGATAAAAATCCACCTCGATTAATAAATAGTGGATTTCGTGTATTAGAAAATGGGGAATTTTCTTAGCCAAATAGAAATGATAATAGAGAAAATATCTATACTGAAAACGATTTTGATCTACAAACTTCTTTAATTAAAAGAACTGATAAATTTCCAGTTGTAGAATATAATGGAGTTATAAATAACGGTAATCTTAAAGTTGGAAACTATACTCTATATTTTAAATATGCTGATGATGATGGAAATGAAACTGATTTTATTGCTTGGTCAAATATGATTTCTATATTTAAAGGTAATGATGGAGATCCATTCTCTATAGATGGTGGGATAGAAGATATGAATGCTAATAAAAGTATTTCTATAACTTTATCTAATCTAGATTCAGCTTACAGATATATTAAAGTATATTATTCTCGTACTTCTTCTGCTATAGACTCTAATAGAATACCTTAGGCATATAGTATTGATAAAAATTTCTAGTATGATAAAAATATTTGTAATATTACTATTACTGGAGATGAAAATATAGAATAGATTCCTTTATCAGAATTAAATACTTAGTATTTTGTAGCAAACACAGCTAAGACAGAAGCCTAGTGTTAGAATATTTTATTTTTAGGGAATTCTACCACTGCTGAAGTGGATTATACTAATTTGACAAACTTAAGTTTGTATATTTATCCAGAAGGAATAAAGAAATTATCGTCCTAGGTTATAGGAACAGTTAATCCTAAGGATTATACTACAACAGATGGAGGAGAATATTATAATACAAAGAATATTTATTACCATGTAGGGTATTGGAATGAAGAATTTTATAGATTAGGAATTGTTTATATCTTAAACGATAATACCAAAACCCCAGTATTTAATATACTAGGAGGAAATCTATAGTTTTCAAATGATACTACAACAGGTTAGTTAGAAGGATTAGATACTATAAAACTGACAGAAGAAGCAGATGTTTCTGGATGTGTTATACCTTAGCCTGATTTAAAAACTGTTGAAAATGCGGATTATTTTAATTATAATACTTTTTTAAATAAACGTGGTGTAATTCATTTTGATGATACTTCAGAAAATTAGTCTTATGTTTATAGTATAAAAATAAATATTCCACCAGAGGTACAAAAGAAATTAATAGCCTTAGGAATTAAAGGTTACTTTATAGTAAGATAGAAAAGAATTCCTACTATAATGTGCTAGGGATATACACTCCCTTGGGATAAAGAGGCTAAAGTCCCTATTGTTACATATCATGGTTATAGGGAATTAAGTAAAAACTTTGAGGTAGACAATATTTATAATGCTAAAGATGCTACAAACCATTATTTTGTAGAATCTTTTATGCGACAGTGTTCTGAAGAAATGAGTACTGATAAAAGTTCTGAAGCAAGAGTGGACGTAACTGGGGCTTTACTGGATAAACAAATTATAAATAGTTATTATCCTAGACTACATTTCATCCCAGAATATGCTATTGATAACCAAATGGTTGCTTCTGAAAAGTAGGATTCAACATCAGATAGCAATAAATCTATATATACTATAGATGGAGATATTATCTATGAAACGGTTTATTTAGAACTGATAAAATCTTATTCTAATATATTAGAATGCATCAAATATTCTTCTGGAATTATAAATATAAGATATAATTATGGTTCATCTACCTGGGAAGTTTTAAGTATTGATGTATCGAGTCTTATTTCTAATATCGACGATGTTGTAATTGAATATAGTATAGACGGACAAAATTATCAATCAGATTCTAGTTTTAAATCCGATACTGAGATTGTTTAGAAACCTCTTTATATACAAGCAAAATTAAACGACACTACTTATCCAATTCTTGGAGGAAAACAAGTATTCTTTAAGAAAGACAATTTATATAATAATACTAAAGTTAAGATTGATAAGGGTTATGTAAAAAAGCATTGGAATGAATAGATAACAACTGAATATGTATTAAAATATGATGGTGTAACTTTATTAACCGAACAAGATAAAGACGTTGATAGAATAGAAAAGTATTATTTAAATAGACTCATTGCAGCAACTAAGAAAAATATAAAAAATGAGTCTATTGATATAAGTCTTTATAAACATTTTTATAATTTATATAAATATTGTGACGGAAAACAATTAACAGCTATTTGTCCAGAGTTTGAAGTTAGATAGGATTATTACAATTCTTTGTTTACTGGTTCTAAATATAATATAAAATATCCAAAACTTCAATATCCATATTTAACTACATCATCAGAGAGGCTTTATAATATTGGGAAAGACCCTACTTCTAATGAAGAAGAAAAAGATATTTTTAAAATTATTTCTGTAACCGACAATGTTCCAATCGTTGCCATTGACCATACTATATTTAAATCAGTAATAGGGTCAGAAGCAGAAGCTTACAGATTCTCATATATAAACGAAGAGCATTGTGCATATAGAAGAAATTTATCATTATCTGGACAAGATAATAATTCAGAAAATAGACATGATTTTAATCTAGTGAGAGGAATATACTCTCCATATTTAGGAATAGTATCTAATAAAGAACACAATAATAATTATTGTAAGTTATTTAATATATATTATCCAGGAACTTTTACTAATGAAGGTAATTTAAATAGTGAATCTTTATTCACTATAAGAATTAACAACAATTCTGCATACTATCCTATTACTAGTATAAATAAATTAGAAAAAGATAGTTCTTCAGAAATTTATAACGGAGACTGTTTCTTATGTACTTTTACACATAGAGTAAATAGAAACTTTAATGACCAAGTCGCTCCTACTAATGACCATATTTTAGATTCAGAAACTTGGCAAAAGAATTATGATCCTGATACTACCGCCAGTAATGAGAAAAGTAAAGGAATAGAAAAACTCAACCAAATAAATAGAGGAGATGTTAATGCAGTTAAATTAGGTAGTTGGATAACTATTAGAGTAAAAGCTTCTTATAATTTATCTATTAGATCTCTTGATGAATCTCATCTTCAAGAAAAAGGAATTATGGGAAGAGCAAGAGGTTTTTATCCTCTACAATAGGCATCAGCTGACGGCGGATTTAAAATTCCTAATTCTTATGTAATTAACGATGCTTTTGGAGCCACCACAGGTGAACAATATTATACTCCAATTATAGATGCTCCTTATATTAACACTGATTATTCTACTCGTATAGCATATTCTGATATAGATGTTACTGGTAATTTCAGAAATGGATATAGAATATTTAGAGGATAGCATTATAGAGATTATACTAAACAATATGGAGCTATAATTAAGTTAATTGAATTATAGAGTAATCTTTTATGTGTTTTTGAACATGGAGTAGCACTTATTCCAGTAAACGAAAGAGCACTCGCAGCCGAAGGAAGTGGCGGAGAAGTTTACATAAACAACTCTAACGTTCTTCCAGAGACACCAAAAATACTTAGTGATATGTATGGCAGTCAGTGGGCAGAAAGTGTCGTCAAAACGCCTTACTATATTTATGGAATAGATGCGGCCAGAAAGAAGATTTGGAAGACTAATGGAGTGCAATTTGAGATAATATCTGATTTTAGAATTGAACAATTCTTAATTAATAATCTTACACTTCCAGAAAATGACATTTTACCTTGTTTAGCTATAAAAAATATTGCTTCTCATTATAATGCAAATAAGTCAGATGTAATATTTACGTTCTATACAAGACCATTTGAATGGAAAGACGTTACAGATAAGTGTGGAAAAATAATAGGACATGAACCAATACTTTCTACAGAAATTCAAGATGAATTGGCTTGGAGTATATGTTATAATGAAATTCTTCAAAAGTTTGAGACTTTCTATTCATGGATTCCTTTGGTATCTGCTAATATAGATAATGAATTCTATTCATTTGATAGAGAATGTAGTAGAGAAATATTGTTAAATTAGGAACAAGCAGATCATAAAGGAACTAATTAGAGAAAAGATGAAACTGGATATCATAAACCAATAACAGATCCTTATTTATGGAAACATGGAAGTATTGGTACAGATAGACCTAAACCAACTCATTGGTATGGAGAACAACATCCATTTGAATTCGAATTTATAGTAAATGCAGAAGCAGGAGTTTAGAAAGTATTTGATAATCTAAGACTTATAGCTAACAGCGCAGAACCAGAATCTTTCCATTTTACTATAGAAGGAGATAATTATGACTTTAGTAACGATAAACTTAATATGTTCTTTAGATAGGAAGCTACTAAAGAATTATTCTAGTCTTTAGGTTCACATATATCTTATAATGAAGAATATGCTAAACTTACTCCTAAACAAAATGTAAAATCTACTATATTCCCTTTATATTATAATAGAGTGAAAGTATTTAATGATATATATGATCATTATACTTAGATGCTAGATAAATCCCAATCACGTAATTATTGTGAATTATCTGGTTCAGAAATTACTTGGGATTAGAGTTTAGGATAGTTCTTTATTACTACACATATGAAGAATAATATCATAGATGACTCAGAAATAGGTTATTTAAGAGGTAACTCTAGATATTTAGAAGGATAGTGGCAAATCTAGGTTCCGACAATTACTTTAATGTAGAAGAATGAATATAATTATTGGGATAAAGATGTAAATTGGAAAAATGGTAAACCACCAATAGTAATAAATCCATATATTATGGTTAATGATTTGTCTAAATTTACTATTGAAAAAACAGGTCTACCAAATACTTATTCTTTGGGAGATATAGATACTACTAAGTGGACATTTAGACAGGAAACTAAAATACGAGATAAATATTGTAAGATAAGAATTAGATATAGTGGAGAAAAATTAGCAGTAATATCTGCTGTAATAACAACATTTACACTAAGTTATGCTTGAATATAATAATTTTAACTCTAGTATCTCTCCATCCATCAGCAACTACGGTTTATAGGAATACTTTTAGTAGCCTGCCGTAGCTGTTGGTGGTGCTATGGAGACTAGTAGTAGTGGAACTGTTAGAGGAATTGGAGCAGGTATTAGAACTATCGGCGCTCCTTTAGCAGAAAATATAGGCAAAGAAATTGCAACTAAAGGACTTACTAAAAATGCATTAAGTACTGGATTTAAAAATACATTTAATTTTAAAGGAGCAGCTGGTGCAGGCTTTGGAATGGGAGCTGCAGGAGAGGTTCTTAATGCTATAGGAGGCCCTAAAAGAGAATACTCTGGATATAAAGGAGATGTTACTAAAGGTTTAGATGCTGCATATGATGGGATTTAGACCGCTGTTAGTTTTATTCCTGGAGTTGGATAGATAGTAGGTGGTGCTATGGGATTAGCTAAAGGAGTCGGTAGTATGTTTAATAAATGGGGTGGAGGAACTGACGCAATGACTGATGTTGATGCCACTTTGGGTTCTAACTTCTTTAGTTGGAATGTTGGAGCAATTAATGGCTTTACAGGTAAAAAATCTCACACTATGGATAATCAAGACTTCATGAATTAGAATAAACTAGATTAGATGTGGTCAGGATATTCTGGTACTCTTGATACTGATTTATATGCTTAGACTAAGGCAGGTAAGAAATATGGAGGATTTAGTTCTGGAGCTAGAAAAAGAGCTAATAGAATTATTGATACTGCAAATATGAATAGAGAACATTTATTAGATATGCAAAATGATACATTTACTGGTGATATTAGAGGAAATCTTATGGCAGGTATAAATAACGCAGCTTACAACCAAGAATTATATGGTGGGATTAAACCTGTATTAGCTGGTAAACAAGGATTAAAATTTAATTAGCTAAAACAAGTAGTAAATTTAGTTCATAATATACCTAGACATTCTAATGTAACTCCTTGGGAACCTCAAGATAATGAAATTGATAAATTTTAGTTAGGTGGAACTTTTAATCTTGGAAATCCTCAAGCTTTTAAACAAGGAGGTTCAATGAACGTAATTCCAGAAGGCTCTTTACATGCTAGATTACATCATATGGAAGATGCCGATGGTTTAACTAAAAAAGGTATTCCTGTAGTTGATAATAATGGTAATCAATAGGCAGAAATTGAACTTAATGAAATTATCTTCAGAAAAGAAGTTACTGATAAGCTTGAAGAGTTAGCTAAAGATGGTTCTGCGGAAGCAGCAATTGAAGCTGGAAAACTCTTAGTAGAAGAAATCTTTGAAAATACTGATGATAGAACTGGATTAATTGAACAAATTACTGGAGAAGCTAATTTACAAGGAGCAGAAGTATTTAAAGAAGGTGGAATAGTTAAAGCAGGTTTAGGGGATGAATTAGTAACTCCGATAACCTACAAAGAACAACAACAAAATCAGCAAAAGGCAACTCAAATTACTACTGCTGATAAAAAGAAATTAAAAACTTCTTTATAGTACGCTAATAGTTTAAATAAACAAGATGCTCTATTAAAGTAGTAGACAGCCTTAGGATTCACTCAAGCTATAGGCAAAGGTGTAGAAGGACTTATGGATGCATTTAATGGTTCATAGTAGGCTAGATAGAAAAGAGAGGAATAGCTTAATGATGCTTTTACTAATCAAATGGAGTATTCTAATGAGTTAGCAGATCTTAGAAACTGGATGTCCACAGTCGTAAAACTTAAAGAAGATGAGTAGAACTAGGATAGAAAAGAATTATATGCACAAACACATGCTGAACCAGTACTATCTGCTTAGGAAGGTGGAGAATTAAATTTAAACTTTAAAACATATTAGGAATTATTGGATTATTTAAAACAAACTGATAGAGATTCAGACGAAGACTATGACTTAGAGGCTGCATTTAATGATCCAGAAGCTTTTGCTATATGGAAGGAGGAGGAGTTTAAAAATCCTGGAAGTGGACATTGGTCTGATAAATATAAAAAACCTTCTCATTTAACATATAGTATAGAATCTGTTTTAGGAGATGATCCTGTTAATAATGGAGGAATTTGGTCTCATGTAGGAGATAATGATTTATTTATAGTTAGTGACTATCTTGCTAATTAGCATTCTTTATAGGACTACTTAAGATATTTTGCTTAGGAAGAACCTTCTGCATATTTTTAGTATAATGGACAAGTTTATGGTTCTGGGAGGAAAAGAAAATGATTAATATAACACTTGGAAATAAATAGTTTAAGGTTCGTGAAGCCAAAACTGATGAAGAAAGAAGAGATGGTCTACAAGGAGTTAAAGAACTTGCACCTAATGAAGGTATGATTTTTTACTTTGATCCTCCTTAGAGAGTAGAATTTTGGATGCATAATACTGAAGTTCCTCTAGATATTATATATATAAATGAAGACCAAGAAGTAGTAGAAGTTTATAAAGGACAACCTAATGATGAAACTTTACATAGCGTAGAAGATATTGCTTATGTAGTTGAAGTTAATTAGAACTCTGGAGTAAAAGAAGGAGATGATTTAGAATTTGAAGATTCTGAAGAAGACTCCAAATATGTAATGAAAGTTCTAGCTCCAGATGGAAGTACTCAAATGTAGTTAGAAGGAGGAGAACGTATAGTTAGTAGAAAACAGACTAAGATTTTAATACGTAAAGCTAAAAAAGCAAGAGATTCTCAAAGTCCAGATGATTTTAGATCTTTAGGACGTTATATCTTTAAAGTCTTTAAATAGTAGGACAACCGAGAACCAGAATATGTAGCTAATCCTGACAAAAACTAAGAAATTACATAAAGTTCTAAAAATCCTTGGTTTATATGAATATTCTATATAGATTTGAACTCAATAATTAACCTTTAAATATTTAAAGTTATGAACATTAACATTAGAAATTATCAAAGCGAAATTCAAAAATTTCAAGAAGGTGGTGCTATGCCTGCTGAGGCTGCACCAGAAGCAGCTCCTATGGAAGCTGCTCCAGCAGAAGAAGCTCCACAAGGTGGTGGAGACCCAGTAATGGAACTTGCTCAAATGGCAATGCAAGCACTCCAAGGTCAAGATTGTGAAGCAGCTATGGCTGTATGTGAAGGATTTGTCCAGTTAGTTCAAGAAATGGCTGGCGGAGGCGCAGCAGGTGCTCCAGGTGCAGCTCCAGAAGGCGAACCAGTCTATAGACGTGGTGGTAAGCTTATCGGATACATGAACTAATTCAGATTATAGGGAGCATAGAAATTCTATGTTCCCTTTTTTATTTTAAATAATATTTAACTATGGCAGAACAAGTTATAACTACAGCGGGATAGCCCGCTACACCGGAACAGCCTGCTGTATTTATAGCAGGTAATAGAAAATTAGATAAAACTCAATTAGAAAATAGTTTAAGTAGATACTTTGATACCTTTGTTAATGCTTATTAGGGCTCTTGGGGAGAAAAAAATACTCAAGAAGTAAGATAGGCATATTCTAATATGATGAATGCGATTCATGATGGAAAAGTATCTATGAATATTGATGGGTCATTACAGATAAGTGATGGCTCAATAGTAAATTCGCCAAATAAAAAAGGATTTGATGCGAATGCAGCAGTTGCCTACTTTGTAAAAAAAGTATCTGATACAATTCCTGATTAGACTGTTCAAAAACCTAAAAGTAAAAAATACACAGGAAACACTTTTAGAGGAAATTTCATTAAAAGTTTAACTCCAGATGATCCAGCTAATTTAACAAATGAATGGTGGAATAATAACTGGATTAATTTAGACTAGGAAGTTACTGATGAATCTGGAAATAGAAGTAGGCCATACACAAATCGATTGAAAGTATTTTAGAATTTCTTAGATAAAGAAATTGCTAATCTAGATAATTATAATGAAGCAGGAGAAGAGTATGGAGATATAGACACTGTTAAACAAAGAATGTTAGACTTAAAAGAACGGTTAGCTGATGGTGATATTTCTGCAGAAGATAATCTTGCTTTAACAAGACTAGGCTTTGAACCTAGTTTTTTCACAACTCTTGGAACCCCCAAAACTGAGGAAGAAGTAGCTGCAGAAAAAGAAGCTGCAGAAAAAGCAAAAGCTGAAGAAGCAGCAGCTGCTGCTAAAGCAGAACAGGAAAGACGTTCTAATACAGGTGTTTTAAACGTTATAAATGGTTTAACTAATAAAGATTCAGCTACTAATCCATAGGAATATGCTAATTACTTAGCAACAACTTATGGTGTAGGAGAAGAAGGTTTTAGCAGAATTAACCAAACTATAGAAGGGCTTTTAAACAAAGCATATTAGGGTTCTTTATAGGGAGTAGTTGGATTAAATTAGTAGGAACGAAGACAATTAGGAAATTTCATTCACTTTATAAGAACTAATAATCCTGCATATCAAAATACATAGTTAACTCAAGAAGAGTTGGCTGAATTACAAACACATAAAAACTTTACTGGAGGAAGTGTATTTAAACTTCCTTGGAAAACTCAGGATGGAAGAAGTATATATGCAGATAACGCTGGAAAAGTATACTTTTTAAAACCATCTAATAATAAAGAATTAACTTCTTAGTTAAAAGGAACAGACGCTCAGTATAAAAAAGGATTTTTATCTGGTACTGAATAGGGCCAAGCAGTTGCTGCTTAGTTAAAACTTGATGCTGAATAGTAGCGACATATATTTGAAGATATGCAGCCAGAAGATTTATTAGAAATAACTGCAGCTGCCGATGATACTATAGCACTTATAGCTTCTTTTGTACCTGTTTATGGTACAGCAATTGCTGCAGCAGCAAGTTTAAAAAGTTTAGGATTAAGTACTTTAGCAGATGTTAGTAAAAGTATCAGAGGAAAACAGAGTTGGGGAGATACTGGTACATAGTTACTTACTAATGCAGGTCTAGCAGCTTTAGGTCTCTTACCAGGAGGAAAAACAGCTAGTGTCGCAGCTAAACTAGGAAAATGGAGTAAGGTATTCTTACGTGCATTACCTTTCTATTAGGCAGCAGGAATCATAACTAATCCAGAACCTTATAAATAGGCTATTTCTAAAATGGTAACTAGTCCTTAGAATTTAAATGTTGAGGATTTAAATAATCTTAAATATCTTTCTAGTACATTAGCAGGTTCTGCAATGTCTGGAAGACAAATTCATTAGTCTGCTAAATATGGTGGAGCAAGAGAAGTTAGTGTTAAAGTTAAAAAAGGAACTGGAGAAGCGGCTCAAGAATCTACCGTAAAAATGACTTCTAAATAGGCTTAGGAAATTCATAAAGCTGGAGTAGAAAGAGGTAAAGCAGCTGCTGATTAGAAATTACAAGAAGTAGTAAAGAAACAATCTGGAGAACAAGCTGCTAAAGACTTAGTTTTAAACGAGGGAAATTATGCTGAAAAACCAGGAGTGCTCTCAAGAAATTGGAATGCTAGTAAAAATAGAATAACCTCTTTTACTGATTTCTTCCTTGGAGCTAAAGAACCCAAATTAGGAACTCTTACAGGAAAATCTACTATAAAAGGAAACGAAACTCCTGGATAGGTTCTAAGAACTGATTATGATGTATATGTTCGTGGAATGTCCCCAATAGGACGTCCATGGGGAACCAGAACCTCTTCTACACAAGAAGGTGCTGTTTAGGAAACTCCTAGAACTGGTGGAGAAGATTCTGAAGCTGTTGCAGAAACCTCTGCAGCTGAAACTCCTAGAATAGGAGCAGAAACTCCTATAGCTACAGAGACTCCTGCAAATCCAGTTAAAAAACCTTATACCTCTCCTTTCACTAAGAATTATCCACTAGAAGCAAGTTGGGAAAATACATTTAAGCCAAGGAACTTTACTATGTCTATGACTAGACATTATAATTTTGCTAAACAAGGACTTACTCCTGAGGAACTAGCTATTGCTGATAATATTAAAGCAAAATGGGCAACTGCTACCAATACGGAGAAATAGAGATTTGCGTCACTTATGATGGCTGGAACCAATAAAGTAAAAGCTTAGTAGTTAGAAGCCTAGAGACAAAAAGCAGAAAGTGGCGGTGTAAAGTCTGATCAATCAAAAAAGATTTTAGCTAAAGCAAAAAAACTAGAAGGAGGAGAACAACTATTCACTGAAGGAAAAGAAATTAGTAAACTGGAAACTCGTCCTTTCTATCCAAATATTGATGAAAATGCTGCAGCTAATCGTAATGGTCACGGAGGTTTATCTAGTTCTGATAGAATATACAGTACAGACTTAGGTTTACATGACAAATCTGTCTATTTAGTTATGCATAATGGCAAATTTATGCTCTGGAGATATGATCGCGGATATATGACTTTAAAATTGGCCGAAGCCGAGGGTATAGAAATGAACATTCCTGAGGCCATTAGAGCGGTATTAGAAAGTGCTCCACAGACAAATAGAAGAGGTGGAAAACTTCAACAACTTCTTGAATTAAAAAGAAGAGGAGGAGTAATCAAAGCTCAACAAGGTATACAAATAAATCCTGGAACTTCTTGGTATGGAGATATATTCTCTACTTATAAACAACATATATTAAATCAATTAAAAACATATGGACAATCATATGCTGCCTGGTTAAATAGTATGTAGGATTCTCATTCAGCTATGTATAAAAAAGCTGGTGATAACTTTTTAAATGTAGCTTATAATGGAGATCCTGATTCAGTAAGGAGTTATTAGTAGGATTATCTAAGAGATACTGTAGATGAAGCAGATGGAAGACATCCTTTAGGCTACAATGTAGGTATCGCAAATGCTGCTAAGAAAGGACGTTATAAAAGACTTGGAACTGCTGGTACTGGTACAGACTGGTCAACTACTAGTTATCAACCTGATGGATTATACAGTGGAGAAACTGATGATAGAAGAATTCTTGGTAGACAAGGAGATTTTAGCGACGAATAGTTAGCAGAACTTCAGACGGAATTAAAACCCCATGGTTTTCATTTATATTTAGATCCTAGTAATAATTATTATAAATTAGGTAGATTTGGAGACAATGGAGAATTAATAAGTCTAGCAGGAGACTCTTTAAACAATTTAGCTGGGCCTTAGAATCCCAGTTCTTAGAATCCCACTGCTCCTACTGAAGGAGGTAATCCTCAACCACCTAGTTTAGCAACTCCTGGAATTAGTGGAAGTTAGGTAACAGGAGATAAATAGGCTTAGGGTGTTGATTTAGACAAGTATAGACTACAAGAAAATCTACCACAATTATTAAATACTAGTATGTCTATTGCTAGTATGTTGGGTAATATAGGTACAACTAATAGTAATTATAAAACAGCTGTACAAGCTCTGCGTCAACTACGTTTGCTTGATCCAGCATAGAAATATCATCAAGTTATGGATGATTACGCTGGAAATTAGTTAGCTGCTAATCAAGCTGCTACAGTAAGGAACAGAGCTAATAAAGCAATCTCTTCTGATAGAGCATTTAATGAAGCTAGAGCATTAGAAGGTGAGAATAAAGCTCTGGATTTAGTGAGACAACAAGCTACTTAGGACTAGAAAATTAGATAGTAGCATGCTTTAACGGCTGAACAGTATGGAAATGAAAATAGAGCAGCACGTATTGATGTTGGTAATAAGAATGGTTAGTTAATGTATGATTTAGCTCAAAAGTTAGGTAATGCTGAATAGTCTAAGCGTTTAGCTAACTGGACTTCTATTGATAACTTTATAAAAGAAAATATTTTCAAAGGTTAGCAAAAGCTCGATAAGAGAGAGGCTATATTAGAAAATTGGAAAGCACAAAGACTTGGTGGAAGAAATGCTTGGATTAATAGAAAACTTCAATCTGATCCAGAATATCTACGAGCACTATCTGAGTATGAAAAAATTAGCAAAAATACCGATGCTACTGAAGAAGAAAAACTTGCAGCAGTTAAAAAAGTTAGACAACGAATAGCTGAAGTATAGTTAGAAGCAGGTAGAGGTTGGGATTAGGAATATGCTAAATTATATGGACTACCTTATTATGAATATGATGACCCATTTGAATAGGCACTATCTATATACTAGAGATATAATAGTCCAGTAGCTAGTGTTACATCTCAACAAACTCCCACAGGAACTCCTGTACTTAGAAAAGGTGGAGTATTAGATGCTTAGGTAGAAGCTTTAAAAAGTATTAATTCTAGAGCTAATTCTTAGGACGTTACTGAACGTGAAAGACTAAGAGCTAGAAAAGCCGATGCAGATAGATTTATGAAATCTATTTGGAAAGCTATGGATATGTATATATAGCAAACTAAAAATCTAAATAAAAAATGAGAATTAAAATACGAAAATACTAGTAGGGTGGAGGTGTTATGGCCTCCATCTACTAGCCAGTCACTACAACTTCTGGAGCTTCTGGAGTTAATACAGCTCAGTACGCTATAAATCTATTAAATTCTGGAACAACAGGAGGAGGAAGCTCCTCATCATCGTCTTCTTCTTCTGATAAGGGGAAAATTACTGAAAAAGATTTATATACTGGGTTATATAAAACTATAGCTGAACAAGGGTTGATTAGTGACTCACAATATATAATTAGTCAATTATAGAATGATTTATTTAATGAAAGTTTAACAAATCCATTTGGAGATACTTCTGATTTAACTGGAAGATATATGAAAGCTTTATCTTATGTAAATATGGCAAAGTCTAATTAGAAGTTATATGACGAAGCATATAAATAGGCGGTGTCTAAGGACAGCCTGCACGAAACTGCCGTTACAACGGACGGTAAAGTTGTAGTAAAAGCTAGAGATGGACAAATTACTATGATTAGTCCAGAATAGTATAGAAAAAATCCAGGTAATTACACCCTAATGACTAATGGAAATCTATTAGCTGAAAGAATGAATAATCCCAAAATGGCTTTCTAGAATGGAGTATTTGGGGTTGTTCAAAATGGTACTTCTATAAAAGAAATTTCTCAAACTATAGATGCCTTTGTTAAAAACTTAGGTGAATAGGAAGGTTCCGATGAAAAATTAACTGATGATATTAGAATACAAGATGGTATTCATACTTTAAAATAGGCAGTAGCAAAACAAGGAGTTGAACCAGTTATATCAGCAATATAGAGTGGAAATTTATATAAAATAGGAATAACTTCAAAAAGCAACGTTGAAAATATACAACTTGCTATTGAATCTATATATAATATTCTTCCAGAAAACCAAAAAACTTTATTAGAATTACGTGGAGGAAAAGCTGCTTTAGCTGGATTAATTTCTATTTAGACTAAAGAATCCTTTAAATTCACTATAGACGAACAATCTAGTTCTGATAAAAAAGATGGAAAATCAGGAAAATCTGGAAGTGGTAAAGGAGAGGCTGAACTAAATTACGCTGAAATTCTTTATCATGGAGCTAATGAACCAGAACTAGTATAGTTTGGAATTAAAAATAGTGTAATTCAAGCCATGGGAAGACGTTCTCGTATTACAAATTATCAAGGAGAGTCTTTAGGTAGTGATTTTTCTTACTCAGAACTATACAAGTCTTAGGTTGGTAGTGTGTTAAAATTTGATTAGGCAAGTTTTGGAGATGTACCAATTAATAAAGCTCTAAAAGACAGAATTATTATTGATAATGATGAAATTGTAGGGGTAGATTTACCTTATAAATAGCTTTAGGATGGACGAATTGTTCCAAACTTTGAACTTCTTACTAAAATAAGGGAACTTGACGATAAAATCCTTTAGCAAGGATTGTCTCCAAGTAATCCTTCAGATATATCCAAGATAAATCAGATGTATAAGGATGCGGGTTTACCCATTAAATATGCTCTTAATGGTAGTGGATAGATTTAGTTAACAAAAAATTACAAAAGATTTGCAGCAGTTTAGGCTACTGCAGATGAAGAAGCTTTAATTGGAGGATACTCTGTATCTAACCCTACTTTAGAAGTAGTAGAGGATGAGAATGAATAGGAAGAATATATAAGGCGAGTACGTGAAATAACTAAAGATAAAGAGTTTAATCTAGATAAACGAGGATTATTTAGTTTTGGAGACAGGCATTTAGTTAGAGGTACTATTTTCATTCCAATAGGAGGTAGTGCTATTGACGCTAGAATGGCTAGTAGTAGTGGTAAAGTCACTGGAGGAACTACTGATTATGATACTATTAGAGGTAGGGACTACGCTAGGCAAAATTATGTTGTACCAGAAGAAACTAATTTGACACCATAATGGAAAAACAAAATGATTACTTTATAAATTAGCTGTATAATCCTACATTTATGGCAGGAGACTTTCAGAATGTAGGATTAAATACAACTAATACCACAATATAGGATAAAGAAGTTTATAAAAAATTAGATGTAGTCTAGAATAATGATATGTTCTAGACTAATGGTAGCTTTGATGAAAATAAATTTAATGCATTTTATGAAAAAGCTTTATTAGGTTATAATGATTTATCTGGAAAAGATCATGCTGAAAGATTAGCTACTACTTATTCAGCATTTAGAACTGATTTATTCGCTACCTCTTCACAGAATAGAAGTACAGGGCCAGAAACTTTAATTACTAAAATAGCAAATCCTGAAGGAAATAGTTTAGGATTCGTAAGTAGAAATATAAAAGGAGTTCAAAGGCTTTCTGTTAGAGAAAATGCAGAAGCTCATTTATTTTATGATGGTGCTACTAATACTTGGAAGGAGTCCCCAAATAACACAAAATTAGACAACTTTATAAATCCAAAAGTATTAGCTTAGTATGATGAAGATGTAGATATAAATGGTAAAGTTAGAGGATAGGCAGGATTTGACCCAAATAATATACAATATCATAAAGGGGATAAAAAAATAAATCCAATTACTGGAGAATACTATTATGAATCTTTAAATGGTCGTTCTATTTATGGAAGAGATGTTTTATCCGGTTGGGACACATTGACTGTGGATGGTTCTACTTTTAACTAGTATGATTTTTTTGATTCAGATGATTTAAATAAAAAAACTAGAGGCTCTTTACTTAAAGCAGCAGTCAAAGTTGCTCCTGCTTTAATTTCAAATATATCTCCTTGGTATATTGGAGCGAGGTTAGCATTATCTTCTGCAGACTTAGTAGCTAAAATAGGAAAAATGCTTCCTGGAGTAAGTAGTGATAATAAAGTATTATCATATTTAGAAGGATTAAATGCAGCTTGGACCACTTCTACCTCAGATGATGCTTAGTAGCACGCTTGGAAATTAGAAAATATATTTAATCTTGGTGCCGATGTGTTTACTTAGCTAGCAGAACAACGTTGGATATTTCAAAGAGCGGGGGCTATTAAAAATGGTAAGTTAGCTTATGATAAAAAAGCCCAAGAAAAATATGTAAAAGAACTTGAAAAGAAATGGTTTGACAATTTCTCTGGAAAAATAGAAAGTAGAGAAGACTTGTTTGATCTTCCGGCAATGGCTAAATTCGAAGCACAAGCAGCTTTAGAAAGAAAACTTAAATCCACTGAAAAACTAAGTGAGCAATTATCTAAATTATATATGACAGGAATAACTGTAGCAGATTCATTTAGTGAGGCTAAAGAGTCTGGATTAAGTGATGCAGAAGCTGCAGTATTTACTTTAGTTTATGGTTTAGGAGAATATGGTATTCTTAGTACTAATTTAGGAGAACATATTCTTCCAGAATTACGTGCTAATAAAATTAGATGGCAAAATATTGCAAAAACATTAGCAGGATTTAAAGAAGAAGCTAAAGGGGATAGTAGAAAGTTTTATCAAAAGATTGTAGATTTTGCTAAATAGACAGTTGTTGGTGATTATAACGATTCTAAAATTGCTAGAGCATTATCTACTGGAGGAACTAAGAAAGCTTTTGCATTTTCTATGGCTTCTAACGCTTTGGGAGAAGGTTTAGAAGAAGTATCAGAAGAAGCTTGGTTAGATTTAGCAAAAGGACTATACAATGCGGCTGCTGATATGCATATGACCTAGACTGGAGCTACCTTCCAAAATAATGGCGGTCTAGAAGAAATGTTGAATAGATATGCCATGAACTTTGTAGGAGGTTTAGTAGGTGGAGGTATAGCAGTTGGACTACCAGGTTTTTAGTAGGGAATTAAAAACATGTTAGGAACCAACATGGATACTAAATAGGCATATCAAGAATTAGTTTCTCTTATAAGAAATGGTGAAATGGAGGATTTCTTAAAGACAATAAAAAAACTAGAATTAAACGACTCTACAAAATCCGCAACATAGTATGAAATATCGGACAATAAGATAATGTATAAGCCAGGAACTGAAACTGATAATCAAAATAAAGCCACTCATGATATCTTAGAACACGCTGTTAGAATGATAAATGATTTACTAACAGTAAATGGGGCAAATATATCTGATGATTCAATATTAAAAAATCTAACCTAGGACGCTCAAAAACTATTATAGTTTCACAGAGTATTAGGAAATGATGCAGTAGGTTCTTCTGTTTTAGCTTCCTATGTATAGGATTATAATACATTAGCCACTTAGATAGCTGATATAGCCCTTAAACTTGATGCATTGGAAAATCCAGCAGTTGACTAGGAAGGTAAAAAATAGGCTATTACTGCACAAAACTAGTAGGAAATTACTACTCTCAAAAATAAATTAAATAAATTATTAGAATAGAGAGACTTATATATTAATGGAGGAATGACCAAATATGCTCTCCCAGCAGCTATATTTGAGATGTCAGACTTCATATCCAGTCCATACTTATCTACTAATTTTAAACAATATATAGAGAAAGTTGAAGGAAAACCTTTGGAAGAGTTATCACCTGAAAGAGTTTTAGAACTTAAAGAACAATGGAAATGGTATAAAGAAACTTAGCTTTCTGATGATATAAGAACAGCTCACGGTTATTTTTAGGAAATTCAAAAAAGATTCTCTAAAAATTTAGAAGAATTTAATCAATTATATTCTAAAACATAGAATGCTTTAGGTAATTTAAGCACAATTTTCTAGAGAACTGAAGAAGGAATACTGAATACTCCTGGATAGTTAGCAGAAGATATCTAGGCTAATGCTTAGAGTTATGAAGTTGATGCTATTAATAGAAGAGTTTAGCCAAACTCTAAAATTAATGGAACTATTAAAACAGTTCGCTCTTTAGTTACAGCTTTACAAGAACTTAATCCTGAAGATGAATCTTTATAGAAGATTTAGGAAAAGTTAAACTTTTTAAATCTTCCTCCAACTGCTAAAGAATTAAATGCTGATTAGCAATTAATAGTATTAAAGTTAGCTAAGATATTGACTCCAGACTTAAATGCTATACAAGATTCAGTATTTAATGCTTTACGAGCTATATAGAATACTGATCCAGCAACTGTTTCTTAGGAAACTATTCTATCTACATTAAAACAAATTAATCCTGAAATTAAAGAGCTTAATCAGGAAAACTTAGATTTATTTAATTAGGTAAAAGCCGCATTAGGAACTACTCCTTTACCTGCTGAACTTAGTAGTTTAGAATTAGAATAGTAGATGCAGTTATTAGAAATAGCTAAACAACTTAATCCTGAATTAACAGCAGTATCTGATGATTAGTTAAATACACTAAAAGATAGATATTTTAAAGAAGCTTTAATTGAAGCATTTGTAAAAAAGGATCCAGAAACTGATGATGTTAGTCTTAGAGAAGAAATTAAATAGATAATTTAGGATATTCCTTATATGAATTAGGACCTAAAAGACTATTTAAAAACTGATTTACTTACTCAGTTGGAAATATATGTAGAACAAGAAAGTGATTTGTTTGATACGGATGCTACAAATGAGGATTTAATTAATTTTATTAGGGTTATTGGTATGGAAATTGATAAACTTCCAACAACTCCTATAGAACAATTAGCTGATTAGTTTATGTTAGCTATTGGAGAAAATAGGTATAAATTATCTTAGTTAATCAAAGCATTATAGACTCAAATGAGAATTTCAGTTGGAAGTGATGCTATTGGAGAGTTTGGATATTCTGATGAAGTAGCAGACCAAATTGATAATGCTCTACAAATTTTATCACTTTTAGAAGCTCATGTACTAGCTTCTAGGTCCGATGGTAAAAATATTGGTAATATATTTGGATATAATGTAGTAGTTAACAAATTAATTCCAGAAATGAATTTAGCTACCATAGACAAAAATACTGCTAATGTAATTATGTAGGATATAGCCAAACTAAAATCTAAATTACTTTATTATTAGGGTATTTTTAAGGTTAATTCTGGATAGAAACTTTCAGAACAATCTAAAATTAATATAAAATTAAAAACAGCATTTGTCAAAAGATTAAAAGCTATAATATCTATTTTGCCGGACGACTGGGAAAAACAAGATGAAAATGGTGTACTTCTTTTAAGTAACCTAAAATCTATTTTAGAAAAATGCTCTACAATTAATGACATATTAAATAGTTCGGAATCAAATAGATTTTAGTTAAATCCAGAAAAAACAAAAACATTCGAAAAAGAATATTTAGAAATAAGTGATGCTATTTATGATTTATTTAATTAGAAGGATAATTTAAAGAGGATACAAGATGGAGAACTAGATTCTTTAATGGATTAGTTGGTATTATTACCTTCTACAACAGGAGATTCAACTACTTTTGATGGTACTAACGTAGATCTAAACTTAGAAACTATTGATGACAGAAGTTTTTTATGGATGTTAATTGCAAATGCTTCTGTTAAAACTTCTGATTTTTATGCGGAATACATAAAGAGTATTAGTGATAAATATGCTCCTATTCCTGGACAAGAATTAGCTATTAAAATGGGTTATTCTTTCCTATTAAATCGTCCGATGTTTTAGGCATTTGGAAAAGCTTACAATAAAAAATTCTTGAAAGAATTAGAAACTATAGATTCCGATTAGTTAACGATTAAATATGGAAAAGGGGCAAATAAAGACGCAAAGCTGGATAGTGATTATGCTCTTTAGATGCTAAACACTTTCTTAGTAGAAGGAATACCAGGAGCAGGTAAGAGTACTGGATATTATTCTATTTTAATAGATATGCTAAAATAGAATCATAAAGAGTTCTTAAGAAATGTGTGGGTAGTTCATACTGATGCTACTAAAGCTGCTAAATTTGCAGAAAATATAGGATTAGAAGCAGCAAATGTTACAGCTCTTGATAAAAATTAGTATTTAAAAAAAATTTGTCCAGACTATTAGTAGCCAACAGTAAAAAATGGAGTAATATCTTTATCTATAAATGAACTGCAAACTGATCCAGAAACCAATTTAAAACATTATAAAAATGAAACTCTTTCATAGGATTCTAATATCCCAACATTAATTATAATGGATGAGTCTACTAGATTCTCTTAGTAGGATTTCTTATTATCTGAAAAATATTAGCAAGAACATGGTGTAGCATCTTTAGCTACTGGTGATTATGATTAGTTAGGAGCATTTGGAAGTACTAAAATTGATGACAAAACTACATTGGTATTTAAAACTGCTTCTGATAATTTTGTCCATAGTCCTAAACTTGGTACATCGATGCGTACAGATAATAAAATAAAGGATACTAATATTCAAATTCTTAGGTCACAAAGGCTTTCTACAGTTAACGCTTTAACTAATAAGGATACTCCTCAACCAGTTTTATTAAATTATTATGAATCAGATGAAGGTTTATGGGGAGAGAAAATAGTCCCAACAGCATCTGAGTAGGATGTAATTAAATTACTCAATACCTTAAAGGATGGTGAACAATTATTATATATATACTTTAATGAGGATTCTGATACATATAAAATAATTGATAAGTTATCTAAAGAAGAAGAATATAAAAATAAAATAGTTAAGAAATCTAGTTCTGATTCTTAGGGAGATGAAGCTAAATATGCTATTATTGAGACTCTACCTATTGAACAAAATAAATAGAGAGACGATTATGAGTTTGTATATAGTTCCTTCTATACGGGTGTTACAAGATCCAGTTAGGGAACTTTAATAGTTAATACTGGTGATACTAGTATATTCTAGACAACTAAAGTAAAACAATTAACTAAAAGCCCATTATCTAAGCAAGCTATTCAATAGTATGCAAATACTAGAAAAGAAATATTATAGAGTTTATTAACTGGAAATGAAAAACCGACTACTATAATTGGAAAAAAACCTGATACACCTAATCCTCCACCAAATCCAGATGTAGATGACTAGGATACTCCTACTACAGATACTGGTTCTAGTACTACTGAAGATGAAGCTGATACCTTAAATAATAACAAGGTTATTACAGTAGAAAATGGTGATGATACTTAGTATAATATGTTACTACATTCTATGCCTATTAGTGAAACAGGATTTGAGTAGGATAGTTCTGGATTAGTAGCATCAGAATCTTCTAAAGATAGGATAGATAGTTTAAATGGTCTTATAAAACTTGGAAAATATAGGGAACCAGGTTTAATTGATTTATCTTTAGCTAGTGATGGAAAGCATCTAAATGATGAACATAATGCTTTGAAAATTTTAACATAGTTGACTCAATTATGTTTATATGAGAAAGATCCAGACAAAATTAAAGCTGGATTTTCCAAAATCTTGAATCTAAGAAGTGATGTAGATTTCGGTATTAATTTTGGATATATGTCTTGGGGAGAACGTTCCGATGATTTAAACTCCAAAGACCCAAAATATAAAAGATTCTTTAGGGGATTAAGAGAAAAGTTATATGGAGTATTTACTGGAACTAAATATAAGGATAAAGATATAGCCGCTCAGAGACATGGAATTGTTGCAAACCTTTATATTAGAGAAAAACTAGCAAATGGAAAAACTAATAGAAGAATTGTAACTACATTGCCTTTATCTATATTTACTTCTCCTCTTACAATGTTAGACACTAAAGGATTTGAGCGTTTTAAACTCTTATTTAACACTATGACCGGAGATTTAGGTCATAGAATGTAGAGTTTTAAAGACTTATTATCTGACGAAACTGAATTTAATAATAGAATATCTAGATAGCCCGGAATTACTTAGGAAGAAATAAAGGTAGCTAAGGCTAATAGAGTAAAATTATTAAAACATTTCATACTTTATACATCTTGGCAAGATTAGATAGCTCTTTTCCCAGATGATTTTGTATTTGCACAATAGTTTTAGCCTTTAGGACCAAATATTACTACTAAAGATAAAGGTAACGAATATGAATAGCCTAGTGAAATGTTTGTTTGGAAAGGTGAATATATGAGTCTTAAAGACGTCGATCAAAGTATTCATCATATTTCTAAACACGTTTATTATACTACTGAGGATGTAGTTATTAATGGTAGAACGATAATTAAAGCAGGTCATGGGTTTGTTCTTTGTTCAGATGTTGAAGAAGCTGGTAATGAACGAGAATTATTAGAAAAATTTGTTGAAGAAGAATTAAAAGATGAGCCTGATGGTAAAATATCTTTACTTTATACTAGTTCTCCAGGAGTAAGTATCGATGAATATTTATATAATTTCGCTTAGAGATATCTAAAAGGACAAGTAAACAAGGATTTTGGTAACTATTTAACTGATATTAAATTAGCTTCTGCTATAACAAAAGATGACTCTGAATTTTCTAAACTTATGGAAACGAGTCTTAAAGTAGACCTTCCAGATGGAAAAACTATTGATGATTTGGATCCAAAAGACGAAGTTCGTTTAAAAATAGAAAGATGGAGTACTTTTAAAGCCGTAATGCGTAAAGTTGAAGCAGACTTAGAAGGTAAACCTTTTGAAGAACAAAAGAAACTTTTAAGTAGTAAAATGTCTGATGAATATTTAAGTATTCTTGACCCAGCTTTGAGAGGAAGATATAAGGATCCTAAACTTACTCTTAAATCCTTCATACAACATCAAATACTTTCTTATGCTTTAAAACCAAGAGTTTTTAGTAAACTACAAGATATAGTTGGTGAAGGACGTTTAATTGTTACTGAGGAGCTAAAGCCTAGATTAGAAGCAATTACAAAAGATACTGCTGATATATTTAAAAATGGCATCTATGTTAATTTAACTGGTTTAGGTAGCGATAATAGTATTAATGTCTCTAAAAATGTAGCTGTTACCTTTGTTCCTGTTAGACATAATGATAAATATGAAATTGAAATAAATAGAGTATGGAAGCCAATTAGAATAAATGGTAAAATAGATACTACAATGCACTATGGAGATGTTTCTAGTTTAATGGATTATATATTAGATGGGATTAATAAATTCGATGGATTAAATAAAAAACGTTATTTCGGTGATTGGGTAGAATCTTCTAAAACAGGAGAAAATGAAAGTACTTAGTTATTTGAAAATTCAAAAAATAAGTTTGATAACAATTCTTAGGATATATTAAGGGATTTATGTAAAAATTATACTAAAGATCTTAAAGACGTTCTAAGCTCTAATGATGTTCAGACTCTGTGTAGTTTCTTAGCTAAACATAACTTTTATGTTAGTATTAATACTGATAAAAAGATACATCTTAGAAAAGAAAATTCTGGAAGTTTTATCTAGGAATTTGTAACTGGTAAAGACAATAAAGGCGGAGTATTAGTATTTAAGAATAATAATGTATATTTGAGTACTCCTTCAGCATTAGTTGAACTATCCAAAGAAGATGCCTAGAATTATATTGATTCTGTAAAAAATTAGCAAATCAAGGATGTTTTATAGGAAATAATTAACGCTAAAGAGCCTGGCAATGAAGGAGGTGGTTCTACTGATGGGACTTTTGATGTTAACTCTAATACATTAGGGGATCAAGAATAGGTAGATGCTTTTATTGCTTATCTTAAAAGTTTAATTTTAAGTAATGGAAAGTCTGTATATTAGACATTAATGGATGATTATAACTGGATTGAAGTAGATTTTACTTTTGAAAATATTAAAAATAACGTAAAAGATGGCCTTAGTATAAACTTGGATGAGATTGCGTCAAAAGATAATTCCCTCAATGAAGAATTTGACGACTTAAAGGACTGGGCACATAATAAATTATGTTAAATATAAAATAATATGCAATATTGTAATATATCTTATAATTTACTTTCAGGGGTTTTTACTTAGTGTAAAACTCCTGAAGGTAATTTTAACTTAGAACAATTTAAAGAGAAGATAAAAGACTTAAATAGTAATATAGATGATACTAACGGAATTTCTGAAGACAAATTTATACAAGTATATAAAGAAGTATTAGCTAGTAGAAATTTTAGGAATTTTATTCTTCCTCTTTTGACTCGAGATTAGAAAGAAACTTTAAACAACTTAGAAAATATTAAAGCTTGGGCACATCCTAAAACTGAAGTAAGTGATCCAGTAAGTAATTTGGAATAGCCATCACTAGCTTCTGAAACTTCTTTAACTAAAGTTTCTACTAAATGGTTAAACGCTGCTTGGGGATATAATACTCAAGCATTGGATGCTTTTTTAAGACAAACAAGGAGTGATTTCAACGACATTATTTCTAAAAAAGGAGTAGATATAACAAATTAGACATCTTTAAATCTAGCTATACAAAACTTTTATAGAGAAAAATTATATTCTATAGCCAATTATTTATCCTGGGCAAGTAAAGATTTAAAAAAACCTGAATTAGAGGAAGATGCAGCTAGACTAAGATAGTTAACAGAAGGTTTATGGGGTTCCACATAGTAGACTAATTGGGTAAAAATAAAGGGAATATTAGATACACATTTTTCTACAATAAATGAAAATTTATTTAGGTATTATACTGGTAAGTATGTATCATCTAGAGAAATTCGATTATAGAAGTAGATGAGGGCCTATGGTGACTATTTAATGATTTAGCCTACTAATTTTGACTCTTTGATTCGTACTTAGTTAAAAGGAATTAGAATAAATCATAGTCCTGGCAAACTTACTTAGTTTGTAAACAAATACATATACGAAAAAACTAGTAGTATAAACACTTGGCAAGAAGAAGATTCTTATTCTATAGCCAGAGGGGTATCAGATTTATGCTAGGTTTCTGTTATGTCCTGGAAAATGTGGAGAAAACAAGGTAATACTTGGGTAGAGTCATCATTTGAGCATCCTGCAAATATTGCATAGGTCTTTACTACTATGAGTAAAATTTATAAATTAGGAAGCTCTCCAAAGGCCAAAAATATTATAATAGACTCTTCATATTTAGGATATTTTAGGGATTGTGGATTTGACTTTGGTGAAAGTCTTGAAACTCAGAAAATAGATGGAACTGAATTTGTTATTCCAAGGTTAACCAATCTATTTAATAAATATTTTCAAGGAAAATCTTTAGCTGAAATTGTTTCTTCTATATAGTAGGATCCACTTAGGTTAACTCCAATGATTATGGCTTTATTAGCTCATCCAAAGTTAGGATTTGAAACAACTTTTAAAAAGGATTATAAGGCCCCAAATGAATATGGATTTGATTCTAATGACCGAGCAATGGTTTATACCATATGGAAAAACATGTTTGATCCTAAAGAAAACTCCGTAAATAATCCTGTATTATACACATTTTTAATGTAGTCATTCCTTACACATGATATGAAATCTATGTATGGAATTAAATTTAAGGATGGAGAACCTAAAAAAGCTTATTATTCTTAGGGAAAAACTGAAAAGAGTCTTAATAATTTATAGTTAAGAATAAACGGATTATATCCTCCAACTTTAGAAAAGAAGTTTAAATATGCCGAAATAACTACAGACTTAGAACATAATTTAGTTACTATTAAAAGTGGGGATTTTTCTATCCAAATTAAAAATGGAAAAGTCTCAGTATTTCATAATCGTCAAGAAATAAAAAATAATGATAATGCTTCTTAGGTAAACTTACAAGAAGCATTAGATACATTAACTCCATTTTTCCAAGAAGCTTTGGCCTTAGACTTTAGTACTAATGTTGAACTTCCATTAATGGAAGCATATCTTGGAATATTAAATGGTTCTAAATATACTGCATTATCAAACTTAGCTAATATTACAGGTCAATTGATATATGCTTATGAGGTATCTAAACAATATATAGATGAAGATAATTCTTCTGATTTCCTGTCTAAAGTAAGAGAACACTATGATAAAAAAGACAAAATAAATCTAGTTAATGGAATAACTGACTACTAGATAGATGTTTTTAAAAATATATTTGCATAGGTATATTTATTATCATTAGCTAATGATGCTCATAATAAAGTAGTAGGAGAAGCTATGGTTAAAGATGGTTTTGGTAATCCAATTAGTTCAGAAGTATTAACATCTTTAACTACTAAATATCCACAATTTGTAGGAGAAAAATGTAGTGGTGATTCTATTATAAAGGATTTTTCTCTTCATAAAATCTTAAAAGAAATTTCTTTCTATAGAGATTATGTAGATGCTTCAGGTAATATAAAAGCTGCAACAGGAATGTCTGTAGAAGAATTGTTTTTATCTAACTTTCTTTATGGATTTTATTCTCCGAGTAATACATAGGAAGTAATGCTTGGAGTATTCTCTGATAAACCTAATTTAGGAAGAATTGAATTATACAAGGATCAAACTGTCGAAGTTAATGGTCAAAGTAAAAACTTAAGTTCCCTTACTATAGCAGAAATAAAAACACTGGCAACTAAAGAACTTGGAGAGTTTTATCTCAAAATGTACAATAATATGTAGAAATAGTTGAACATATTAAATAAATATTTGCCTGCAAATATACAATTTAATATGGATACAGACTATTCTGAAGTTAATGCTGCTGGATATACAAAATCTTAGCTGTTAGACTACATCCATTAGGCTATTGTGGCTGCATAGAATAATGGAGAAGATATTCAAATCAATGATTTACTGTATTTTTATTGGGACAAGGATTAGGTACATGTACGTCCTACTATAATTGCAGAATTATATAGAGCTGGATATATTTAGAACACAGAATTTTGGAATAGTAAATTAATAGGTTTAGAAACTGATTAGGACTTTTGGTTCAGAAAAGAAACAGAATTTGTAACAAGTTTGTTATAGGATTTACCTAGAGGAATTTCTTTAGTAGATTCAAATGGTGAACCTATGAATTCTGAATCTATGAGGTTATTATTAGAGAATAATCCAAGAATTGCATATAAAGATGGTAAACCCGATTTTAAAACTGGTTGGGCAACTAATAGAGCACTTATCTTAGGAAAATTTTTATATGGGGATGAAGTACATATATTAACAACTAAGGAAGATTTAAAATCTTGGCCTGTATATAGAAATACTTTAGAATATATTAGAGATTTAGGATTAGATACTTCTGAATTTGATATTAATGATAGATTTAATTTAAAAAAATTCCTAAGCTTTGTAGCTGCTAATTATTAGTAGGCTGCAGAACATCATAAATATACAAGAGCTAAATCTTTAGCAACGAAGTTTTTAACTGAGTATTATAAAAACCATATTAAAACTTTAACTAAAAATCAAAAACAAGAAGTTGCTGATAATTATAGAAAATTTATCTTAGAAGGAATAGAATTAGGATATTACGATAGATAGTTAGAAGCAGAGGGATATACAAAAGACGATTTTGAGGGATTTGTTTAGGATAAAATAACTAAGAGAATGGAAGCCTATGAAGAAGAGCCTGCTAAGATGATTAGTGCATATGCACATGCTGTTGCAGAGTCAACTCCGATGGAATCTATTCAAGATATTAAAAAAGCTATTCAAAACAAACGTCCTTAGAATAAAAATAGTTTAGAAAATACCCTATTGACGAATCTTAAAGAAGAACTAGACAAAAAGGATAGTATTTTAACAGACTTAAAGTTTGAAGTAAATCCTGAGTTAGCTAAATATAATACTTTAGGTTATATGGCATCTGAAGAAGGATTAAATAGCCTTGTTGGATCTCATGTTAATCATGAAGTTAAAGGTCCTTATAATCCTAATGTTGTAGAACTAAATTCAGCTGAAGTGTCTGCCTAGTCTAAACGTAATGTATCGTTATCTTCTGCAAAAAACTAGTATTTAAGAACCGACCCACGAGGAGTTGGAAAAACCTGTAACTTAGCTATTATAGAAGATACTTATGGACATATATCAACTATTAATGGTATTGAAGATAAAAAAGGTACAAAACCTCAGGATGGTGCAACATATGGAAACTACATATATAGAAAACAAGAATTATTTTCATTAGGCTCGCAAAGAGCTGGAATAGATAACTCAAAGCCTATTGGAAATGATCTTAATCCAGACACAGGAACTGGTACTATAGTAAAAACTGCCGTATTTGTTCTTACTAATCAACGAATCAGAACTTCTAAAAGGAATATAGATTTACATAGAAAAATGAACCATATTCCTTGGAAACATACTAAAGGATTTAACGGAGATTATCTACATGATTATAACGGTAATGAGATTAACTATAATAAAGTCTTTATTTATAAACCTTCTACTGGAAAATACTATCACCGAACTAATTTTAGAATATTGACCGATGGAAAAACTTAGTTTGATGAATATGAAGTACCAAGCAACTTTTCAGAATTAATGAAAGCTGGTGCTAGTATGAATAACATTTTAACTAACAAGATAGAAAGAACTACATCTAGACCTGTAAACACCAATTATGAGTTATGGGATTTATTTGGTGGTGCTTATTCTGCACATATTAATCCAGATACTCTTGAATTGGAATACGCAAATGATAATACTTCATTAGAAAATGTATATATAGCTAGTTATAATGTTGGAACAGTTCTTGGAAGTGGTTAGGTAATTACAGATGAAGATGTATATTTACCAATTAGAGATTCTAAAATAGATTGGGTGGTTACCTAGGGTGCTATTAAACATGGTGCTACTAATGTTAACTATGGTGGTAGTAGAGCTATAGAAGATCCAAATTATAAATTAACTACTCAAAAAATGAGTACCGCTGATGTAGGTATGTAGCTTAATCCAGAACATATTGCAGATAAATCTACTTTAACTTTGATGACTCAGGTTATAAATGCTCTTGGTTTAAGAGGTTATAGTAATATAGAAGCACATAAATGTTATAAAGCTCTGGAATCTTTAACTAATATATGTTTAAAAGAAGTTTTTGAAGGAATTGGTATTGATGTTGAAACTGGAAATTCTTAGGAATTTAAAGATGCTGTAGCTACAATAGTATTAAAATCTTTAGCTAATACTAGTCCAACTGGCGGGGATTTATTATCTGCAATAGTAGCATAGCTGGATATGAGCGGAAATGTGGAGCATGCTTATGATGTTATACGTTCTAAGTTACCAGTTAGTGATCCAGCTATAATGCATAAATTCATAAGCAATATTAATGCTACTATGACTAAAGCTGGAATTAGAATTCCTATGCAAGGTATTATGGATGTACTTGTTCCTTCAGATGGAATTTACAAAATACATGGAGGGAAAATTAGAAATATAGCTAATACTTCTAAATATCCTGGATAGGATTCCTTAATAACTTTAAACAAGGATGAATTATCAGAAAAAGAATTTGAGTTATAGCAATTAAAAGTCCTTCAAGAGGAAGCAGATACACATCCTTTATAGTTACATGAAATAACTATAGGAGCTTCTTATTATATATAGATAACTAGTCCAGATGGAGAAGTGACTAAATCTTCTATATCAACTAAAATAGATGATAAATTTAGTTACTATAGGTTACGCGATAAATTAAAAGACTATGTAGATGCTGGATTTAAATGTAATTTAATAGAAGATGTAATAAAAGGTAGAGAACTTTCGTCTTATGATGCACAATGGCGAGATACTAAAGGGTTTAATTATAAACTTTGGGACTTAGAATCTACTTATTACTTAACTAATTTATTAAATGGTTAGGCATCTCAATATTATAATTAGGTATTACAAAATCCAAATATTTTATCAGAAGTTTTTCATGTAAACCCAACAGCTATAAATTTAGATTCTGAAAAAGAGTTTGTTAACAGTTTACAAAAAGCTTTAAGAGCTAATTTATAGAAGGATTTAAATAGTATAGGTAGTGGTAATAGTACTGGTGTAAGAGTTCTTAGAAATATTAATGACTCTTCTTCTGAAAAAGAATTCATTACTATTTAGGTAGCAAAAAATAGTACAAAGGTAAAACCTTATGAATTAATTGCTTCTAAAACATATGCTACCACTTTTGGTTTACGAGTTGGTGATGACATTTCAGAAATAGTAAATGATTCTAATTTCTTCTTAAAGAGATTACTAGAAAATAAGAAAGAAAATGTAGCTCCTACAGATTATGATTTAGCCTTACGGTCAGTTTCGGGCAAAAACTATTATATTAGATACAAATGTTAGTATTCTAATACTAATGGCTTAAGTAACTCTCCACTTAGACTAGACACAGAATGGGATGGAAATACATTGTATAGATTAGATTCAGATTCTGGAAAACGACTATATAAGATTCCATATCATTATGATGATAATCATAGAGTAGTTATGGATATTTAGGTATATACTGATGTAAATGGTCATGAAATTATATACACTAATAGATTATCTGAGATACTGGATTTATTTTCTTATTCTTATATAGATTTTGGTTCTCCTACTGTAAATGATAAAAATGAATAGAAATTTTTAGAAATTTTAAAAGTTTTAGAAACAGTTGATAAGAATTCTGTTAAAAACTTAGTAGAAGCAATTAAAACTAGTTCTTAGGAATCTAATCTTCCAGCAGTTAATATAATAAAAGAACTTACTACTGCTAAAGAAAATGAATTAGCTAAGTTAAATGCAGCTATTTAGAATAAAGAAAAAATATCGTTCTTAGAATATTCTCCAGTTACTAGACAATTAATAGCTTCGGGAAATGAATTACATACTTCCTTCTTAGAATCTTGTCATTATCTAGTATCCAGAACCCCAGCATAGTCTCACCAATCCTTTATGCCTATGGTATTAATAGGTTTTGATGAATCTGGAGTAAACTCTGCTTATGTAAGTAGATATTAGTTATATTTATAGGGTTCTGACTTTGACGTAGATAAGGCTTCTTTATTAGGATATGTTTTTAATTCTGGTAAATTTGTTACTTGGAGTCCATTTATGAGCCTAGCTTATTAGGAAATATTTGATGCTTCTAAAGATTTACCTTTCCCTACAGGTAATAAAGTATAGGTTGGAGAAATAACTAGTGATATATATGATTCTATAGATAAACCTATTAACATTAATGTATGGGAAGATGATTATGTCGAATTTGAAATCTCTGGACAAATAATTTCTATATAGAATTTGGGTGATAATAAATATTTAATAAATTCGCCTAACTATAATAAGTTGAATAAACTTGATAAATTCTTAATTAAAAAGGCTATATGGGATAAATTACCAGAAGGAGCAAATATTTAGACAACTATATCTGATTTCTAGATAGGATTTACTAAAAATTCTGAAACTGAGTTAGGTTTTACTTATACTAAGTAGGGAACTTATGATAATTTAAGTTCATTTAATGAGTTTATAGATGCATATGCTGACCTATATACTAAAGAAGGCAGATTAAAGAAATCTCCAAATAATATTAGGCGATTAGCTCAACTATTTGACATTCTTAATAATTTTGGAGTTATTCCACCTGCTGAAGATAATTCTTTATTAAGTTTTATTTAGAGAGATTTTGATGCACATAATACTTATTTTGAAAAGCATTCTGATGCAAAAGATGCTGCAATAAACTATGTTAGTTCTGCTGCATTTAAAGTATCAGCTGACCCTGTAAATAATATTTAGGCATCTACTTCTGTGGACTTCTAGACTGGAATAGTTAAAACTCTAGCAAATCAATCTAAGTTAGCAGAATAGTCTAGACATTTTGATACTGGAAATGAAATGTCTAAATTTAGGCTTAATAAATTAACATTATCTGGTAAATCAGATACAGGTATTGAAGCTTCTGCACTTAAAGTATATGAAGCTGAATATTAGTATACTTGTCATGTTTTAAATTTTGGAACAACTTAGGAATAGCATGAGTTACTTTCCGATGCTAGACTGTTAGGAAAGTCTATGCCTTTAGTAGCAAATGCTTTTGCAAAGAATATAACAAATATTAAGGATAAAGATATTTATGATATACTTTAGGAAGTAGATTAGTCAGAAGATGCTGTTATTTGGTTAAGTGCATTTTTAAGTTTATCTACTGATAATGCAAAAGACCCCACTTTAACTAAGATTAATGCTGACCCAGAAATGATTGGCTTATATAATGCTGGATTTATTCTTGGATTACCTATTGAAACTCTAATTCGTACTATTAATTCTGATACTGGGCGTATTTTGGCTGAAGTCTAGAAAGGTAATATCTTAACTAACTTAGATGGCCAAAGTATGGTTACTGGTGCTCTTAATTATCTACGAAGAGGACCTAACCTTTCCTATATATCTAGCATTACGTCTATTACTGATACTATTGATACTGCATTACAAAACGCAGGATTAAAGTCTGATAATGAAAAAATAAATGGGCATAACTTAATATCTTATTTGTTAGGAGGACAACGAGATTTACCTGCTATTTATACAGCCAAAAATGTTATAAGTGCTTTAAGACAAACAATCTACGGAGATTCTGAAGTTGATGTAATTAATATTAATTAGGCAATTAGAAATAGACTAAATAGTTAGAAACGTTCATTAAATAGACTGGACAGATAGATAATAGGATTAGAGAAGGTTATTGAGGAGTTAAAAGCCAATAAGAAATCTACAAAACGTCTTGAAAATAAAATAACTAAGTTATCTGAGGATAAAGCTAAGTTATAGAATAGTATAGATTAGTTAGTAGATATAACTGAAAATTTAAGACTAACAGGTGATGTTGGAACTGGCTCTGGGGATGAATATGAATATGCTAAAAAGTTATAGAAAGATATTGCAAAAGCAGAGCAGGCACATTCTAGAATAACTGGAACTACTGTTAAAGGAATTATTGATAACATGCATTCCTTTAATAGATTATTATCAGATTTAGAAATATATTTAAATTATTTAGAAACTATTGCCAATGAGCCTGGGATTGTTGGAGAAAATGGAAGAGAGTATAACCTTTTGGATGTTATAACATAGTTAAACTATAAAGCTCAAGAAATGTCTCTATTAAGACCTTTACTTGGATTAAACTAGCAACTTCCAAATTCTTAGGAAGACTTCTTAGCTTTTGTTAATAATTTTGGTGAAATCATTAATAGTAGAAAAAAATTACTTGGAGATTTTAGTGCTACTGAATTAGATAATTTTGAGTCTTTAAATGAAAGTTTGGGTATTTCAGGATTAACTGTAGACTTACATTAGTTTATATGGAACCCAGAATATTAGAAAGCAGCAATTGCAGCATATGGAAGTATAAAATATCAAGTAAACGTCTTAGATTGTATTACTAAAGTTCCTCATTATTTTGGATATTTAAGAACAGCTGAAGCTGCTTATAGAATTAATAAAGCTTTAAGTATCCAGTTTAGAGATCAAGATATTATTCTACAAAAAATAATAAGAGGAGATCTTAAGGTTTATAAAAAAGCCGATGTAGCTAAGAGATTAAAATTAGCTTCTGCTTATTTAGCTAGAAGATTAAACAACGGATTTTTACAAAGATAGAATTTAACAATATCTATAGGAGAAAAGAACATAACTTTGGGTACTCCTGAAGGTAATGATGCTTTTATACAATGGATGGAAAATGAAGTAATCCCTTAGTTAAAAGATACTTTTAGAAATAATGAATTCTTAAAAACAATAACTCGGGCTGCTTATCATAAAGCAGATAGTAGAAATACTATATATCCATATACAACTTTAGTAGATAGTATGTCTCAAAGTGAATCCGAAAAGAGTTAGTATTACGCTGTTTAGTAGGGATTAACTGAACTCACTACTTTTAAAAATTCAAAATTTGGAAACATACCATATGTAGATTTATTCTTCTATTATGATTTAATTTGTTATAATAGACAACCTGGAAGGTCCAGTTTAACTCCTCTATTTAATAGTTTAGTTGCATCTAGAAGAAGTTCTACTGTAAACAAATATATAGAATACGTTTCTACTTTAGACTAGAGTAAACTAAGCTTGTTAGGAGAATTAGATGAGTCTTTAATAGATGAAATTGAAAGATACATAGCTCCAAATGTTTCTATATATGAACTTAATAAATCTAAAGAAAAATATTAGTTTGTAAAAGACCCAGCTACTAAAAAGAATTATTTAGTTAGAACATTGGAAAAGTAGAGAAAATCTTCTGGTGTTCCTGATGAAGCATTAGATTCATTGTATGATGATTTAGAAGCTGATTAGTATTTTAGTTTAGATGATTTATCCGAATTTTCAGTAGAATATTCCGAATATACTAGAATGCTTTCTCTTAGGGAAAAAATTAATAATGAATTAAGAGAACAATTTGCTTTAATAGATACTGCCTTAAGTAGATTTAATCCATATTTGATAACTGATAATTCTATCTTAGGATTTGGAGAAATGGGCTTAGATATCTAGGTAAATTCTAATAGTGTTAGTATTCAAGGTACAACTGTTACTTTAGATGAAAATGGAAAATTAACTAATACTTCAGAATTGTTTGAAAAACTCCAAACTTTAGCTAAACTAAACGGTCATCAAATTAATAGTATAAATGATATAATAGTTTCAAAAGTAGATGTAACTAATAAGACCAAAGTTATAGATGTAGAAGAGACAACTAATAATATAAATAATTGTATGCAAAAATGTGAGATATGATAGCTTGTGATATAAATAAACGTTCATTCAAATACCAGACATTGAAAAAAATGTCTGGTATTTCTGAATTTAATCTAGATAATACTATTACTTTATTTTAGAATAAATTTGGAAGAGACCCAGAACTTGATGAATTACCAAGAGTAAATTCCGAACCTTATCTACGTGAAAAGCTTCCTATTAAGAACTATTCTTAGATGGAAGGAGTAAAAAATGATGCTGTATTAGAATATACAAGTAGTGATACTATAGAATAGGCCAATATTACCTTAAATAACCAGTATAAAGATTTAGAAATAGAACTAACTCCATATTAGACTTTTAGTGTAATAAATATTAAACATAGACCAACTACTACTTAGGATATAGTTGATCCAATCGACGTAGAAACTGATTTTTCTATAGAAAAAAGTAAAATAGTTTTAACGAATCAGTTAAATAAATTACAAAAGTTATATGGTATAGATATAGTAGCTACTGATAGTGAAAAATTAAAAGAATTAGGTATACCTAATACTGATTTGGTTAAAGGAGTAATTCATAATGGAACTATTTATATTAATACTGATAATTCTACCATAGACACTCCAATTCATGAGTTAATGCATATATTTTTTGGAAGTATTAGATATACTAATCCTAACTTATTTTTTAGTCTAGTAAATTCCGTAGAACAATTACCAAGATATAATGAATTTGCATTATAGTTTCAGGGAAGAACTAGAGGGGATGTTAATGAAGAAATATTTGTTTAGGAATTTGCTAAATTTTTAACTGGCGCTCCAAGTTTATTTGATAAAGTTTCTGGGATTGACAAAATTCTTTATGAAGTACTAAGAAATATTGATTCTTTAATTTCTGGAAATTATAGTGTTAAATCTATATAGAGTGGAATCTTTGATAAATCTGTACTTGAATTATCTAAAATATTAGAATCACCAATAGTAAATAATTGTCAATATGGGTCTTTAACTCTAGATACTTTACATAGAGTATTAGCTAATTATAAAGAAGATTTAATTTCAAAGGGTAAACTAAAAGAAGAATGTTATGGCTAATTGTAGATATGTATTAGGAAGTAAGGTGTTTAATTCAGAAATAGAATTAGATGATTACTTATCTGCTATAAAAGATATACATAAAAAATACGGGGATGAAGTTTTTAGTCAAAGATGGAAACCTATTCAATTAGGCTATAGAGACAAACTTTATCATCAAAAAGATATATTAGAAGAAGAGGTAAAAGCAGGAAGAATTGTTATTGAAACTTCTAATTTAGAAGATAATGATTTAGATGGTATAGTAGGAAAGTTAGATCGTCGTGGAGTAAGTTAGTTAATGAAAGAACTAGTTTCTACTACTAATGCTTAGTTATTTCCCGAATTTAGAGCAGATGATTATTGGAGTAGAGTTAAACGTAGAATGGCCGCAGGTGATTTTAGTGACTTTAAAAATGACCAGAAAGATGATTTATGGGTTATTTTTGATGAAAAAGATGCTGAAGGCAATTATATAACTCATCCTATAACTTCTGAAGAAGAATTTGAACACGTCAGAGAGAAATTTACTAAAATGTGGGAACAACAAAGTATGATTGGTACTGTGGTTCATGATATTTTTAGTATTTATTATAGTGAATTTTCTTCTGGAGTTCAGAATAAAAGTTTAACAAAAAGTTAGAAACTAGAAAAAATAAAAGAAATTATTTCTAAATCAAATAATTATAAAGATTTAGTATCTAAATATAATAACAATATATTATTAAATGATGCTTTTTTAGAAAATGTTTTAAAGAATTGTGATAAATTTAACGAACATCTTAGAACTTCTAGGGATTTTGGGCCGAACGTAATGTGTATTCCAGAAGCAACTATAAAAGGTATTGCAGTTACGAATAATGATACTAAGACTGTAGTTGGTAGAATGGACTTATTGGTAATTGGAGACAAAGGACAAATTGATATTATTGATTTTAAATGTTCTCCAAGAGATTATTCAAAGTATGATTCAGCAAAAACTCTTACTTTTGAATATTAGTTAGCTATATATAGAAGAATATTACAATAGCTTGGAATTAATTCTGGAGAAGGTATAAGATTATGGGTTTCTCCAATAAAATTCTCTGGCTTTACTCTAGATGACTAGGATAGAGTGCAAGTTACTGGAGTTGAGTTACATGACCCAGTTATAAGGGAACTTCCTAACTCTAGGTCTACTATTGATGATACTAGATACTAGACTGTAGAAAATAATCTTGATAAAGCTTTTAAATCTAACTATGTAGAAGATATATCAGCTGATGAGATATTATCAAAAGTTCAGACTTGGATTAAAAAAGTATTTCCACAATACGGAGAGTTTAAAGAAATTACTGACGAAGGAGTTCAAAAATATGCTAAGGATAAAGTAAAATAGGATAAAACTACAGGAAAATGGGCATTTTACAGATATAAGAATCATTCTCCTGAGTTTGTATCAGATACAGAAGAACAAGTTATTGCACAAATTAAATAGGAATGGATTTCTAATAGAGCCAGAAATATAGAAAAAACTAAGGAAATTAAACGAGATTTAAAAAGAGCTACTGAACAAAACTTAGGAAAGAGTGCAGAATTTAACATAATATATAAGCAAAAAAACTAGAAAACTGCTAAAATACCAGATTGGGCTTAGCAATAGTTACAAAAATATGCCACTAATTTATATTAGATAGTTAATACCCCAGAAGCTTTTGATGCATTAGGAATAATATTAGTTAGAAATACTTTAACTCAACAAATAGATGTAATTAAATTATCTCCAACACATGATTTAGATGCTAAATTTAATTTTGGCAATGGTAGGAATACCTTATTAGGAAAGTGGTTATCTGATTAGGCAGTCAGAAGTAGACCTAATAATAGAATAATGGATGCTACTAGAGGTAATGTGGAGCTTATGGAGACTATGTATGCACTAAATTGTATGCCAAGTCTTTTTGCAAATAATAATGCTCACCTTGGAGAAATTCAAGTATTATCTTCCTATAATGAAGGCGGGGGTGCTTATAATGGCATTTTGGTTAATAACTTCAAAGAATTAATTAAGTTTTCTAATAGTAAAGAATCTCCAGAAGTAGACCATTTTAGTGATGATACTATTAAAGTTGCCAATTTTCTTTAGCTCGCTACAGATAATTTAAAAAATATAATAACTAATTTTTCTACAGAGGGTAGATGGGATTTTGCACAAGAGTCTTATGACAACATAGTTAAAGCGGCTGGAAATAGAACTGAAACTATGGCAGAGTTAATGAAACTTAAGGATAAATTAGAAAAATTTGCTGGAAATATCCTAGCAAATAATGTGCAAACTACTTTATATGATGAATATGCTTCCCCTGAAGTTAAATTATATGCTTAGGTAATGTTAGCTATAGGAGAATGTGGAGGATTAAATTATCAATAGCAATATAAAGACCATGCTAAATATTATGAAGGAAATATTATAAGAGCATTCTTATGGGATGGATTTAATGGAAATTTAGTAGATAATCCAGGAACTTTACGAAGTGAGACTCTAAACCAAGCCTCACACTTGATAGACATAGCTTATTAGAATATTAGAGATTAGTTATCTAATTATAGAGCAGAATTAGAAAAACCCCTTGATAAAGTTAAAAGTCTTCATTCTACTAACAGTCAAGAAGAATTATATAGAATATTTTATGATAAAAATGTAAAGGATGATTTAGTATTTAAAAATCCATTTACAGATACTACTCTAGATGATTCTCAAAGAGAATTGTTAAAAAAGGTTCTTTTAGATATTAATAAACGTAGAGACTCTTCCATAAACACAATGGAAGATTTAGAAGCAAAGATACTTACAGATTCTACCGTTTTATTAGTACCTTTAATTAAAAAGAGTGGTAAATCTGTTAGTAAATCTATTTCTGGATTTTTCTCTAATCTAAGAGAAACTTTAACTAATTTTAATCCAAAAAATTGGAAAGATTCTATTAAGGAATCTGTTGCACAAATGACTGCCGACCCTGAAGAAAAACCAGAAACTATAGATAACATTTGGGAAATGCAAAATAGTATAGATGCTAGTAAAAATCCTAACAATAGAGAAGAAATAATAACTATGGGAGGAGGAATTGAAAACTTTGAAATAAACTTAGAAATGCTAGCATTAAAACATGAATATGCTTACATTTAGAAAAATGAAGTTAATAAAGTTCTCCCTTTTATTAAAGCATTATCTATACATTTAGCTAATTAGGGTATTATATTGAATGATAACTTTGAAAATGATATAACCTATATTTAGAATTTTATAAAAGCCAAAGTCTAGAATAAAAGTCTACAAAATTTAGAATCTTTAGGAAAAGCCCAAGAATTAGCTCAAGACTTAATGAAGACTACCTCTATATTAGCTTTAGCATTTAATCCTAAATAGTTGTATTAGATTATTGACGGCCTGTGGAAAGATATTAGAATAGTATTCTAGAACTCACATATAGATGGAGATAAAGCTTTCTCCTTTAAAAATTTCAAAGATGCTTTCTTTTGGATATTACACGATGTTGCTAATTTTAATGGAGAATTTTCAGTAGGAGAAGGATTAAACTAGCTATACGGAATTAATGACATGGATATTAATTCATTACCATCAAGATATGCTAAAGATACCTATGGTACTGATAGATTACAAAAAGCTATGTTTAGGTTTGCTTCTAGACCAGACTACTATAATCGTCTTACTATATTTGGAGCTCAAATGAGAGGAGATGGATGTTTTGATGCTCACTCTATTAAAGATGGAAAATTAGTATATGATTGGACTAAAGATAAACGATTTGATGTTTTTGCAGCTGCGAAGGGAGATATAAATAAAGCTACTGATAAAGAAAAATTTAATCAGTAGAAAGCATTATATTATGCTATGGCTTAGGATTTTGTAAGAGAAGGTGCAGTTAATCCGGATGGAACTTTATTTGAGCTTGATATTAATCATCCTAACGCTTTACCGAAAGCCTACACAGTTAAATAGTCTGAAGCTATGAAGGCTCTTGGAGATAGAACTTATGGTTACTATGCTTCTGAAAAGAAGTCTCTTATTCAAAGTTTTACTCTTGGAGCAATATTCTTTTAGATGAACACATTCTGGTCTTCTAAGAAAAATCAGTATTTCTCTGGTAGGGGATACTCTCAGGAGGGTGAATATGTTTAGTACGAGGAAACTGACCCTAATGACCCAACTAAGACAATTAAATGGTTCCAAAAATGGAATGAAGAAACTCAAGAAATGGAGTTTACTACTGAAAATACTGGACTCCCATTAATGGTATGGAAAGGACGTCCCTAGGAAGGTATTATAATAACCCTTAACCATTTAATTGCTCATGTACTCCTAGGAACAGAAGGAGATATAGTATCTAGATATACAGAGTTTATGAATGTTGACGATCCTTACTTAAGAAGACTTTATCAAAACAATTTAAGACAACTTCTTGCTGATTTATTTGGTATATTGTTTATTGGATTACTAGTTGCTCCAAGTTTAACAAATGCAGCTAATTCTTATGCTAAAGAACAAGGAGTAAAAACTTTTCCTAATGCTGCAATGGGATGGGCAGCTACTTTAGGAGCTTCAATGTTTGCTTAGTCTGCGGATGATTTTGTTTTCTATAAATCAGTATTTGGTAGAGGTGTTTAGTGGACCCCATTCTCTATTTAGTCTGGATGGAGAGCACTTACTGGAATAGCTAAATGTGCTACAGGAGATACCGATTTGTACGATACTATAGCTAAAAACTTTGCAGCTACCCGTAACTCTAAACCTATATTTAATTACATTAAACTCAATACTCTTGGAAGAGAGATTGGAGATAATGGTAAAGAAGAATGAAAACATTTTTATTAAACTTAATTAAAAATAATACTGGTATAAGTTCTAAAAACTTCTTTTTAGTAGTAGTAACTATTATAGGATGTATTTTATTACTTGTACCAGCTATTATCCTATTAGTAGAGATATTTACAACACATACCATTACTACAGATTTAACAGGTTTGGCTACTTATATCGGTGCAGTAGCTAGCGTTTTAGCTTCAGCAGGAATAACTAAAACCTGGTCAGAAAAATATGAAAAGATAGATTCTTCAGGAGATAATCCTTTGAGTTAATAATTTTAATTTTACGAATCTATGATAGACCATTTATCACCTTAGCCACACGTATCTAATACAAGATTTAGATAGGCTATTAAAAAGTATTTTTATAAAGATATAGAACCTGAGTATACTCAACAAATTAAGGATTTAATTGTTGGAGATGCTTCAGAAACTTTAGATACTTTACAAGAACTTGCAGCAGCTCTTGATGATGATGCTGAATTTTATCAAACGGTAACTACTAAGTTTGATAATTTAACTTAGACAGTTACTGATAATGAATTAGTTACTGCTACTGCTTTAAATGATTTAAATACAAGAACTTCTACTATAGAAGAAAAAATACCTGAAATAGATGAAGATATACAAGATATACAAGATAGTTTAGTAACAATAACCTTTAGACAGTGGTGATATGGGGATATATATAGGTGATAAGAGGTATGGTTTTTGTATTAGCAAAAGCAACCTTATTAAAACAGTTACACTTGACTCATCGCATGAGGAAGATAGTATAGGTAATGCAGTGTACTGGAGTACATTCCTTGAAATTCCTGTTGTTACGGATAAGACAGATAGGAATCTCTATCTTTGCGTTTTTGAGAACAATAATGCGGCCACAGCGAATTATAAGGTCGACTTCCTTCTTTATTACATAAATGGGAATAACGGTGTTAGTTGTGCCTATATTAGAAACAACAGGAAAACTTACGGAAATAACATGGCAGATGCCATATCTCTTCATGCTTCTATAAACACGGTGATAAATGTCTATAAAATTCCATCAATTTAATAAAGAAAGGATATAAGATATGCCTACAGATACTAATGTTAATAGCTTGGTTATCAACAAACTGACAAAAGCTCAGTATGATGCCATACAAAATCCAAGTGAGACTGAACTTTACTTGGTAGAAGAAGATATAGATACTACACCTACAAGTGGTAGTAAGAATCCTGTCACAAGTGGAGGTGTATATAATGTATTGCAAGATAAAGAAAATAAAGTGGAGATTGTGGCAGCATCTGATACTACTCTTTCTGCACAAGTTGGGAAGTATTATAGGTTTGATGCAGAAGTAGGAACTTTAGCTGTTACTTTGCCTACGCCTACAGACACTACTCATCTTTCTAATGTTATTTTGTTTCTAACTACTGGAAGTACTCCTGCAATTACTTTTACATCAGCTAATGTACTTTACCAAGATGGTTATGAGATAGAAGCAGAAACTACTTATGAAATAAACTGTTTATTTAATGGAGCTAATTGGGTGATTGCCGCAATGAAGATAGGAGGTGGAGTATGATTGGAGTTAATAGGAGAAGGATGATGGGAGGTGGTGGTGACTTCGATTGGAGTAAACAATATCTCACCTTTGAGGCTGTTGAAAGCGGAACATTCAAAAACAGCCTTAATGTCGTGTATTATTCTCTCGACGGCGGTTCTACATGGATTTCTCTTGCTGCAAATACAGACACCCCGACTGTATTGGCAGGAGATATGATAATGTGGAAGGCAGAACTTACACCAACGCAAGATGACGGTGTTGGCACTTTTACAGGAAGCGGTGAGTTCAATGCAATGGGCAACCCAATGTCTTTGCATTATGGTGACAATTTCCGCAACTACACATCGTCAAAGACAAACGCTTATAGAAAGTTGTTCTATAATAGTAAGATTGTAAGTGCAGAGAATCTGAAGCTAATAGACATAAGTGTTGGTGCAAGATATTACCATAGTATGTTTTATGGGTGTTCTTCGCTTATTGCTGCTCCAGAAATTCCAGCAACCTCATGTGGTTTAGATGGATGCAATAGTATGTTTTACGGATGCACTTCACTCACAGTTGCTCCAGAGTTACATGTTACTACTACTGCCCGATATTGGGCGATGTATATGTTTTACGGATGTACAAATCTTATACAAGCACCAAGTGTACTTCCTGCTACAGATATAGGTGCTGGTGGCTATTATCATATGTTCCGCAACTGTTCAAGTCTTGAGGTTGCACCTGTAATTATGGCAACAAGCTCATCTGGGATGAGTGAAATGTTCAGAGGTTGCTCCAAGCTAAGATATATTAAAGCAATGTTTACAGAAACACCAAATGCAGATAACTGGGTAAATGGTGTTGCTTCTTCTGGTGTGTTTGCAAAGCGTTCAGACGCAACATGGGAAAATGCCTTTGGGGTAAACGCCATACCTACAGGGTGGACTGTTGAAACGTTTCAAGTATAATTAATATGAAGAAGTATTATAACGCGACCACAAAGGAGTGGTACACGGAAGGTTCTTCCATGACGAGGAAGATAGACAATGGGAACATTCTAAGTGTTGAACAATTAAATAAAATAATTATATGAAATATTTAAAAAAATTTAATACACATGCTGAGTATGAATTAGCAACATTAGATTTACCAAATGTAAGTTATTGTGTAGATAACAATGAAGTGCATTATAATTCTTCGTATATTGGTATGGCTAAAGTATCGGGAACTAATAAATTTATTCCTGTTTATAGAGGGTTACCTATTGGAGAAGGAAATAGTATATGTGTTTTCACACAATCTACGTCATTCGAAGATATAATTACAAATAATATACCATGGCAACCTGCAACATAGATGGCAAACTTAGTTAGTTCATCCTCATTTAAGTATCAAGATGGTACAACTATTACTAATATAATACCAAATAGTTCAGTACCATAGGACGCATTATCTAGATATACTAATGAACCTATATTTATAACAGCTTAATGGAAAAAAATAAGGGCTAGCCAAGGAGATTAACTCCCTGACTAGCCCTTTTATAATTCTTTAAATTGTTGCTTTAGTTCTTCTAACTTATTATTCATAAGTTCTTTTACTTTATCTTCTATTTCTATAGGTAGTGCTTCTACATGATCCCTTATTTCAGGAATACACCCACTTACAGTGGTAATATTACTATTATAATTAACTCGTTGAATACATTCCTTCCAACTTACACAAATTTTGGCATTTTTCCTATTTAAATCTTCAATACAGTTTTCTAGGTACGAAATTTGATTTATCAGATTTTGTGCCTCTCGAAACTTACTCTCATCCATAAAAATTTTAATTTTAAGACCTCTGACGTTCTTCAGAATCAATTTTCTAATAGGTTTCGATAACTCACCTACTTGAGAATTTTTAGTTCAACCTAGAGAAGATTTCACTCTTCCATAAATTTTGAACAAGATTCACACATTCCATCAAAGTTTTCATATTCATATTCTGTGAGTTCTTTACCGCACTCTTCACAGTAGTGTTTCTTCTTTTTCATCACTCTTTACTACGATTTGCTTCCAAAATGGGCAATCCTGCCTCAGTCGGGATATAAATAATACGATTATTAGTACTAGCATTTTGCTGACGCACCCATAGATATTGAATATAAGTGGGAGTCAGACTACCGTTTTCAATTTTAATGGCTTCAGCAGCTCCTTTAGCTCTTTCTACCTCTGCTTGTGCATTAAGTTTTTCACTTTCCAAGTTAGCTTGCGCCTCAGCTATTTTAATTCGTCTGTTTTGCTCAGCTTTAGCTAATTCTGCTTTACCAGACATTTCTTGTTGCCATACCTTATAATAAGGACATCCTACGAACACTCCTAAAAGTATAAGAACTGCACAACAAAAACTTCCAAAATAATATCCAAATTTATTCATTACTCAAAATATTTATTAATTACTTTACCGTCTCTATAAACCTCATAAATATATCCATCTACCCAGTCCGCATACTCATCATCTGTGATGTCATCCCTATCTTCGAATTTGGGATCAAATTCGCCTGTAGTTATATTTTTCCAAGTATAACTAGCTTCCTTTGTCCCTTCCCAATATTTCCAACCAAGATCGTCTGCATCCATAGAACCACATTCAAATGCTCCATCAAATTCTGCATAAACAATTGATAGATGATCATAATATGGATCTTTTTTAAGATAGGTTTTAATTGCTTCTAAACTATCTGCTATTACACATGGAAAAGAAGTGGTGCCATAATCAGTATCAGTACTCACCAAAAGTGCCCAAATTTTAGTCATAATATTTTTTAATTAAATCGATTACTATAGGAGAAACATAGTTACCTATATTCTCTCTACTTTTAACTTTCTCTCTTATAAGTGAAGATGATATAGAATTTTCTGGTCTATCTACTATTAAGAAGTTATAATCTTCTATTATTTTTCCACCATGCATCCAATTTGGAATATCTTTAATAGTATCTTCTCCACATAAAACAAATACTTCATCATTACAATATTTATTCTTTAAAGCGTGGAGAGTAGCATAACTATAATAAGGAGGAATGAGAAATTTTTCTATATTATCAATTCCTATTTTAATCCATTGTTTAGGAAAAAATTCTTCTTGAAGCTGTGCTCTAATTATATAAATTCTTTTATTAAAATCAAGAACTTTCTCCTTTTTCCAAGGATTTTGCATTGTTGGAACAATAATCACTCTATCCATTTTAAAGTCATTTAAAGCAGTTTTCACCACCTCTAAATGGCCCTTATGAAATGGATTAAATGAACCTAAATATAATGCAATTTTCATTTAAAAAAGATTTACTGGAAAACCTATAGAAGCAAGTTTTACCTTTTCTTCTAATTTTTTAATTTTTTCATCTTGTTCTTTTTGATGTTTCTCCAATTCTTCAATCCTTTTAAGAATTAATTGTTCCATAAGTCATCAGGAATTTAAAAAAATTTTATTTTCACAATCTGGACAAATTATACATTGACGAATTTCATCGTCTCCTAATAATGAAGGAACAATTTCTTCTTGAATATCCTCTTGTTCATATTGTAATTTAGCCATACAATTAGGACAAGTAACTTTCTTTACTCCATGTTTTAATACTTTAATCATAATCCTAATTCCTCTCTAGTTGGTTTAATTGGTAACTCTTTTCTTTTATAAACAGTATTCTGGTGAAGTAACATTACTTTATCAACTCCTTGTTCGTTATAAGAATCAATAAGTCGAGTATATGCATCTCTAGCTTCTTTAGAACCAATAGCATAAGAAGTGTAATATACTGTTTTTAACACATCATCAACTTGCTCATAGTTATCTAATCCAAACTGTTCACAATCTGAATTAGAAACACCATTACCATCTGTTGGAATTAACTTTATAGAAGCCAACAATGCTTGATATTTGTCAGATTGATTCTGTTCTTCTAATAAAAATTTAGCCAATTCGTATATTTCAGTCTTCCAAAGATAGTGTAAACCTAAGTTTATATCACAGGGACTATCACCGTGTATAGTATAAAAACCTAAATTCCACTCAGTGAAGTTATCATTATCAAGAACTACTCCTTTATGAAGTGATGCAAGATTATAAAGATACATCATTCTAAGACGAGCTTTAATATTTCCAGCTTGAATGTTATTTATAACACCCTCACACTCTTCAAACTCATCTACAATAGAAAGATAAGTTTCATCTAAATATACAACTTTATAATTAGTACAAAAAGCCTTTCCTACTAAATCCGCAACATCACATTCAGACTGTTTATTAGTTCCTGTCGGTAAACTTCTACCTATTAAAGGAATATTAAGTTCTTTACATACCGGAGAAGCAATAGCACAGCTGACTGTGCTATCAATTCCTCCAGAAATGCCGACACAAATTGACTGTAAATGATTATTTCTTATATATTTGGATAACCATTTACGAGAATTTTCTACAAATATATTATAATTGATCATCGTGAGTTGTAGTACTTGTTACTTTCCAATTATTTGGATTATAAGTAAACTTATCTGAGTAAATAATCTGTGGATAATAAGGATAAATATATGGCTGACATCCTTTAATATCTTTTAATAACTGAAGACTCTCCTCAAGAGTTAAATGTCCAGTTTTATAAGCATTTAAAATAATTTCTTCACTAGTCATAATTTTCTATTCTTCTAAAAATTTCATTTTCCGGGGAGTCGAAGTTTTCTACCCAAGTTCTAAAAAATACTTTACAATCTAAATCGGCATTAGCATAATCAAGAATTTCTAATAAATTATTATCAATGCTATAATTACAATCATCAAATTTATCTATAAAAGCATAGAGTCTATTGCTAGATAAATATTTAATGTCTTCTTGCCAACCTCCCCAGTAAAGTTCTTCTATAGCTTTCCAATCCTTTTTTGATTTCGGACTAAAGGTTATTCCATCAATATTGGGTAATTTTTCAAGTTTTCTAAGATATAATAAACAAGCATATCCAGAAGTAAACACATAAATATTTTTAATATTTTCTCTACTTCTTAGAGCATTTACTATTTTATCAAGTTTTTCTCCAAGTAAAAATGGATCTCCTCCAGTTAAACAAATTGTATTTACAGAAGAAAGCTCCTCCTCCGTAGGAAGAGGAACTTTTTCTATATCATAATTCTTATTACAACAAAGTGGACAGTTATTTGTACACTTATTAGTAACAAATAGATGCATTGTATCTACTTTCATATCCCTAATTGATATTTAGCAATCTCAAATTCTTTATCATCACCTAAATGTTTTCCTAAATCATCAGAAATTTTAATACACTTTCTCCATTCCTGATTTTGGTTTATTTTACATTTAGATAGCTTCATAACAATATTAGAAGGTTTAAACCCACAGTCATTAGTAAGATTTGTACCAATGCCGGCGCTGACCCGAATCCTGCCTTTGAAGTAATTGGCAATATCAAGATACTTATTAAAATCAAGAGCATTGCTAAATACGATAGTTTTTGTCGTTGGGTCAATACCCAACTCTTGATACCGTTTAATAACCTCATTACCAATTTTATATTCATCACCAGAATCCTGTCTTACACCATCAAATAATTTTGCAAATTTTAAAGACATATTCTTAAGACCAACTTTAGAAGTATAAGTATCCATTAAGAATATTCCTAAATTTCCATCATAAGTACGAACCCAATCTCTCATTCCGAGATAATTAGCTTCCTGATAACCCCAAATAGCCCCATGAAACATAATCCATTCATGCGGGAAGGTTCCAATAGGAGTCATATTATAGTGCATAGCAAAATATACATTAGAAGTACCAACACAATTAATTGGGCATCTATTATGTAACCGCTTTATTATACTCTCATGTACTGCTGATGAAAATCTTCTACGGGTTCCAAACTCAGAGAATTTTAATCCATTTTCTATTGCAATATTTATCTTTTTATCTAATTTAGAAAGCATTATTTGTTCACTATAAACATTTCCTTTCCATTTATTAGTAAGTTCAGATACTATTGAAAGAATTGGAACTTCATATAAGGTTACCTTATAAAGAAAGTCAGTAACTTCGATATGTAGATGACCATTATTGTCAATAGTAGCATATATTTTTAATGGCTCATACCTAAAATTTTCCAACCATTCCCAATAAACCTGAGGAATATAAGGAATATGTTCTACACACCAATAAAATTCATCAACTTTTAAATGTAATTGCATAAGTTTGTTTAACTCAAGATTTAAAGCAGTTAAAAACTCTTCGCTATAAACAGTATTATCTCTATCAGTAAAAGTAAAAGTTCCTACTGCTTCTGGATAGAGTTTCATATAAGCATATGATGTACTAAACTTATACAAATCGTTGTCTAAAATTGAAAGTATCATTTTAAATAATTATTAATAAGTTCTTTATGATTAAATGCCCATTCGTAAGAATTTATTTCCTTAGTAGATATCCATTTTATTTTAGAAACTTCATCTAATTCAGAGTTTTCAAATGAAAGTACAATGTCCTCAATCCCTCTAATATAACTACAAAGTCTAAATGTAATATTTTGTCGTTTATCTGAATTAGGATTAGAATTAACTGAAATTAAATCCCAATCATTTGGGTTAATCTCTACTCCAGTTTCTTCATACACCTCCCTAGTGGCTGCTTCTTCAATAGTTTCGTCGAAGTCTACATAACCACAGGGTAAACACCATTTATTAACAAACTCTGGATCTGGAGTTCCTTTACCTCGCTGTTCTACTAAAATGTATTCATTATTATCTTTATCATATCCGAATACAAAAGTTACAACAGCAACAGAACGGGAAATCCAATATTCCCGTCCTGTTCTATTATCAATTATTGAAAAATTTTTCATATTTTGGAATATCGTTATCAATCATATATTTTCTTAAAGTACTTCCGCCATCTATAGATGCTGTTCCATCTACATAAACGGATAAATTATGCAATTTATGCCTTACCTTAACAAGTTGTTTTAAGGTTTCAAGAACACAAATGTCTCCAGCTAATCCACATACAACTACATCTTCTCTATTAGATAGAATATAACCTACATCATCATTAGAGATGTTTAAAGAAACACAATCATAAAATTCTTCTTTTATACCATTAAATACAGCAAATTCTTCAACATAACGCTGAGTTCCTTTAACTATATATTCTGCATATAGATTGTTTTTAGTAATTGCATCGCTAATTGGACTATAAATTCTAGCGCCATTAGTACTTGCAACACAATGTTCAGGAAATTGTCCACCAAAGTCTTTAAAAGAACAATGATTTCCAGGATGCCAGTCTTGTGAAACTAAACAATTACCAACTTCTCCTGAATTAATGAGTTTTGCTATGTTATCAAGAGCTTTTGTACCCCCATTAACTGGAAGTTTACCTCCCTCAATAAAATCATATTGAGGATCTACAATAATTAATGTAATCATACTTCTAAATATAAAGGTTCAAATACTTTATTATATTGCTCATTTAATAATGACACACAAGCAGTCTGTGTCCCTGTATAATCTATCAGATTATGGTCACAAGTGTGAAGATGTCCAAAGAAATGGTATTTAGGATGTTTACTTTTTAATACTTCAGCTAATTCTGGATTACCAATATGAGAACCATCTGCCCACCACACTGATTCATCAAGAACTACATCACTTCTACCATAAGCAGCATCATGAGTAATTAGAAAATCTAAATTATCCGGAATCTTCTCGAATTGTGTAAGTTCATACTCTGGGCTTTCCATAAATGCCCAATTTCCAAATATATGACAAAGTGGAGAGCCCCATATTGTATATATTTTACCAGATTCTTCATCTAAATATTCAGCACCTTCATTATAAAGAATAGTAATTCTAGTTCCAAGTAGAGCTTCTTTGACTTCTTTTTCTAATTTTTCCAAAATAAAATCGTGATTCCCTCCAACCATATATATTTGGTCAGCAGACTGAGACTGACACCAAGGTATAAAGAATTTCTTAAACCAACTAAATGACTGAGGAATATTTCTTTGCATACGAAGTGGAACAATATCTCCACATATAAATAAAATATCCACAGGCTCTATGGATAAATTTTCAAATTGCCCATGGATATCACTCATTGCACAAATTTTAATCATAATCTACAGTATATTTAGGTAAATTTGTAATATAACAACATTTTTTATATTTTTTACCACTACCGCAAGGACAAAGGTCATTCATTCCTATTTTAGGAGATATTCTTCTCCAAGGAGTAGTAGCTGCTTTTATAGCATGCTGTCCTTCTGGACTATCTATATATTTGTGAAGAGCTTCAGCTTGTTCTTGTTGAATTTCTTCTTCACTCTTTAAAGGGATTTTTGATATTTGCATAATCGATTCTCTTTAATATATCATTCCAACTAATTGGAGTGTAATGATTATTATCTACTCCTACATCATATTGATTTAACATTCCATATTGCATAAATCTATCAATATCTGGTCCTGAACTAAAGGGACCAGAATGAATATGTCCAAATAACTGGATAGATTTATCAGTTTTATATGTACCACTAAAACAAAGGAAAGGAAAATGATTTAAAAATACAGTAATATCATCTATATTAAGAGTAAGTTGTTGACAAGTATAGTCGAACAACTTATCACAGATAGATTGTTGAAGTTTTCTATCATGATTTCCTTTTATAAGAATGATATGACCATTTAATTGGGATACATATTTAATTAAATTAGTATTCCCTCCAAAAATTACATCTCCTAAATGAAATACTGTATCATCCTTTCCAACTACTGAGTTCCAGTTATCAATAAGTCCTTGATTCATTTCTTCTACTGAAGAAAATGGTCTTTTACAGTATTTAAGGATGTTTTTATGGTCAAAATGCGAATCAGATGTGAAGAAAAGATGCTCAGCTTCTTCTTTAGTGTACTTTACTTTCATTGTCTCTTTTTAATATCTTTTAATAAATCTATTATAGTATCTAGTCTATTGACTACTTTAATCATAAATTGACGTTCTTCTATTGTTACCATGAATCTACATCGGTTAAGTCAATCCATTCATTAGTTTTCCAAATCTTAACTTTAAATCCAATTCCTAACCCTCCTGAAAAATAAAAACAATAGTCCATACTTCCATATTGTTCATAAAGTTTATCTACTTGTTTTTGTTGCTGTTCAGTGAGAGCAAACATGAGAGTAGGGGGAAATTTCATTATTACATGTTTGGTAGTATCTACCAATTTCCACTTAGTTAGCCACTTCCACATTTTCCGTACATAATTCATTCCAAATTCCATATTTATCAGCTTCTTTTGCCATTAAACCTGTTAATTCTACCATATTAGGATGCGGAGCACCTGTTTTTCCAAAGTATCTCAAATCGAAGAAATGCCTCCAGTCTGACGCATATGCTGTATGAATTATTTCAGTAGCAGTACATAAAGGAAGAACTTCTCTTGCTTGTTGAGGCTGCCATCCCTTACTTATAAGATTCATATAATGATGTTCTGCAACATCTAAGGAATCTAACCATACGTTTAATTCTTCGGCCTGCTCTTTTGTAAAATAATCACCTGGTCTAACAGAAATCATAACTTCAAAATTTGGATCATTTTCTGGTTGTATTCTATAGTTTATTCCATCATACCAATAGGCATCACCTTCAGGTATGTTTAACCAACTAGGAATACAGAAAGTTACTTCTTTACCAAACTTATCCTTACTATAATTACAGTATCTAGTCGATTGCTCTGCGATACTATTTACGCGATGACGATTAAGTTCTCTAGTAACTCCAATAGATGTAACCACTCTAAAAGTATATCTCCTTTTGTGATATTCAGTTGGTTCACAGATATATTTTAAGTCTTTATCCCAATTATGTTCTTTGATAACACGTAAATTTGTAGTAATATATCTAAATCTTCTTATTTTAGAATACGGATTTAATAAATATTTGAAGAATTTAAGTATATGCCACCATTTAATTATTAAATATACAGTACCATGCTCAAGCATAGCAAGATGATTTGACTTAATCATTCTATCAACAAATGGTTTAGCACTATCTTCTGTTATTTTATCCGTAGATTTGTAGCAAGTCCTGCCTGCTAGCTCAATTTGTTTATAAACTCCTTCTAAGCCAGGCTGCTGTAGAAGGAGTTCTGCTTTTGGTTTAATTAGTTTCATCTTCTAACTTTATTTTTAATCCCCCTAATACAAAACTTCCACTGACTGTATATAGTTTATCAGTAGAAGATTTCCAAGTTATCAAAAAATTTAGTTCCCAACCATTGGTCTCCATAAAATCTTCTTCTTCCCAACCTCTTTCTTCTAAAACTTTTCTTAATAAAGAGTAAGGAACAAAATCTCCAAAATTAAATCCAATTAGTTTATTATTTTCCAAATCTGCTATAACGTTCATTACACCACACCAAGTATAATGCTTTCCATTATGCAAATCTGTTTCTATAAATTTATTCATGTATATTTTCTTTAACTGTTTCTGCAATAAGTTTACCGTCTGCTGTTGGATAAATTTCTTTAATAGATTTAATTACTTTACCCATTTCTTTCTGAATAAATCCATTAGGATATAACCCATAAATAGTATTTTGAATATCTTCTTTAGAAATCTCTGGAGGAAGTAACTCTTTAAGATATTTATTTTGTTCTCTATACATATCTGCTAACTCTTTTCTAGAATTAGCGTCATACATAGCTATTGATTCTTCTCTTTGAGAAATTAATTTTCTGATAATTTTTATTTCTGTAGCTTCATCAATAGTAGATGGAGCATTTTTACCTGTAGCAATTAAAAGTAACTCTGATTTGATTGCTCTATAAGCCTCTTTCTTAGCACCATTCTTCTCTAGAATAGCTTCTTTAATCAACTTGTCTATATCCATCTCTAAACAAATTAAATATTTTTAATTTAGATTCATCATCTTCATAAATTACATTATCAGTTTCTGTTATAAGCATTGGTTTAATACCATATGCCATGCCATCATCTTCAAAAGTCATAGGATAAGAATCAAGTAATTCTAAATTTTCTATTATAAATTCTCCAGGAGTATTTTCTATAAACCCTAGTTTATGAAGAATTTCTCGTAAAGTTAGCGCATTAATTGGCCAACCTTGAAAATCAATTCCTATTTGTTTCATTTTTCTATAATTTCAATAGATTCAATATCTACTTGATCGGTAGTATCATAATCACTGTATTCTAAATTACCATAACCTGATTCTACTAATTCCTGTGCTTCTTCTTCAGAATCAGCTTCTACTGTGTAGCAGCAATTATACCAATACAATTCATGTGTTCTTACTCTGTACTTCATAGTTTTCTTTAATATATTTTATAAGAGAGTCTAAATCTTCTTTATTAAACTCTATATAATCAGGATCTTTATCTAAAGCAAGCCAGAGATAATTTAAAATAGCATTTTCAATAGATTCATCTTTTATGTCATTAAGTGATAATTCATCAAGTAAATCATCAACATCTACTTCCCAAGTACCTTCTCCTTTTAAATACCAAATTGAATAAGTACGAAGAAAATATTCCTGATTTTCCTTATATTTAAAATTTAACTCAAATATCATAAACAATATAATAAAGTTGGATTATTTCTATGAACATCTATATCTGGATATTTCTCCTTAAATTGTTGAAGATTAAAAGGAATTGTTATTAAATGATAACCATTTTTAGTTGGTATATCTGCAATTATTTTAGTATCAAAGAATACGTTAATTGGGTCTATTTTAGGATCACATTTAAAGTCAATAAAGTCAGCAATAGCTCCCCAAGCAGGTTCTAAATTAGGATCATCAACATTATGGTCAATATCAACAACCCATCTAGGTTCTTCTCCTTTTATTTCTCCAGCACAAGTATTCCAAGATTTCCAAATTTTCTTAAAATCACCTTCATAAGCTCTTTGTGCAATATACTTAATTTGAAGCATTGTAGTCTTCTTAATAGATTTCGGAGCAAGATTGATATATGCTCTTGCTCCAAATAATTTACACAAGTCTTTTATTTCTTGTTCAACATAATCCAAACTTTCTAAACTACAAATAAAATATGATTTAAATGTTTTATTTGCAGCAGCAAGGTCTGGATGGTCTTTGCCTCTTCTTATGATTTGTAAATGATAATAAATATCATCATTAGGAAATTTAAGAAGAGATTTTATTAGTTCAAAATTGTCAATCATACTAATTTAATAGTTGTTCCGTTCCAATAAAACTCATTTTCATTAACTTTAAAATTATGTAAATGATTTTCTAACATTTCAATAAAATCTTCTTCAAGGTCATTTTTAATTAACATAAGACATCCACCTATAGGTTTCTTTTGAATACATCTCCAGTTAATCATTAATTCTTTTAAATATTGAAGATAAACATTATCATCTATCATAATGTTCTTTTATTTTGCTATGTATAAATTCAAATAACCCTTCACTTATTTGATACTCTACAATACCTTCATCAGTATTTACAAAAGCAAAACAGTCTACATCATCTTCTTCGTATTCATGAAATACATTCTCTCTTATAAACTGGTCTAAGGCATTTTCAAGTTCTTCCTCAGTAGGATTATTTTCTTCTAGATAATCCCATAAATCATCCTCGTAAGTCCAGTCCCAAAGCTTATCATAAAATGCTTGTTCAGTAAGATTTAGAAATGGAATACATTGTTTACCTTCTATTATTACTAAATTATATTTATTCATAACTACATATTCTTATAATACAATTACCCTGTACTTCATTTAATGCTTTATATAAATCATCATATAAATCTGAAAGTAAATCTGGATATTTTTCAATTCTTCTTACTTCTATTAGCATATTACACTATCCATTACTAAAGCAGTTACTACATCAAGATTCATCATTACTTGATAATAAACATCTATTTTTTGACATTCATTTAAATGTTTCTTCCAATGTTCTTTCCAAGCTTCTATGTTATCTTCTTCTTTACCTCTTTCACTAGGAGAAGTAGTATACGGCCAAGGGCCTAAAACAATTTCGTATTCACATCTTGCCCACCATTGATACATTGATTCCTTCTTTACAAATTCTTTAAACTCATCAAATGTTTTTGGCTTATGTGCAGCTTTTTCATATTGAGAAACAAGATATGGAATTATATTGTAAGATTCAAATTTTTTACCATTAAAATCGTAAACAATTACATTAAAAATCTTCATTTTGAGTTTTTACAGTTAATTGTCTAATTCTCTCTTTACAAATATGAATAATCTTTTCATAGTCAGAAACTCTAGAATCAGTTTCTTTTGTTCTAAGTACTCGTTTTACTATATCAGCATCCCAAGCATTTAGATTATACTCTTGCCAAATCATCCAGGGTTGAATGAAATGTTTAGAATAATCAGAAGCTCCAATATTAAAGGAATGCTCTTCTTCTCCGAGCATTCCCAATTCTTTAAGCTTTTGATATATATGCCAAGGAATTTGAACTTGTGGTTCTGGTTCCATTAAAATCCTATTTTCTTAACAGTCTTTTTACTAAAATCATTTTCTTCTTGATTATATATCTCAGCTAATGTTGCTTCCTTATTTATGAGCGGTAGATTTAAACTTTCACAGACCTTATTAGCTTTATCCTTTGGAAGTTTCTTAAATTCATACTTACCTTTTAATCTTCCTTTTCTAAGAAGAGCTGAATCAATTTGATTAATATCAGTATTAAAAGTACAAATAAACTTAAGTTTCAATCCGTCTCCTAATAAGCCATCAGTAAGATTTAAAATAGTACTCATAAAAGGATTAAAAGAACTATCTCTACTCTTTAATAGAGTTTCGCAATCCTCTAAGATAAGCACGCTATTAGCACATTCATCAGTAAGATAATCTACAAAAGCAGCAGAAGTTATATTATTTAGAATACTAGAATCTAATACAAAGAATTCAGTATTACATTCCATAATTAACTTTCTGATTGCCATAGACTTACCACATCCAGGAGTTCCATATAAAAAGAAAGCTCCAGGGGTATCTGACTCGCAAAAATCTTTTAATTCTATCCAAGGGAAATCTTCCATATAATTTAATAAAGGAATCTTTAACTCAGACGGTAGATCAAAAGTAGTATGTCCAAAACCTCCTTGATAAGCGGTAATATAATTAAAACATTTATTTATAGGTTCTTCATATGCTACTAAATATTGACATAATCGTTCTGCAACAGAATCATCTTTACATAATAGATTAATTGCCATATAATTAGTATTATTTACATACCCAGGTCTAGCTAAACAAAAATCTTTACCAAAGATAATAGTATCAACAGAATTTTCTACTAAACTAGTATACATCCATTCTATTTCATTATTATCTTTTAGATTCTGTATAAAAAGTCCATTATGTAATTTAAACGTAGAAATGTTCTTTTTATTTATTTCACTAAACTTAGGAAGCCTACTATAAGAAGCTTTTTCACTGTCTTTACTTATATAAAGAGAGTATGTGGGATACAACTTTCCAAATACTTTGTATCCCATATTCTCTACAATTAAATTAGCATTAAAGTTTCCAGCATAAGCTTCTATAGCTTCTATGTAACATTTATTTATAAAATCATTACTCATGTATCCAATAGTCTCCTATAGTTATATCAGCACTTAATAATAATCTAGTACAAAAAGGTTTGGCTCCTTGTTCCATACATTTTTGTAATACTTTAGCAGTTTCTTCAGCTATTTCTTCTGGACATTCCACATTCCATTCATCATGTGCTTGCAAACACAACTTTACTTTGTTCTGTAAGTTATTCTTAAGAATATAATTAAAGAATAATATTCCTGCTAACTTAGAACACATAGAACCTCTATTTTGAATTCTATAATTAATAGAAGCTTTTTCTAGTTCTGATTTTTGTCTATAATAATTTCTTACTCTAACACAAATATCAGAACTAGGATCTAAGGCTTTCATAGCTCTATATTCTTCCCAGAATTCTCCATCTTTCATTTCTTCTTGAATTGCAGAAAGCTCATTCCAATTTTCAATAAAAGCTTTATGCCCAGTAACAGGATTTTCTAAGATATATCCATCTCTCATAACAGCCATTCTACAATAATCCTGATAGTCTCTTACACCAGGAAAACCTTGCATATAGTTATTATAAATGGTTTTAGCTTCCTCTGGAGAAAATCCATTATTTTGGACCAATGTGTTTGCATCACCACCATAATTAAAACAGAATTCGACTCCTTTAGCAGCTTGTCGTTCATCATGATATAATTTAGAAATATCTTCTATTTTAGTATCTCTAGGTATTTTATTTGGATATGCCATATAAGCTACTAGAGCATGCATATCACAACATTCTCCAGGGTCATAAATATGAAGCATTGCTGGATCATTTGCTACAGATGCTAAAAGTCTAGATTCTTGTGATTGATAATCAAGACTGAGCCATTTATTACCTTTCTCTGCAACAAAACAAGCTCTAGTAACAGCTTCTCTTGGAAGATTTTGAATATTTAACTTCTTAGAATCTTCAGATTTTCCTCCACTACTAAGTCTTGCGGTAGCAGTTCCTAATTGATCATAATCAGGATGGATTCTTCCATCTGACATTATACCATCTAACCAATTTTGTCCATAAGTAGTACAAACTTTTTCAGCTTTCTTATATGCTAAATAAGGTTTACTTATACTACTAACATCTTTTTGCGGTTTAATAATCTTAGCTGCGACACTCTTTTTAGGCATTTTAGTCTTCTTATCTACTGTATCAAGATTAAAACCTAGCAATTCAAATAGTGGAATTAATTGTGCTGAACTAGACCAATTAATAGCACATTGTGGGTCTGGATTAAATCCAAAAAACAAATCTCCTTGTAACTCTCTATATATATAGGAATAAAACCTATTTCTCATAACATATCCAAATGGAACTTTATAGGTAGCAACATTATATAAAATTCTTTCTCCGTCTTCATCGAATTCAGTTTCTGTCCTGCCAGAAATCATTTCTGAACCTTTTGGTAAATTTGGAGAAATATCTACATATTTGCCTTTATAGTTTTTTCCTACTCTTATATCTAGAGTTATATATTGTAGATTATTATTACTATGTTCAGACCAAAAGTTAAGTATCCAATCATTTAATTCTTTCAGATACTTTTCCATATTTTCTTGGTCGTTTTTCATTTTGGCTTTCCACTTGTCAACATCTAACTTAACTCCGCAAAACTTCATATAAGTTAGACATTTTACAAACTCATTTTCAAACCTAGCAGCTTTAAGAAGATCTTTCTCTTCTAATAGTTTGAGTTGAGCTTGATAAACTGGAATTTCATAAGCTACATCTCTCCCACTATATTGAATTACTTCAGGAGTTAATCCTACTTTAATAATTTGACCTCTAATTGTTTTATCAAGTTCTACGTTACAATATCTTTTAACAGCCGTTTTTAATGCCCAAGGAGTATAATCAGCACCAAGGTCATTGATACATTTAGCCAGTAATGACTTATAATCAATACCTAAATACATCAATTTTTCTTGTAACATTAAATCAATAATCTTTCTTGGCCAAATATCATTATGATATAAGAATAATCCATCAAATAAATAATTCCAGAACAACAAAGTTTTAGTTTCTAATATTTCTTTTAATAAAGAAATTTGAACAGTAGTACAATCCCAGACTATTTGCCATTCTTCATTACCTAATTGAATAGTAAGAAGTTTTTTAGTTAACCAATCAAATCCCTCAGTTTCAGTATCAGCGGCAAGTATATCTTCATTACTAAGCATTTTTAATGCTTTATCTACAGGTAATTCTTCATATAAATCACTTTCAAACAAAGATTTTTGATTACTTACAAGATAAATCATTGATAATTACACTCTGGGTCGTAGGGGTCTACAGTACAATCTAAATCATTACAATAATTACGAATACTTCCGTCTTTTCTTTTCTCTTCTCGAAAATATCCACAATAATAACAATTACTACACCTCATAATTAAAATTTTCCTTCGTTAGGTTGTAAAACAGTTAATCCTAAATCTCTATACATTTTAACTACCTTTTGAGAATCTTCTAAAACAAAATCTACAAAGTACTTATCTTTAACTTCATTTTCATAGAGTATTCGTTTTATTTCTTCTCCTTTTGTATAGTTACCGAAAGGCCTCATTAATAACTTACTATATGGAATTTCATATTTATTTAACCAGGCTTCAGTTCCAGTTCTACAGGATTCATCTCTACCAGTTATAATAATTACATTATTATTAAACTTATAGGGATTTGTTCCGTAGTTTGGATTAGCGTATTGTTTAACTAAATTAACAATAGGCATATTTGGAGTATCATTAATTAGTTGTTCATTAACTCCATTTCCCCAAAATTCTCTTTCTTGTGTATTAAAACATAAAGTAGCATCCATATCGACGATTATGCAATGCGGTAAAGAAGAATCTTGTACAACTTGGTTAGACAACATATTTTGTATAGAGTTTTGAATGATGTAGGTTCTATATCTCTTCCATTGTTGTCTAATTACTTTCTCTCCAATAGGATTTTCTCTTTTAGAATCTCGTTCAATACAGACTTCTACAGGAGTATCAAATAATTTATATTTAAGTTGATATAAGTTAACACTTTCACTGTCATCTGAAGAATTATTCTCTTTAATAAGTTTCTTATATTCTTCTTGATGCTTGGGATTAAGATTAGACATATTATCTATAACTATATCGTAACCCATATACATAGCTTGAGCAAGAGCATAGTCAAACATATCTTTTACCAACTGTTCTCGTTTATCGGGAACCCAATATTTACCCAACATACATCTAATGTCATCGTAATTTAATCTTATACGATGCTCTGGATCTTCTTCTGCCCATTGTTTAGACCAATAGGTTTTACCGCTTCCACTAATCCCCAGTGCTAGTATTATTTCTTTCATCATAAATTATATCAGGTTCACATCCTTCTGGAAAATAATCTTTTAATTCTGTTTCTTCTATTTCTTCGATACTCACTGTACAATCTCCGTCCCAATTTTCTCTAGCCTCGTCCCAAGCTTCTTGTTCTTCTTCTTCAGAATCAAACTCTTCATCCTCAATGTAAAGAAGATGACTCCAATTAACCCATAAATCTTCAATTATCTCATCATAAACACCTGAATCAATTAACGCTTGTTCAGGGTTTTCTTCTGAATAGGCACCATAATATTCTTCAGTTCCACAAAATGGGGAACTAGCAGTAATTAACCAACATTTCATTTTCCAAAGTCCTTAAAAACATTATTCAATTCTACATTAATAGGAGTATAAGAACTATATGAAACAGATTTGACTACTTTAGACATTCTTTCAACATAATCTGAATCAATAATTTCTTTAGCTTTAGTTTTCTTATCTAATTTATATGGAATATAATAATTATTAAATTCGTGATTTATGAAAAGTTCTTTCAAAGTTCTCCATCCATACCAATGTTTAAGTTGTGGATAATACCAGTGATTACCGTTACCATCCACAACTTCTTTAATTCTATATTTAGGATACATCTTCTATATTAATTTCACCATTATCAAGAGCTTTCTGTTCTTTATTTAAGAAATTAAAGCATTTTAGCTTAAAAGCATGAGCTAAGTTGTCCTCAATTCTAATAACAACACCTTCATGAGGCACATTGTTAGCACATTCAGGAGAACGTTCCTCCATATAGAAGTTTTTATCATTAGCAAGTCTTTCCAAGAAGTTTTCGTTCCAATGCTCTTCAGTATTTAGATCTGGATACAAATCCGAAGCATAACCATAATAGAGTTCAGTGACTGGCCTCAACCCATTCTTTTTACACCAATTCTGAACAGCTCTTGCAGAGAACTCTTGAACTACTCCATCAATATTAGTATAAGTTATTCTATAAATATAGATTTTATAATGGATTCCTTCAGTATAAGATTCTCCTTCCTTTATTGGCCTACATCCATAATCATATTCCTTTTGAATATATTTATTATCCGTAGTATAACCTACTATTTCATAGTAAAGAGATAATCCCTTTGTTATATATGGACGAAGATGTTTATCAGCAATTACTCTAAAGTCATCAGAACCATAATATCCATTATTTACCTTAGGATTGATATATTGATTCTTAATAACTTTTCTTGAAGCATATATATGATCATAGACTGGGAAAGTATACTTAGTAAGCCATTTAGCTATCTTTTCTTTCCAGGTTAGAGGCTTATTACATAAAATATAAGCGGATATAGCGCTCGTGCCGTGCCATTTGCTCGATATTTGAATTATATCATTAGGTTTGATAACAGTTGGATTCTTACGAAGCATTTCTGTCTCATAATGGAATCTAAATTGATTTTCTATAATTCTATCGAACTTTTTTAGATTCTTATCATATCTACTATGTCGATCATACAGATGTGAACCACCTTGTTGCCTTACAATATACTTCCTACATACCCAAAAAGATTTATTACCATCGGTAATTTCATCAAATTCAAGTCCATCTTCAGGTTCTGGTAAAGATTGATTAACAGAATCTACAACCCAATTATTAAAGTGTTCATAGGGAAGTAAAAATCCTTCAGATGGATAACCTTTTAACTTAATAGCCTTAACTCTACCATTTTTACCGAAGAAACCAGGTTTAGCTGTAGCATCTTTATTTAATTCAGGTTTAGCATATAAATTAAGATACTCTAATAGCTCTGAGTGAATCTGACTCATAGTTGGAAAATATACATAAAATCCTTCAGGTTCATTTATTCCTACGGATATAGAATATCCTCCAATATGTGCTACTTTCATTTTAGTAACTTCTGGGTTAGGATGCTTAGAAAATTCAGTAATATGAACTACCTTAGCTAAATAATTGATATTAGCTTTTTTACTTATATTAAGCTTTAACATAGTGTTTTAAATATTTAATTAATTTATCATCTTTAGGAAAACACACCCATTTATGCCCCCAGGAATCAGTGTAAAAACTCCTTAATTCTCCTTTACTACTCCACATTTTTTTGTAAGCAGCTATAAGTTGTTCAGCAGTAATTCCTGGATTCTTTAGAATATTTTTTTCTAACCCAATAAAGTATTTATCTAAAAATGGTTGTTCTTCAGCATCTTTAACTATTAGTCTTGCTTTAGACTCATCTTTAGGAATTAAATATAAGCTCCAAGTAGGAACTCTTATATGGGTTTTAAGTTTCATTATACAATATATATTCTAATTCTTTCTTTCTATCATTTTTTAGTTGATTTAAAGCATCTTTCTTTATTTGTCTTATTCTCTCAGGAGATATTCCAAATAATCTGCTAATTTCAACCATATCCATTTGTCTTACACCTATTCCATAATAAAGAATAAGAATATCATGTTCTCTATCTCTCATTTTATTGAGAATAAGCTGAATCTGCTGTTTAAATGAATCTTTTATTAAAGCATCATCAGTAGCTATAGAACCTTTATTAGGGATTATGTCTACCAATGTACCTGCTTCTTCATCATCTGAAAAAGGAGTATCAAGAGAAACGGTGTATTTACCATATTCCATTAATTTACTTATTTTCTCTTCTGGTAGATCTATGATTTCTTCTAATTCCTTTGGAGTAGGAGTTCTTTCATTTTCTTGTTCAAATTTTTTAATAGCTCTAAATACTTTAGATACATTACCTATTTGATTTAAAGGTAATCTTATAGTTCTAGAAGTAGAATATAGAGCTTTTAAAATGCTTTGTCTTATCCACCATACAGCATAACTAATAAACTTAAATCCTCTATCAACATCAAATTTAGTAGCTGCATGAATTAATCCTTCATTTCCAGCACTAATTAGTTCCTCTAAAGGTAATCCTTGATTTTGATATTGTTTAGCTACAGATATAACAAATCTGAGATTAGAAGAAACTAATTTATCTTGAGCAGATTTATCACCTAGTTTCATTCGATAGCCTAGATCCTTTTCTTCTTCTGGAGTTAATAAAGGAATTTTATTTACATCTTTTAGATATAACTTAATTGCATCTCTATTAGTTATAGATGGTCGTATTTGAAACCTTTGCATAATTAAACGTATTCAGCATCCTTAAATTGAATATCACCATCTAATACAAAGAACCCTTGTTTATGTAAGGGTTCTAATTGCTTACTAATAGTGGCTTTATAAACATTAAGCCTCTCTTCTTCTTTTATATTATCGGGGACTTCTACCTTTCCCCGAATAATTTTAGTAATTGGACAAGTATATTCTATTATCATTTAAATTCGTTAGCATCTCTAAAAGCAATCAATGCTGGCTGTAGTGGGACTCCTGTTACTTCATCTCCACCATTAGAATAATAGAAATATTTAATCGTTGCAAACTTTCCTTTATATTTAGAATTAAAGTTATCTACATATTCTTCTTTAGTAGCTCTATCTCCAACAGGTTTAGCTTTAAAAGTATTACCATATGGAGTTTTACATATGAATACCATATCCTCAGTACCTCTTAATCCTAATTCATAAGATTCTACTAAGAATTCTGCATCCATGTAATTCTTTACTTTAATCATAGAATATGTACGAGACCCAAATCCATATACTGCATCAGGATCTCTTAACACTAATCCTTCCCAACCTTCTTCTACATAAGCATTATGTAAAGAATTAACTTCTTCTTCACCAATAACTATCTCTTGTGGAACTAGAAGCATTTGAAGCTCATTTTTATTCCACTCTACATATGGATCAAAATCTCTTAATTGTAATTCTTTTTTAATGGCTAACATAATTTTATTCCTAACTTTAAAAGAAATATTAGGAACCATTATATCATACATATAAAAACATAACTGGTCACAATCAACAGCATTCTTTTCCATACGACAGGCTCCACTTATTCTCTGAAGAGGCCATCCATGTTTATAAGCTTCTCCATCTAGTACAATTTTAGGATGTTTTTTAAAGAACTCTATAAATTTTTCATTTTGAATAAAGTGTTGCATTGAATAGTCATAATGTCCACCTCCTCTAGAGGCAGTTCTTATCATTCTTCCATCCCAATAGAAAGACATTCGACATCCGTCAATTTTTCTACTTGCAAACCAATAGTCTTTAGTAGCTATAACGTCAGATTTACACTGTTTTAATGGTTTAGCTAACATATGTTTAGCAAATCCATTAGCATCAGTTTTATATTCTGGAAGCATTTGGTTTAATTCTTCTAAAGCATAACTTTCTGGGTCACGCTCTATTTCTTTATAACCTTTATCTTTATACTCCTTACATATAGCATTAAATCTAAGTAGACATTGTGCATATGGATCTCTAGTTGAAAATCCTTTATCAATAATTAAAGGTGGTTGAATTACTCTTTTGCCTTTGTATTGATAAGAACACCTACTGATGGTGTAAGTGTTCTTATCGGTTTGTTCAAAATGAGTTTCTATACAACGAATTTTTCCATTAGAATCTCTATTTATAAAATAGCATTGATGTTTTTGTTGAGATTCAAATAAATCATTCATTTGAGGTGATTATTTTTAACCAAATATTCCCATAAATCTTTTAAGTCTTCAACATTATATTCTGTTTCTTCTGTATAGATAATTTTTGGAACACTCTCATAGAGCCACCAAAAGATTAAATCTGCTCCATCTTCATCGAAACAAGAATATATATAGTTATCAAATAATTGATAAGTTATTTGAACTAAATCTATCTCAAATAAATCTCTAGAGTTAAGAATCTTTTGTAGCTCTTCTAATTTTTCGTCAAATTGATTCTTTAAATCAATTTGTTTCTTTAATTCTTCAAATGTAATCATAATCCAGTATGTCCAAATCCACCACTACCTCTCTCAGTCTCATCTAAATCATCTACTTCTTCAAAATCTGCTTGATATACTCTTGCAAATACTCCTTGAGCTATCTTATCTCCAGGATTTATAGTAAATGATTTGTCACTAGTATTAAATAAGATAATTCCTATATCACCACGATAACTACTGTCCACAGTGCCAGGGGTATTAAGTACTGTAATGCCATTTTTCAATGCTAAGCCACTTCTAGGTCTAACTTGAAGTTCAAATCCCTTTGGAATTGACATATGTAATCCAGTTGGAATAAGTTTTCTTTCTCCAGGTTGTAAAGTGACTGCTTCTTTAAGATAGGCTCTTAAATCTGCTCCAGAACTTCCAGAGTCAGCATAAGTAGGAAGTCTACAAGTCCCTAAATTTTGTACTTTTACATTAATTTTTTGTTGAAGATGGTTTTCAACTTGTTTTATTACTTCAGTATTCTCCATATTATTAAAAAAGTGCCAATTAATAAAACTATCTATAGGGCTTTCTAAATTGTCTGCATAAAAACATTTAACAACTGTTCCTTTGTATTTTACACATATAAAAGGAGTCTTTTTAGTACCAAATTCATTTAGTAACGCCCATCCTTTTTTATGTCCATCTGAAGTATGTAAATTATAGATTTCTAAAAACAAATCAGGAAACTGAGAAATATCAATTTCCTGATTTGTTACTATGTAGCAATCATACATTATAAATATTATAATTGTTTATACGATCAACAAGATCACAATCTTCTTTTTCAAATAGTCTAGCTATTGCTTCAGTTTCAGATAAACCATTATCATCTATCCAAGCCTCTTTATCAATATAGTCTCTCCATTCTCTTTGACAGCTAAATAGTTCGTCCTCAAAAAATTCATTATTTGCTTCCTTTTGAATCTCCCTTACATCTGAGGCATCACAGATGTAATATTTTTCGGCATTAATAATAATTAAATCATTATCAATATCTATATTTACAACTGATGAATCGTCATAACGACTTCCTATAAAAGATAATACTATAGGTCTAATTTCTTCATCTATATTATTCAATCCGTTAATTTGCATAATTCATTTTCATTTAACATAAAACAACTTTTTCCACAATCTAACATAGCAAAATTATCTGTGATAATCTCTTTTTTACAATAAGTATGTCCAAATATTTGATAATAAGGACTTAAGTACTTATTTTTAGTTTCTCCATGCTCTCTAACGTCTGCCCATATAATAGAACCTGTTCGATTTAGTCCTCCACGAAGATAACCTACCCAAAAGATTAAAGCAGAATGATTTTCTGACTCAAATAACTTATTACAGATTTCATTTATTGACGTTGTATCAAATGTCTTGGACATATTATCAAAGAAATCATTTGTAAATCCTGCATGGGTAAACAATAGTTTTTCTTGTTTAATACTATCACAGAAATTAGGCATTTCGAAGCATAATTGAAATAAATCTTTATTATCTTCAAAAAGTTGATGTATTATATTATGATTTTTGTAGTCATGTCTACACCACCACTTTTCAGATTTATAGATTTCTTCATTATAGTATGGCCAATCGTGATTCCCGAGGAGCAAGATAACTTTATCAGGAAATTTCTTTTTAAATTCAATTATTTCCTTAAAGTTTTCTATATCATGTTCATCAGTAGATTCATCTGGATAATGATCTAAGTAATCTCCTAAGAAAATAGCTAAATCATAGTCCTCAGTATAAACCTTTTTCCAAAAATCACGACCATGAACGTCTGGAATTATCAGTATATTCATTTTTCAAAGGGTTTAAAGGTTTTTAAAAACTCATTTAGTTCATCTAGGGCTTCTTGTGGAGTATCATATCCATAATGGGCTCCTACAGAACAATATCCGCCATTAATATCCCAATACCATTTAAACACTCCTTCTTCTTCTAAATCGGAGTAATTTATAGAAATATCATACTGATATTCTTTAACTGCTTGATTTAGGTCCATAGTTCTTAATCATTACTTTAATTTGTTTATTAGGAGTATTAAAAATATCTTTTGGTTTTCCTTCATTATCCATAGTAATTCCTATATTACAAAGAAGCTGTCCAAATCTTAAATCTGGATGTTTTTTATGAAGTTCTAATAATAGATAAAGTATTTCTTCAAAAGAATCATCTTCAAAATCTTGATAGTTAATTCTTCTGCAAAAATCTTTAAGTATAGTCTCCATTTCTTTGAAATTATCAATACTCCAACTTTCAGTTTTAATGTTTAAAAAGTTAGCACAGCCATTATCTCTAGTAGAAATTGTTAAAGACTGAACATTATCAGGACCTTCTGTACAATCACCATTTTGCACATAAGTAATTGAAGTGTCTGAAAGAAGAACTTCATTATCGTTAGGCCATCCTTCAGTTATTATTTTCATAAACATGAATATAATTAGAATTTACCATATAACATATCTCATCATAATTAAATCCTTTTTCCTCTAAAAAAGATTCTACATCATCTATATCTCTATATATAAAAACGTCTCCAGATGAATAATCAAGGACTGCTATATCCATAATTATATAGTTATAGAATTTTTAAGTAACATAATGTCTATAGAATTCATTGGATCTAAGTTTATATTAAGAGCTTTATATTTCTGAAACACTTTATTCTTCTTTTGAAGATTTTTTACTATCTTTGAGGACATCAATACAAGTAGCTATTATAATTAATATTATTAATAATACAAATACTACAAGTGGAATCCATAAAGGTGATAAAACCCACCACCAAGACCAATCTATATAGTGGGTAAGTTTTAATCCAATAAATAACACCGTTAATAAAGATAAAAATACTCCATCTATATTAACCCTACTAATTTCATAACTCATTTTTTTCTAAATTTATAAGTTATATCAAGCCATCCACTTACTAACCTATGAGAAGTTTCTTCTATAAACATATCCTTACTATAAAGTTTTTGGTTACTATTAGGATTATCCAATCCTCCTTTTTCTTCAACATAAGGACCTATTTTAATATAGTCAAATGCTTCTAAATCATGATGGGGAAATACTGATTGCCCAGAATACCATCCTACTTTTAAATTAGGATATTTAGCTTTAACTAATTCTGCTAAAACTACTATAGTATCTGGTTCAGCATCTCCTCCCATAAAACATATACAAGAAACTCCAGGATTGCTGTCTATTAATTTACTTAACTCTTCAAAAGTTAATTCTGTACCAATGTCTTGCCATAATTCTTTAGAATGACATCCGGGACAATGTATTGGACAATTAGATAAATTTATAGCTAAAGTAATTTCATCTGGAATTTCTCGAAAAACTACTTCTGCATTAGTGTATTTAATCATTTTCAGGAACTACTTTATAATTGCTATATTCTTTAATATAATCAACACACATTTTCAGAATTTGATCATCATCCCATGTAAGAGCTCTCATACATCCAACAATTCCAGTCATTACATCTTCAGTAGTAACGTCTGGATAATCTAATTTAAAAGTAACTGTAGTATTATAGTTACTCATAGACATTTCAAAATGTTCGTCTTTCATTTTCTTATATATAATTTACAACAACATTTATCTTTCTCCCTATAATCTGAACAAGGACAGTGAAGATCTTCACAAGGTTCAGTATGAACACAAGGACAAAGACCATCATTTCTTTCTAACATTTTAGTTATTCCTTTTACTACTTTTTCATTAGGATTGAGCTACCAACCTTCTTTAATAAAATATTCCATCAGTTTACCTCCTTACTATATACTCTAGTTTTTTGTTCAATTTGTCTGCCTTCTGACCAGTTATTAATCTTAGTTAAATATCCAATTATGCGATCCCATAGTGCTATTTTTTTGGTTTCCCCACACTTCGGACATACTTTAAATGGTTGTTTAGCAATAAATCCACAAGATTCACATTCACAGTTTGGAATATTGAAAGTAAAATATTGGCATCCTATTTCTGCTGCATATTTAAGAAGTTTATTATACTGTTCTTTAGAAAGATGTTCTGATAAGTTTATATGGGCGGCTGCGCCTCCGTCTAAATAGTCTCCAATATATTCAGATCCATGTAATTTTAACTTCTCTAATACTGAGATACTTTTATCATTGGGTTTAAAGATATAAGAGGCATATAAATTAGTATCTTCTGGAATCCAGTATCCGTCTTGTTTATCCCAATTATAGTTTTTAATAGCTAAGGATTCTGCAGGCACACACTCAGTATTAAATGTTACTTTATGACCAAAAGCTTTACCATTATGGATTAAATTAAGTTCTTTTATAATACCAAATATAGCTTGACAATAATCTCTATATTCTTTATTATCATTACACTTTATTCCAAGGTATTCTGCAGACTGATTTAAACCATTAATTCCAATAGTAAGATACTGTTTATTTAAATTAATAAATCCTGCTTTATAAACTGGAAGAAGACCAGCATCATACATATCCCATAAGCATTCATTATAAGCTATATGGTAACGATACACTCTTTCAAGTATTGTTTGTAAATAAAGTCTTAAACTATCATATTGATTGCCAACTGTTGGAACTCCTCCAATGGATTTACACCAATCCTGAACAATTCTATTAAGATTTAAAGTAATTACAGACTTTGAGCCAGTTTCTACTCCCATATTACCATTAGTGAAGTTAAATTCTTTAGTGGTTACTTTATTTTTTAATCGACAGCATGAACTCAAGCTATCAGCAGTATCTGATATATAGGTAAAGAAACTATGTCCTTCAGCATACTCTTCTGCTACAAAGTCAGCCATATCTGAGTCTAAGAAGTGCCCATTTTGATAGATTAATGCTACTGACTCCACGGGAAAGGTAATTATAGTACGTAAACGTTCTTTATTAAACCATTTCATAAAGTATTTCTGTAACCAACATAAAGAATCCCATTTAGGTGTGGTCATATCTGGAAAAACAAAGTTACCAAACATGGCATCAAAGAAAGGTTTATCAAAATAAGAAAAGTTTACGAACGCAGCTTGCATTCCACGGGCAGCTGCTGGCTGATTAATAGAGTATATTACTTGTTGAAAGTATTGTTGTATCTGACTTCCTATAGTTTTATGTCGTACACAATTAGGAGTAGTTATTTCAATGTCAGATTTCTGATAATAGTTATCCCCCCATTCTTTTCTTGCAAAATAGTCAAAATAAAGTAAAAATTCTGAAGTTGCAACGGCTCCTGCAAATTGTCCTGCAATAGCAAATATAAGATTTACATACATTCCACAGAATGAATCTAAATTTTTTGGTTTTGCAGATAGTCCTCCTAATTCTTTTATACCATTTTGTAAAAAAGGATACATACTTATACTACAACAATAAGGTGCTATAGCTCCCATAAAACTAGATTCATCATGTTTATAAATAATATGATGATTTAAATCACTTTCATATTGTTTAGAGTTAAAATCAGGATACAACTCCTTAAGTTTATCAGTAATCATTCCCCTATTTACCAATATATTTTCTTCTTTATGCCCTTCGGCATTAAGAATACCAATATTCTTTCCTGCTACATTAGAATTATCATCTATAGTTGCATTGGCAGTATTAGAGGATTCTTTATATTTTCTTATAAAACTTTTCTTTGATTCAACAAGTTTTCGAGCTTGTTCATGTTTGTATCTATAAATAAGATAAGAATCAGCTACTTCATCATATCCAAAATCACGTAATGTTTCAATTACTTCGTCTTGAATATCTTCAACTGTTATATCTTCCCAGATTTTTATAGAATCGATTATCTCTTCATATACAGTTTCATCTACTGAATATCCAACAGAATTAAAGGCAGCAGAAATCGCTGCCTTTATTTTCTCTGGATTAAACTCTTCTTTTTGTCCATTTCTTTTAACAATTTCAATCATATTTATTTATTTTTAAAGGTTAAAAGTAAACTTAATAATTATTTAGAGATAACCCAAATCTAATTTTTAAAAGATAATGTCTTTAAGAAGTAAACATTTTTCTGCTTTATTCATAATATCCTTATCCTTATCATTAGATATAATATCAGTAAAAGCGTTATAAATGTTAAATAAGCTCGTATTCTCTCCTTGGTGTACATAATAATCAGACTCACTATTTACAAATAAAAGTTTATAAGCATCAATTGCAGTAGATACTGCAAGTTTCACTTTACCAAACCCATTACTAAAAGAATTGTCTAAACATCTTCTTACCCACATTCCCAGAGATTCATTAATATTTTGTTCACTTCTTTCAAAAGAAGTGTTATAAAGAGTATTTAACCATACTTTTAGTTCAGATGCTTTATTAATTAAAGTATCTATAGGACTATAATTAAGTGCTGCTTCTGGATATATCTCTTGACATTCTAAGAAAGATGGGTTAAATACACAAAGATTACAACAAGCCATATTAACTCCACCTCTATAGAATTTAGCAATAGGCTTACGAACATCTAATCCCATTACCATACCTATTACCTCCTGATGATTATCAATAATATAGTCGTCAGGAAGAATTCCCTGAATCCAAACTCTATTATAAGTTAAATCCTCAGTTCCTTCATTAGTAGTAATTTGATCTGGAGTTTCTACTTTTACAATAAACTTATCAGTTACTCTAGAAACTCTATCTAAAAATGGTTCTACATAAGCTCTAGTAGGAAAATACTCATTCTTTTTAATACGAGTAGCTTTTCCTTTAAGTAATTCATCAATCGTTATTTCCATTATCGTCAAGCTCCTCTATAGTTGTAGGTTTAGGTTTTTTTTGAAGATTAGCATTATTAATATCTTGAACCAATTTATTATTATAATAATCAATAAGGGATTCTCTAAATTCTTCCCAAAGTATAAGACACTTTGCATATTCTTTAGGTGTGAACTTGTATCCCATTACTTCTAAGTCTCCAGCATTCCAAGATGTGACAAATATACGTTCTTTGTCAAAATAAAGATCATAAGGTATATTTGAAGTAGTTTTAAAATTTACAACTATTTGCTCATTCTTTTTATAAATCCTATTTATAAGTTGAGGATTATTCTTTAAATAACTTAATAACTTTTTCCAGTCCATAATTAATCGATTTTCTTAGTATTTATAAATTGATTAATCTTTCCCGTATGATAAATATCAAAATTCTTACTTATCTCTTCAATTAATAGTGCAGCTTCAGCATATTCTAAAGAATTTAATGTTTTACTAAAAATATTGGTATGCCATACATCTCCTTTGTATGAAACAATTATTTTACTATCACGTAATAATATCCAATAATTATTATGGTCATAATTAAATTCTAAATTATACCCACCAAGAATATATTGTATATTAGTTAAATACTGCACATTATCCTTTAAATGTTCTAATAACTTTTTCCAGTCCATAATTAATCAATGTTCATTAATATTTTTTCAAAATCTGAGTATTTGATTTCAGAGAAAAAACTATTTAACCATTTAAGTGCTTCTAAGTCTTCCTCTTGTTCTTTTAATATATCTTTTTCTTCTATCAATTGATTTAAAGTATCTAAGTCTGGAGTTACTCCAAGTTCTTTTAATACTTCAATTTTGTTTTGATGGGACTTTTTACTATCTTCTAATTCTTCTTGTAATTGATAGATGATACTTTTTATATCTCCTTCTTTCAATTCGTCATATTTAGGTTCATCCACTCCTATATAAGTAGGGTGTAAATATTCATAAAAGTTTCTGTATATAGAAGAATTACGAGAAAAACTCATCAGAGCCAAAGGTTCTCCTTTAGAAATTTCAACTTCTTCTGAAGTTCCATCTTCTTTATAATGAGTTTTAGTTCTTTTTGGAACTAAATAAAATGTTAAATAACTACTCATACATTTTCAAAAGTACCACTAGTTCTTACATTATTAATAAACAAATCATAGGAAATACCATGAGCATTTCTACTATAATTAAAGTTAGAGTAATCGGAAGCTCCGAATAAACTTAAAACATTTCTATAATCAAATAAATTACAAGAACTTAACGCATTAGAATGTAGGTCTCCTTTAACAAAATGAGTTTTACTTCCCATTTTTATATTGTTATCTTCCATCCATTCATAAATCATTACCTTAGTACGCTCATCAAGTACCAATGGCATAGGTCTCTTCATAAACATACTATCTTTCCCATGGCAAATACAATACGTGTGATCAAATACTTTAAAACTACCTATAAATTCTTTAAATAGAGTGAAAGGAACTTCCTTATAATAGTTGTTTACAAGGTTCTTTAAAGCTAAAGTAGCAACATACCCAGTAATCCCATCATGATTTCCTTCTTTTACAGAATAAATTTCTAGATGTTCACAACAAGTTCTTAAATTATCAATAAATGGAACCATAACTTCAAGGAAAGTTTCAATTTGTTCCATATTATCCATATTCTGAGGCATTATATGGTCTCGTCTTGCTGTTTGCCCGTCCATTCCATCCAAGTTATCGCCAAGCAAACATAACACAATCTTATAATAAGGACCAATTTTCGACACCCTAGTAATAGTGTTGTCCAAACGCTCTTTAAGCTCTTCTCTATTCCAATCATTTTCATATAAAGTATAAGAATTACATTTTGCTCCAATATGCATATCAGATAAAAATAGGACTATAGTTCTTTCCTCAGAGTTTGTGGATAGTTCTGCTTTTGGAGAAGGAGTAAATCCTGTTAAATCAACTTTAATAGTATCTAAAGATTCAAGTTGTGCCTGAAGTTCTCTATTCTCTCTAGCTAGTTTAACAGCAGTATGTCTAATATCATTAAGTTCGTCTTTTTCTATCTTCTTTAAGAAATCATTTTCTTTTTCTCTAAGATGATATTCTTTTAACTCTTCTTCGGTCTTCTCTTCATACATATGTGGAGCAAATGGACCACTTGCTTTAGTTATGTTAAAAGCACGAAGAATACGTTTAAAATCTTGTAAAGAATAATCAGGAAAATGTCTACTTACTTCTCTTTGAGTTATAGAAGCTCCGTAATAAGAATACAAACGATAAATAGTCTGCATTTCATCCCTTGTAAGAGTTCCTTGTACAGGAGTTTTATCTCTTCTATATACTTTAAAACTATATCCAACAATCTTACCTTCAGAGTTTCTTACAAAAGAAGATTCTATTTTATCATCAGTATCTTGAACTTCTTCAGTATGTTCAGCTTCTAATTGTAACCCTGGGATAATTAATTCTGTCCCTTCATTATATAAGTTATCTATTTCTGCTCCTCTATACTTAAGAGAATTATATTTTAATATAATATTATTAACTATATCATATAATTCATTCTCAGGAGTTATAGATTCTTGTTTAAGTTTACACATTAAACTATAAAAATAAGAAGGAGATTTTCCCTCACTATTAAAATATGCGTTGATAGAAAGTCCAGATTTCTCAATGGAATTTACTAAATTATTTAATTTTTCAATGGTTGTTTTTCTTATCATTTTTCAATGTTTTAAATTTATGAGTTGTTACACCGTTAATAAATAAAAAAGGTAGCTACCCTCACGGGCAACTACCTTAATAAAAAAACAAAAGTTATATTATGAAAACAAAAAATTAAAGCTTCTCAAGACCGAAGACAACATACTCGCCAATACGAGCGCTCTTAGAGGGAACATAATCCCAAGTGAAAGCTACACTTTCGCCTTCAGTAACTACATACTGAATCTCACACTTACCACCAGCCTTCAAGCCTTTCTTCATAAGAGCCTTTACAGCCTCCTCAGCAGTCTTCTTAGTGCCGTGAATCTTATCAAGAATATTACCCTGATTGTCAATCAAAGTATATACACGACCAATCTTTCTGCGACCCTGCTCGTTCTTAACATTATTGAACTTATAAGGACGAGTACGAGTACTCTCAACAGCAGCAGTCTTTGTAATATAATATCCTGCACCGGCCTTGTTACCCTTCTTTGCAAGATAATCTACCATAAAGTCCTTAACATCCTTCTCAGTGTAATTAGCACCAACTTTCTTCTGCCAATTCTTAAATGCCTGAGTAGCATCACCCATAATCACTAAATCTTCTGCCTTATCAAGAGCTTCCTTCTTAGTTTCACCTACTACGCTAAAGTTCACAAACTTACCATTAATTACATTACTCATAAAATTTTCCTTTCAACATTAATTCATAAAAAACTTAAATAATCTGCGTTCTCTCATCGGAGAAGTGATACAAGTATATCTATGAATAACCAAAAATCAAAGAGATAATATGTTAAAAAATGTTAACGATTGTTTTAAAATGGTAATCGTTTTTTAAGTATCTCTTTTACTGTTTTGGGCATATCTGCGGGTTTAATGTTAAAAGTTGGAAATTCTGTGCATTCATATCCAAAATTTTCACACATAACTGCCAATCCTTTTATTTCATTATCATCTAGTCCTGTGCCCTCGCACAGTTTATTGACTACTTTGTAGTAGGTCACATCTGGTTTTTTCTTTTTCATTGATGTGGTGATGAAGCATATCAATGAAATAAGAGCAAATTTAGTGTTTATATCGGAAGCAATAGCTCCTAAATTGAAATATTCACTAAATATTGCTTCTAATTGCTTATATGATAAATTACCATCCATTGAACTTATAATAAGCAACTAATTTAAGCAAGGTCTTAAATTCATTAAAACCTCTTTGTAAATCTTTATTTGTTAACGGATATACACAACCATTATAATCTGGAAATGTTTCAAGAACCAAACAATTTGCTTCCATTTTAGGTTTGTCTAAGTCATAAAATTTCTTAGCACATAAACTTAGAAGCCACATATACATTCCTAATTCTCTATAATAATGGTATTTATTAAATGCTCCTTTGAACATATTAATAGGTTTACTTGATGTTTTTAAATCATTTACCATAATAAGGTTTTCATCCTTATTTATAGAGAAATTATCTAACTTAGATTTAAGTCTAAGTATAATAGGTTCTTTGTCTTCAACAGAAGCTTCTACATCTAAAAGAATAGTTTTCTCATTACCTGTCACAGGTGGTTCTAATATTCCTTCAGGTTGTAACAACTTATGAAATTCATCATATCCTTCATAAGTATTTAACATTCCAGCAACGGCATCACGTTTCTTTTCATCTAGGAATATAGGAGTTTTAGTTTCATATTGATGAGCATCCTCCCAATCAGTTCTAGTTCTCCAATAAGTAGAACATTTTTCTTTAAGGTCTTGAATCTTCTTAGAATTCATTTTACCCTTATAATAGTCTATTTTATCAGATGCTGCTATAATTTCTTCATCAGTAGGCAGTTTACCAAATTTATAAAGAGTATCTGCCATAAACCCAGCTTTTGCAGTAGGTCTATTTACACCTTCAACAATAAAATAAGACTCTGGTTGAAGTATCATTGAATGAACAGCACTTCCTAGAACTAAACTATCTAAATATAAAGAAGGTCTTTCTTTAAAATATTTCTCTGGAGAACCTTCTTGTTCTGGATTAATCAAAGAAAGTCTAGAATTAGAAACATAGTCTGAATATTTCTCACTGAAATATATTTCATCAGATATATCTTCTAATCTTAGACTTTCTAGTATAGGTTTAATTTTAACGTCCTTAAAAGTCACAAATAATTTGTATATTAATAGTTTGTCCAGTTAGTCGTGAATATAGTAATTTAGCTGCATTAGAATTCTCTGCATACATTGTGACAAATCCATAATATGGAATTTTATCACCATCACCTCTAGCTAAAATGTACTTTTTCATAATAAACTTTTAAAGTTGCTGAAAATATCACTTTCAACGGCTAAATTATAAGCATCTTCTATTTCGTTATAATCTAAACTATAAATTCTACAGATTGGTCCCCATTCTTGATTTTTAGGAGAGTCAATTAGTAAACAAGGTATACCATGTAAATTTAAATCTATAAAATTCTTTAAGGAATCTTCAATAAAAACATCTACTCTTCCTTTTAAAGTTTTAGCTTTACTTATATGGTATCCAGGTAATTGATATAGAGGACTATTAGGTAAATCGTGATCACTAAGATACCTTTTTGTCCAGATTTTTTTGCTAACTCTTGCAGAACAATATAATTTTGGAGTAAAGTTAGGCCTTCTTAATACTGGAAGACCTAACCAAAACTCTCTTTCATTAATTAGGATATGTTCCACATTTCTAGTAATAGCCCAATCATAATTAGGCCATTTACCAAAACGTTTCAGATACCCACCGTCAAAGTCTGCAATAGTGCCATCAATATCAAGCCCTATCCTCAACATCTGTCTTAGTTTCCTTTAAACCTGGGATAATCTTCGGACCCATTGGAATGTTTCCTACAGAATTCTTAGCAGTTAAACCAGTTTCATTGCAAAACATTTTCTTTTCCTCGTTAGAAAGGTTTTTGTAAGACGTAATAAGTCTCTTTACATAAGTTTCTCTTTTCATAATTTTAAATTTTGTTACCGTTTTGAATAATTAAATCTACTATTTGATCTAAGGTTAAACAATAACCTACATTTCCTTCGTCTAAGAATTCGCCCATCATATCACGTAACCAGTTTATAATACTTCTACGATCCTTTAATTGCTCGGCTTCTTCTTCCATAAGATCTTCGACTCTACGATCAAATTCTTTCTTTGCTTCAGGTAGGATAGTTTTAATTTCTTCCTTAGTTATGTCTGGATTGTCATACTCAAGAGCTGCAATGAAGCTATCTCTAGTTCCCTCCCAGTCATCTGGCCACCAGTCATACTCGAATAACATTTCTAGAATTTCAGGAATTGATACTTCTTCCTCAACTTCTACTAACTTAGTCTTTTTAACTTTCATACTTTAATTACTTTTATAGGATTTAAATTAAATGAACTTGGAGTAATAGTAACTTTACCATTATCCAATAAAATATTTTTAGAGTAGGCTTCTTGTGGATAAGTAGAAATAGGAAGTTTAGTTCCCTTATTTATATAAGGATAGAAATTAGCTCCAAATGCCACATTACTAATGTTATTTTTAATAATTTCTTCTTCAAGATACTCATATACTCCATCCTCTATACCTTTAGTACTTCTACCATGAGCCATTAAAGGTAAAAGAACGTGATAGTGAATATCTTTACCAAAGTTTTTAGCATACACTATAAAATCTTCAACAGATTTCTTATTAGAAATAATATGATGAATCATTACTTTACAGTCGCCATATTTAAGAAGATTATAGATAGCTTTTAAAGCATTTAAACGAACTAACTCATTTCCAAAAGAAACAGCTACTCCTCCAACAAAGTTCTTTGTATATTCAAGAATTTCCTGACACCAAGGATCAGAATAATCAGATAAGATTAAACCATTAGTAGTATAGTTGGGAACTACATCAGTTTCAAATACTGTTTGAATAAACTTAGTAAATTGTTTAGAACAAGTAGGTTCTCCAGTTGAACCAATTGCTATCTGGTATGGGCGTAAACTAGTAGAAACATTACCTCTCTTCTTAATAGGATATTGTTCCATCCAACGTTTCCATGTTCCACAAATATCTTCAAAGTCTCTTCCACCCTTACCAGCAGATACATAACAAAATGGACACATTAAGTTACATCTTGTAGTAATTCCTACATCATAAAACTCAGATAACTCAGGAGGAAGTTCAATGATTTCTTCATCATCTTCTCCAAGTCTTATAGTAACTAAATTATTCCAAATTGCTCTATAATTATAGTCTTTAAGAGTACGAATCTTAGTACCCCAACTTTTAAAATCTTTCATGCTTCTGTTACTAAATCAATTTTATCTATATTCCAATGTTCTCTACGAACTAACTCTGCAGCGGCTTCTGGACAAGTAGCAGTACACCATTCTTTGTCATAGTCACCATCTTTTGTAGTAAATCGTACAATATACTTTTTCATCCTAAAGCATCGTCTAAATCACCAATTTCACCACCTAATCCTAAATTATCTGGTTCCCAATTATTTGGAATAAACCAACAATTCTTATCAGGATCAAAGTAACACTCTTTTGGATAATCTGGATTATCCATATAATCCTGAATTTCAGGCCATTCTACTTTTCTATACAAATCTGTCATAATGAAAATTCATTATTACTGGTTTATCTTTACATAATTCTTCTACTACTGCTTTATAAAGGTCTAAAAACTTATCCTTATGATAAGGGACATCAATTTTTATTGTATTGTCGTCCCTCTTATCAAATTCACTTAGACAAAGGGTTTGCTCTCTTTCCTGTCTCCAACAGTCAAAGAACTCATATAAATCAGTGTGAATATTATCGAGAATTTCTGGATCAGTTCCAGATATAACGCAAAAAACCTCACTACTAGAATTAGTAATGAGGTCACTTATACTTTTAATTTTCATCCTAGATGGTGTCTTTGAATTGATTCAATAGGTTTCTTTTTATGCTTTAAACCAGGTTCATCAGGTTTATGATTCCAATCGTAGTAAGGTAATTCTACTTCACCTAAATCTTTTGCCCAATATCCTTGAAATTTATCTCGAAATTTCTTATTCCAATATAAATTATCAATAATACTCATTAACCAACTTGGTATAGTATTATCACTAGTAGAATGAATTAACAAATCATTCTTATGAACATAGTAATACCACTCGTCATCAATATAAGTTTCATCAGATATTGTAGTATATAACATATCATCAATATCTTCTTCAAATAAGTCACAAATACTTTTTAAGAACTCAGGAATTTCTTGATTAATTTCATCCTGAAATTCTGGTTTAGCGTGAATTATAAATACTTCACTAGAAGAATTTGTAATTACGTCAGATACACTAATAATTTTCATGCTCGATCTTTAATATATTCAATGTTATTATTAAGTAATTCATCTTCAACTAAACATATACGTGAATAACCTGAGTCTGAATCATCATCCTCTTCAAAAATTGCTTTATCGAGAAGATCCTTCAAGAAAATTTCTAAAACAGAAGTTGCTTTGTCATTATCCAATTTACTTATCTCTTCTATAAAGTCGTAATCACTAAGAAAACTAGGAAGACATAGAGTATCTATTACATCACGAAGTTCATAATTTAAAAATTTTTCGAAAACGTTTTGCTTAGTTATAGTTTTAAAATATTTTTGACATTCTGGAGGAAGTTTATTTAAATCCTTACTATCAATAATAAAAACTTCACTTGACGAATTAGTAATTACGTCAGATACACTTAATATTTTCATAATTCATAAAAGTTTTTAACCCAGATGCTTTTATTTGATCAATTACATATTTAATAAATTCTGGTTCTCTTTCAAATATGGATTCCTTATTTAATATATCATAGGCAAAATCTGGATAAGGAATTTTATCTTCTTCGCGAGTGTCTCCTCCTAAAATAGTGCAATTCTTATATATGTAATCTCTTGTAGCATCCTGTGCTTGGTCTGAATCCAAATATAGTAGATTTTCTATATCAGAAATATTGTATTCTTCTAACCAATCTTTTACAGTATATGAAAATTCCTTTTTATCAAGGTCTGGATATTTTTCATAATATTCGGATACATCTTCCCAAGTTATGTCATTTTCTGGATCGTTTATCATTTCCTCCCAGTCTCCTAACATACCTTTACGTATAAACCATAAATCAGCAGCTTGAGAAATATAAAAGACAGTCCAATCACCAATATCAAAAATTCCTCCCATTCCAGAACCTCTGTCTATTTTTCCTTCATAACCATCTTTATGAATTTCCAACAAGATGTCTTTTAACTCTTTAGCTTTGTACTGAGATGTAAGAAGAAAAACTTCAGAACTACTATTAGTAATTACATCAGATACACTTAATATTTTCATATTTCATCTATTTCCAATAAGTCAGAAACATAAATTGCATAATTATTACACTCTTCAATAACTTCATCCCAATCAAGTCCAATCAAATCTAAATTTTCATTTAATTGTTCAAGTTTAGAACTAGCTTTATCTACTGCATTTTGATAACCAGTTGCAGTAATCTTTTTAATCTGGTTCACTTCATTTACTGTATAAGCAAATATATAAGTATTCATAATATATGATTTTGTTTAGTGTACGCATCAAGTAATTGATAAAAGAAATAATCTGGAATAATAAATACTGTATTATCTGTAGTTAATGTATTTTTCTTCCAACATAAACAGAATGGTTTAGACTTATCTGAACATTGCTCTCTAATATTGAAATAACTAGGAGTGTTTGCATAATTCTTTGCTTGAATATTCACTGGTAACTTACCTTCTACATCACAAATATCAACTTTATCTGCGTCTAGAGAACGGCTTTGTCCCGCAGAACGTTCACACCCTACATATCCAATAGCTCTAAGTTGGTCTCTTATTTGATACTCTAAATCTTTACCTTTGGTTTTAGATTTTTTAGCACGATATGACCTCTTAGTATGTTCATCTAACCATTCACAGCTTATCCCATCTTTAGGAGTAGTATTTTTATTAGCTCTTATCTTAATTGCTTGTACACTTAATCCACTATTTTCACTAGCTTCTTCTATAGAAGCATATTCTTCTGTACGTCCATCTTTATAAGTAAGACGTACAGATGTATTTAGCTACTTCATTTTACACGTTTTTTAATATTCTCTTTTATAAATTCAATAGTTTTATCTTTTCCAAACATCTTATAGAAATCTGATATATCCTTTGCTCCATATTTACGAGGTATCCAAAAATAATTAAGTTCTGGATGCTCTTTTTTAATCTTATTCATATTAGATATTCCAGGTAAATCATTATCATAAAATACAACGATATGATTAAATCTAGTTTTTAAATCTGACAACATTTTATCCGAAATAAATAAATTTTCAGAATTAGGGGCTATTGCAGCTATTCCCATACTATAAAGTACCATACAATCTTTCATAGATTTAGTAATAACTAGTAATTTACTTTTTTTAGGAAGTTGTGCATACCCTTGAACAAGTTTAGATGGAGTATTAGATAAAAATCTATAAGTGGTTCGTTTTGGAAAATAAATTCTCCAATATTCTAATCCGTCCTTTTTTCCTTCATAATAACCAAACATCATACTATCTTTAGAAGAAGTAATAAATAAGTTACCATTTAAGAAAATGTTTTTACAACTAAATACTTTGTATTTGTTTAGAATTTCTGGAGTTATTCCAAAACTCTTCCACCAATCTAATTCTTTCTTAGAATATTCTTTTATCTCTACTCGTATATCGGATGTACCATTATCTACAAACTTTTCAACAGTTGGAATCTTTTTAACTTTAGCTGATTTACCTGAAATAAATCCAAAATCTATAGCTATTTGATTTAAAGCTTGATAATAGCTAAGACCGTATTTATACATTACTACAGCTACAAAGTTTCCATAAAAAGAACCATTAAAATCTTTAAAGATAAGTTCTCCAGCTTTATTTCTATAAAAGGAACAAGTAGGAGATTTGTCTTTTCTAAGAGGAGATTTAAACAATCCTTTCTTAACTGGAATGTCTAGATAATAAGTCATATAGACTTCTTCAGAATGTTTAGATAAAAGATATTCCTTAGTAATTCTGGGTTCAAAATCAAATTTAAGTTCCATATATCTTTTATTTATTAGTTGAACCCAAAATTACTAAAGATTATTGAATTATAAAAGTCAATTAATTATTAATCGTTAAATAAATCATCAAAATCATCATCTCCATTAGAAGCAGAAGATCCATCAATATCAGTAGTTATGGGTTTATGAGCTTCTGGGTCAGAGGGAGATGCAGATTCATACTTCTTCTTTTCTCCTTCTTCCCAAGAACTAAAACTAAGTTTCTTACCAAGGAAGGCAGACATAAATGCTTTACCATCTTGACCAATTGCACAGTTGGTAATACGGGCATATACTTTACCATCTTGAGTCTTTCTTCCACAAAGTTTAAGCTGAATATCATTTTCAGCAGTAGGCATAACAGGTTTAGCTAAAAGCTTCTTAACAACTTCAATAAATTGATCGAAAGTCTTAATCTTACCAGTACTAGTTAATTCCTTAAGTTTCTCAAATCCAGCTGGATTGTAAACTCCAAGAACCTGAGCAATAAAACATTGACTTCTCTCGAAATCAGAAGGCATAGGCTTTCCATTATACTCACCACGCTCAGTAGTGGTTGGTTCAAAGATTCTCTCTTTATAAATACCATCTTCACATTCAAATGTGAAATCCCATGCTTTCCAAGAAGCACCATCTTTACGAGAACCTGTTACTGCATCAGAAACTCCACCAAATTTCACTTTCTTATAAATGTTCCAAGGCTTAAGATAATTACTTTCGGTTGGAGTAGAAATCTCAGAAAAACTTTTAAAACCTGCACTAAAATCCATCATAATTAATCGTCTAAATTATCAAGAGTAAAATCCAATTCATCTACCATTTCTGTTTCTTCATCTGTTAAATTACTATTAAGTTCATCTAATTCTTCTTGAACACTAACTGCTACTGCATCATTCTCTTCTTCTACAGCAGGGTCAGCATTTCTATTCTTTAATACAAACAATCCATTAGTCTTAGGATGAATATCTAAAACAAATATGTCACCAAACTTTGCTAATTCAGTATTATTCTTTCCACCATACCTAATAGTATGTGACTTAGTTAATAGATTACCACCTTTATCGCCAAAAGTTTCTTCTAGACCAATTACTGGATACCGTTTACGATTAATAACTTGCATCTTAATGTTAATCCTATCACCTTCTTCTACTTTCATAGCAGTGACTGCAGCTTCATTAAGAATTAACTTATTATCCTCTCTGATGAGAAGAGGAGTATCATCATCATCCCATTCATTCTTCTTTTTCTTTCTAGTAGTCTTTGGTTTAGAAGCTTTAACTGATTCATCACCAAATTCTCTAGTATCTGTAGTAATTTCTCCAGTAGCTTCATCAAGAAACTCAGTAACTAAGGTTTGTCTAAGTATTTTAATCATTTAGTGGTTCTCCATTTTCAAAAGCGTTAATAGTATCTATAACCAATTTCATATTGGGTTCTATATACTCATCTTCAAAACAACCTGCAGTACATCTACAAGTATCATGCATTCCTCCTTTAGTTCTAAATTTATATTCAACGGATTCTCCGTCATCAGAACTAATTTTCTCAGCATAGATAATATAATTAAACAATCCGTCGATATTTACCTTACTAGTTAACATTTTACCAGTAGTAAACATACGAATTTCTGGGTCTAAATCAGAACCATCATTTACTAAGTGTGAAATAAACACTACAGTTAGGTCGTCTCTTAGAGTCATACTCATTAAAACGAAATCATAGTAGTTTTTTGCAAGTAACGTGAACTTTTCATACCCTTTCTCGCTAGCTTTAGCAAAGGTCTCTTCACTAAGTAAATAATTTACATCATCTATTACCAATACTTTAATTTCTGGCATTTTTAAACTAACTAATTTAGCTATTTGAGTAACTTTATCAAATTTATTACTAAAATACCAATTACCAGACCAATTTCCTTCACTGTCTTTAGATAACTTTTTATAGTTCTTTCTAAATCCAGGTATTGATAACTGTTTAGGAGTACAACTAATAATAAATGTTGTCTTTGGATCTAAATACTTTAAACTGGAGCTTTTACCGCTACCACTAAATCCAGCTAATGCTATAATTTGACTCACAATGTAAATGTTAAATTATCCATTTTTTCATCTTTTTCTTCTTTAGGTTTATCTGCTTTAAATATATTATCATAGTCATAAATTTCTGTAGGCTTAGGAAGCTCTCTAAAATAGCCAGTTAGTCCATCAAAATATAAGACATCAGCAGCATCGGATTCTCCGTATCTATTCTTTAAACAAATAACAGAACGACATCTTCCGCCTAATTTTTTAATGTCATAACCCCTATAACTAGATAACTTATCTTTAATTGGACTATAAACAGCTAAAACAGTTTCAGCATCAAAGCCTGGAACTGAACTATCCATAATATCCTCGATTCTGCTTTCCGAAAACCCTCCTTGCACGCGAGCCATGCTAGTTCCAGTACGATTTGCTTGCATAATCCATAGAAAACTACTATTAGTCCAGTTTCTAAACTTGACACACCAATCAGAGATACCATCTATCTCCTGTTTCTTAGTAGTTCCATTTTGAGGCCGTGCAAGGTTCAAATGGTCTCCGATGAACAATATTACCTTGTCAGGGTTATTAGGCTCATAGCCGCGACTGGGATGGTCTATATCCGTAAATTTTCCTCGGTCTTTCAAGAAATTTATAACTTTAAAATAGAAACTTTTTGAAGTCATAACTCCATCATCAAAGTGCAAAATTTTACATACTTTCTCTAACCACTGTCGAGACTCTTGAACTTTTGCATAATCCTCATCGGATAATTTATAGTTCATTTCAATAGATAGAATTTGTTTAGCTCCTAACCTTATATTATAAGTCTCATAAAGATATAAACTAAGTAATTTAGCTAAAATAAATTCTTTTTTCATCTCTAAGTTAAAGAAAAGTATTTCTAATTTATCATCTTCAAGATGTTGTTGAATTGGTTTATACACATAACTATATAAAGTAACCGTACTCTTACCTACTCCCGAAAGAGCAAACAAAACAGTATAATTAGCTTTCTTTACTCCATCAGTTAACTTATCTAGTTTAGGTAAACCAGTACTATAACCCCAGTTTCTACCTTGTCTGCCAGTATCAATTTCATTATAAAAAGAATCAAGAACGGTCATAAACTCCTAATGGTTTCATAGTTGATGTTTGCTAGTTTACCATCTTTAAGAGCTTGTAACTCATTCCATTTCCTATCTATGATGAATGAGCTGAGAGACATATTAATAAAATGTACTTCATTATTCTGTTCCCATTTAATTAAGTCTATTATTTCTTTGTGTTTCTCTGGATTCCAATTAATTGACTTACTATAATACCTAAAAGCATCTTCTGGAGTATTAAACTTCTTAGATATAGAACGGATTGAAACAATTGAACCGTTAATATTAGCAAACATTGGATAAGTTTCAAATAATTCTGAACCCATCTCAAACGATGCTTTCCAAAATGTTTTAATAACATTCTTATTTAATTCCACATCAAGAGGATTAAATTTTTCTCCTTTGCCAGGTATTTTATAAGACTTGAGTATGACTCCTTTATTTTGAAGAGAAAGTAGAATCTCTCTAAAAGTACTTTTATTGGAATCAATCTGTAAATATCGATATAGATAATCTTTATTATCTTCGAATAGAAGTATAGTCTTTAGAACAAATAGTTCCGTTGGATTAAGTCTATACTTCTCTAAAATAACTATGTCATCATCAATATTATAAGTGTTCAATGTAGTATAAAAATGTTTACACTACGAAATAGTTAATATCCTCTCGGATTTGTAATAATTTGTATAAGAGTTACCAACGAAAATACAAGTTAGTCAAAGACTTACTTGTTGGAGTTATCTCCTCTCCAGCTAATATTTCATCTAATTCTTTTTCATCAATTTTTGTTATGTTTGCTCCATAAGCATTCTTTAACCAAGATTCTTCAACGGTTCCTCTAATAACAAGTATAAAGTTCTCAGCAACTTTACCTTTTTCCATTCTAATAACACGTCCTCTTTTTTGAATAGCTTTAGTCTTACTACTGTCTATACCTAAATGAATAGCAACACTTAAACCTTTCAAGTCTGCACCTTCATTTAATTTTTGGCAAGAGTTAATTAGAGCTGGAGCGGGCATTTCACTAAATTCTTCTAATGTAGCTCGTCCTTTTTTCTTAGACATTTTACCTGTGTAAACATATCCTATACCAATAGACTCTGCCATCTTGACATTATTAGAAAAAGTGATTATTTTTTTATCAGAACGTGCTTCAATTATTTTTCGAGCTATCTCGACCTTTTTAGGATGGTTATTAATGAACTTTTTACGAGCTTGCATTACTCTCATAAAGCCTGCTGAGTGTATTATAATTGACTTTAAAACTTGAGATTTTTCTTCTTTTGTTCCCTTTGGACACATTCTATCCCGAAGTCTAAGTCTCCCGTTTAAACCATTAGGTCCCACGCAGGACATGACTAATCCAAAATCGTGGTTAAAGAACTCAAAGTGCTCATAAAACTCTTTATTTAATTGATTGTAGTAGTCTATGTCGTCTACATCAATTAGAACTGCGTACTCTTTATACTTGCTTATCCACCCATTAAAAAGAGCTTCTTCAGTGGAGATTTTATCAATAACTGGACAGTATTTAGCTATTAACTCTTCTTTTCCATCCAATCTTTCAAATGTTGCAGTTAATCCTAAGATATATTTGTAATTAACTACATTAAATATCTTAGAGAATAATTCTGACCCATAACGATGGAGTTCATCAAGTACTAAGATAGTTGTTTTCCAATTTACCTTAACTGCACTATTAATAATTTGAACTTCTCCATTAAAGGAAAGGCCTCTTTCATCGAGTTGAGCCAACCATTGGTCTTGTAATGCTTGTGTAGGAACTATAACAAGATATTTTACATTAGGGTTGTGCTTAATTGCCTTAGAAAGAATATTAAGCCCAATTCTGGTTTTTCCTAGGCCAGTGGGTGCAACTATACACCCCTTTCCTCGGTGTTTAAACCAGTTTTTCATGCACATTTCTTGTCTTTCGTCCCTTGTATAAGGAGTAAACAGTTCTAATTGTTTCACCTAATTACTCATTTGGTCTGTGTGACTTAAGTTCAATTCCACGAACCTTACAAACTTCTTCAATTTGTGAAATTCTGGTTTCCCATTGAACTATATGATTTTCAATTTCTTCAATAAATCTAAACAGGATTTTATTTCGGAGAAGAACAAGTTGGTCAGTAGTAAGCTCAGAATACTTCTTGGTACGAAGATTTAACATAGCTCGTAATTCTGCATATGTTAATCCAGCTTGATTAGTCTTAAGTCTTACCTTATCACTGAGATTATGACGATGCTTAATAGTCACTAATCTATCAATCAGTTGACCCTTACTATCATATTCCTTTAAATCTTCACGCTCTTGTGGAGTAAACCAAATACCCAACTTAGTAATGAAGTTAAGAGACAAGTGAGTACGGTCAAAGATTCCAAGACTATCCAAACAAGCATCTCTAACTTGTTCAATAGTGATGTCCCTAAATTCTGCAGGAAATTCAGCATCAGATGTTACATTATCAATAGTTACTTCAGAATATTTCTCTTTTGGAAGAACGTCTAGATTATTATCTAAGAGTTCTTTCAAATCCATATAATACAAATGCCTAGAATACAGAGGTCTTCCGTTTGAATTCAAATACTTTCCTTCAACATATCTGATAAATAGTTCAACATTACATTTAGCTTGTTGCTCCTTTACCATTTTAAGTAGTACATATCTTCCAGGATTCTTTCTATCTGTATTATACAACATAGAAAGACAATGATCGTAAAACTTATTTAATTGCTCTTCAGTAGCATCCATTAACTTTATAGTTGGTTGCATTACTTCTCCAGCAACTTCACGTTTTGGGCCTTTCCAAATATAACCATCTATACTATTCAAAGCCTCCTGCAATTTTTCTCCAAGTACTCCCATAATTAAATTTTCTTTTAATCATAAAACAATATCTTTATTAAAATTATCTGGTAAATCTAATATAAACTTAAGAAATTGAATATTAGTATACTTATATGGAACTTGTGTATTAGTATTAGTATCATACCAAGTGTCTTCACCAGCAATAATCTCAGCATACGTGAGAAATCCTGTATCAAAAAGTTTAAAAGACTCATTATCCCAATTAGGATATCTAACACACATTATATATTTATTTGTCCAATGATTAGATTCTAAATTACAAAATACATAAGTTATATATCCATCTATATCTATATTATAATCTACTAATTTAGCCCGAATTGTTATTTTCTGCATAGTCTATACATCCATATTTAGCAAAATCACATCTACAATGATCAGCTTGCCCATCAAAACACGGATATTTCCTACACTCTATACAAGTTCGTTCAGGAAATTTAAATTTAATTCCCCATTTATCTTTACTTTCCACAGATTAATAATATCAAAGATACAACAAATCCTACTCCAGTACCAGTTATTAAAGTATTTTTAACTTTAATAGATTTATTTAACTTTTTAATTCTTGCTTCTTGGTCACTAATAACAGATTGATAAACAAGACTGTTTGTTTCACATTCAGTATTAAGTTCCTTTAAATCAGTAATTTCTTGTTCTAATAAAGGAACTTTTTTACTTAGAAACTCATGCTCAGCAAAAATCATATTAGTTAGCTTTAACTGTTCTGCTGTTATGGTGTAAGTTGTATCGTTCGAGATAGTCTGAGAAAAACAGTGTGTCAGCGGCAAAAGACTGATTAAAAATGATAGAACAATTCTTTTCATAATTAGTATTTAATATGAGGATACTATCTTCGATATTTTCAATCTCATGTTTCAAACTATCAGTAGGAGAGATTATTTTAGATTGTGGTTTATTACAATAGTAAAAAATCCCTCCTACTATGAGCAAACTAATTGTTGCTAAGAGACTCCAAGTTATCGCTTTCATCAAAAATCAAATCATCATATTTGTTATAAGCATAATCCCAATTGGCTAGCTCCTGATTTAGATAGTCTATTACTAACTCAGAAATCTTTCTGCCAATCTTGTAAACTTTCCTATAAGCTTTGGCTTCTGCTATTCTCTTACCAACAATTTCATCGTAAGTGTCTCGTCCTCCGCAAACAGTTTTAGCTTCTACTTCAAAGGTATGATAACCATATCCTACTTTATGCTTAAACGCAGGCTGTGTGAAATACTCACCTAATTTATGTACCAACCGAGGACCCATAAAGTTATATACATCTGACTCTGGAACTTTAACTCCACAATAAAGTTTACAAATAGTGACATTGCCACTCTTAAAGATTTTCTTGTCTACAATTTCGATTTTCATAATTTAAATCTGTTAAATAATTTTTTGATTTTAGTATTTAAATCTATATCATATATTGAACACCAGTCATTTGAGTTGTATATGTCTAATATTTCTTCTGGAGATAAATCTTCTTCTGAAGTGATTTCAGAATGTTTAAGAGGATTTATTTCAATACCTTCTGCTCTTAACCAAACATGAAAACATCCGTCTCCTTCAGGTTCTCCGTCAAATAAAACTGTGTATTCAACTTCTAATTCAGATAACTTTTGAGCTATTACGCTAGCCACATAGCAACACCCTCCTCGATTAATATAATATTTATTATCGAGATATACACAAAGATTGTTAATACGTCTTATTAAACGTTTGACTCTGTAATATCCGGGTCTATTGGTAACTTCTTGCATTTTTCTGTTAATTCGTCTATTATTTCTCTATATTCCTTAAGGTACTCCGACATAGTTAAAGCTTCCTCAGGATGTTTATTATGCATCCTATAGGCAGCAATGACCAATATAGCATGGTCCAAAGTATAACCATATCCTTCTAGCTTAAATTCTTCTCTAGAAGCACATCCTTTCGGTTTAATAGTTTTTAATAAGTACAAATCCCAGAAAATAGCAGAGTTACTAATTTGCTCTAACCTATAATCAGACTCTTCTATAATCATTTCTTTTCTGAACCAGGTCTTGTAGTTGCGTTTTTATGACTCTGTGGATAACTGTCCCACTCCTTCTGTCTCGCTTGTAGCTTCTTTATCCGATTTTTCTGTTTCATAAAACTCGCTAATTTCATTAAACATATTTCTTAGATCTTTTCTAATCTTTTCTTCTGAACTATCTAAATCTTTTTGTTTAAGAAGTTCTACACTACTTTCTATGTAAGCAGATGTTACAATAGCTAATGCAGATAGTCCTTCTAAAATAGTAGGTGCAGAAGCTTGAAACACAGCATTAATAGCTGTAGTTAATTGTTCAATTTTTTCTAATTCTTCGTTATTCATATAACAATAAAAAAATAAGGGAGTACCAAAGCATTACTGCTCTGATACTCCCTTGTTAATCCATAAATTCTTTACTAGCTGCTACAGCTAATGAATCACATAGATTATTAAAGGAGTTGGAAGCATGTCCTTCGACCCATTCAAATTCGATTTTAGTCTTAACTAATGCCTGTGCTTTAGCAAAAACTTTATCAAATTGTTCCCAAAGAGAAACATTCTTTTTACGTTTCCAACCTTTAGTAGCACATCCTATGACATACATACTATCGGTTTTAATCGTTAAAGAATCAATTGGCTGTTTAATAGAACCTAGAGCTAATATGACTGCTCCTAATTCCATTTTATTATTTGTAACACCTTTATATGCTTTAGAGTACCTATATAACTCTTTTTCATTTTCAGTTGCTACTAATGCCAATCCCCCTTGGTCTCTGGCGGAAGAATAACTACCATCGGTATAAATTACCATTACTCGCTCATCTATGCGATTGTATCTACATTAACTGTGTCTACCAATGTATCCACAACTTCTGTAGAATCAGAATTATCTACTACGTTTTCTACTTTGTTTCCAGTACAAGCCATCATAAATAATGAGGCTACAAACACAAAAATTAACTTTTTCATTTTTTTCTCTAATTTACTATACGTTTAAGACATTTTGTATATAAGGTATTACCTTTGCCGGCATACCCAAGATTTTCTAAAAATTTATAATAATCTCCACCCTTATACTTAGATTGAATCAATTTTTTATAGGCCTTTACTGACTCAGCCCAGTGAGTATAGGTTCTATAGCCCCTTGCACTATTTAAACCAAAGAGATTATTCTTTACTCGGCAGATTCTTGAAGTGTAGTTGCCAGTCTCGAGTTTGGCTTGAGCTAACACTATTTCAGGAAATTTAATATCGTTTTTTATTAATTCTGCCATCAATGTACTGTCATTTAAGGTTTGAGAGTTAGCTAAGCTCACACTACCTATAAATAAGACAATACATAAAACTAATTTTTTCATCATCTACTGATATGATTTCATTAATCTGCTCATAAACATGGATTCACTCCTGCTTTTATTGCTGGACCATACATTTTGCTCCAACTGTTAACATAAGCTCTTCCAATTCTCTTAACTAAACTAATTGCTCTCTTCATAATTGTTCTTAAATTTAAAGTTTAATAAATAAATAATCTGAGAGGACGGAGGGAGTTTGATAGGGTTCGAACCTATGTATACCAGAACCACAATCTGGCGCCTAACCACTCGGCCACAAGCTCCATATCAAAATTTTGATTCATCAGACCTGCTGAAAAGGTAAAAGGACGGGCTAATTCAGCCCGGCCTTATATATAATATACTACTTAATATACTACTCTCTACCATTAAATAGGGTGTGTAGTAACGTAGTTATTTTATATATAATAACAACAACTGCCTCAGTAACAGTAAATTTAATAGAAATTTCGACATAAAACAAATAAAATTTCTATCAGTAAACTATCTGACTGTTATCGAACACAATTTTATAAATTTTTTTCGAGACTACCAAATTAAAAAATTTTGAAGCTAATTGGTCAATTTTTTCAAAAATACAAAAAGAGAGTTTAATCCAGGTAGTTTGTTAGCCCTATCCCTTCATAAACTCTCTCCCATGTCCTTTTAGTAAAAGAACTAAAAACCCGCAGATTTTCATGTTGTAAATCCACGGCAAAAAGTCACTAACAATTTAATAAAAATAATTAATTGGTGCAAATAACAGACACCACCTTTGTAGTTCCGTTTACTGCACCAATCATTCTATCATCAGCTTTATATTGCCATTCTACGTCTCGAATCCCAAAATGGCCCAAAGCATTAACAACTTCCTGTCCCTTTTGAACAGGTTCTTCTATTCCACCACACTGATATACACCAGTACTAGTGTCAACAATTTGTACAAATACTTTCATAACTATTCGTAATAGTACTCATATTTAGATACTATGTTATATCTAATGAGTAATTTAATAAAAAAGAATTTAATTTTATACATAATAGAGCTTCATACCGGGCTCGAACCGATATCTTTACATTACAAGTGTAATATTCTACCAATTAAACTAATGAAGCAATTTTTAAGTGGGACAGGGTGGTTACGCTCCACCTCCTCTGGATTTTCAGTCCAGCGCTTCTACTAAGTTAGCTTCTCTCCCTAAAATGAAGTACCCATGCTTCAAACAAACTACCCTAGAAATAGTTCTAACACAAATACTCCATAACCTTGCCAGGTTGGGCTGGAATGGAGAATTACGATATCTCGACCGACGGCTTAACGGGCCGTTGCTCTGCCTCTGAGCTACATTCCAATAATTACATTCCACTATCCTGTTACAAGGAGCGTCTTTACCTCTCACTCTTTAATTATCGACTTGCCTACAGTAACTTCTCCAACTTTTTAAAGGTTGGCGTTTCCTTCCTTATATTCGTTTAATAATCTATTTTTTAATTGCCATTTATCTCTTAAATCAGAATCCCAATCAAACCATTCTGTCCATTGGATTCCATCTTTTGTCCAAAATTGATAACGTTTCTGTACCATAAGTACCCCAAGCAGGACTCGAACCTGCGACCCATTGCTTAGCTTACCACACTATGTTACCATAGCCAAACAATTAAAGGAACTTTCGTGGAATTTGTATATTTATACTATATGTTCCTCTCACTTCATACATATTACTATGCACCTTCTTCGAGTTGTTTGTTGTAGTCTGGAATACATTATTACCCTATCGAAATTCTTGCAAGTAATAACTTTTCCGTTAAAACGAGCTTTATCTGCCCTAGGAATCATTATAATTTCAACTTAGGTATCTCCTCTATATTCTCTACACATTTATGATACTTACATATTGATTTTTACACGATAACTCCGAGTTAATTCTCAATTAAGTATGCACATAGGTTTGCAAGCTATCCACATACGTTATAGTCAATAAAATATCAATAGTTTTCTCAATTTAGCACGGTATTATCCTTACACATTATTGGTTAGTGTTCTGTCCCTACGGTGCTGCTATAACAGATTTCGTGTTGCAGGGTTGAGGAAAGGACTTCCACCGTTTTAGGGAGATTCTAACAAGGACTTTCGTGCCTTGTCACTCCTTTTTTTAAGGCAATTGCTCTAATCCACTGAGCTATTGGGGCATAAGATTATCAATCCCATTCTTCTTCTATAGGTTTAGAATACTTAGGACGGTTGCTACAATGACATTTATTGTTTTGTGGATCTGATGAAACTATCATTATCTTTTTATCAGAATCTATCTTAATTACTACTGTTTCAGGCTTTACATACTTCTTTTTCTTCTTTTCCATATCGTTTAGTTTTAAAGATTAAGTGGACCCCCTCAGGCATGATCTGAGACTCTCGCAGCTTATGAGGCTGGTGTTTTAACCAATTAAACTAGAGGTCCTTATAGGAAGCAATTACGCTTCCAATTATTGTTCGTCTGGAAATGCAGGATCTGAACTTCTTGCTTCTCCAGTCTTAGTGTCTATCCAAATTTGTTCTTCAACATTACCAAACACCCATTGAGCGTTACAATCCAGTGGTCCTATAGGCAATCTCAAACAAACATGGCGAGAATGTGGTTTAGGAAGATTAACTTGAGATATTAATTCACAAGCTTTGGTATAAGAGATTTTTAAGTCATTATAATTCAAAGGATGATCCTCAATCCAAAAACCGTGAATAGAATCTGTAGTAACAGTTCCATCAGAGAAATGTTGAGTTTTATAAACATAAACATCACCATCATTAACAACTTGATAGATATTTACAAGTTCAGCAACTTTCATGTCTGAGTCGGAATCAAGATAATCTTCTAACAGAATAAGACTCTCATACCAACGGAAATCTTTATCTCCATATTTAGCAGTCATAGAATCTAAATCTGCTTTAATTGTCTTATCCACTGTGGTGGTAACTTGTGGAACAGGCTCTACTTTTTTATGCTGACAAGCAGCTAGCATAAGAATTAGCGAAAATAAAAATAGAAATTTCTTCATTTTGATTAGTTTAAAGTTAATAAAGTATCACCTCTCCACAGCTGACTTTGGTAAAATCCAAGGCTGGAGAGGTGATATAGTTAAGAGTAAGAAATAACGATGTAGTCAAAGACTATGACTAAAGCAAAGACCAGTCCATTCATCAAAGACGAAGGCCTATAAATTTTAAGCGAATGGACTGCCGGGGGTTAATAACCATGCTTTAAGATTTATATAATGTTATTCCTTATTCTTATAAAGTTGAAGAATATTGTTACCTATGTAATCTCAGTCTTCAACACCTAAAATTAATTATTGTTACCTAAAGAGTTTAGGTGTTCGTACAGAGGTTGGAATTTTTCAGGAATCACAATCTTTAATGCAGAAATCCGCTGATTTTCTTGAGTTTTATATATTTTAAATTGTGTTGTGATATTATCAAGTTCTGTAGTGTACTTATTAAAAGCATCCTCATAAGCTTGTTGTAACTGAATATTTCTTTTATTAACCTCTTCCTTAAGTTTAAATTTAATTGAATTTAGTTGCTTTTCATACTCCCTATGGAGTTTTTGCAAATCAGTAAATACCTTTTCAACCTCGCTAGGTTGAACTGAACACGTAGAAGTATAGATAATTAAATCCCTCCCACTGCCAACAACTTGAGTTGGATTAGCCAAATCCTCATACATCTTCTTTCTAGAACTAGATAGATTAGATGTAGACTGAGGATGAATAACCTGTCCTATTGTAGAAGCCAATGCTTCTAGTCTCAAATAGTTTTGACGTTCTTTTATATTAAGGAAACCCAATACATCCTCTTCAGTAATTTCTTCAGGTCGAACAGGTCTTTTCGGATAAGTAATGCCTTTAAGCTCACAAAACTCATCAATGGACAAATTACTGTTTTTGACGAGAAGAGCCTCTTTATCAGCAATAGCTTCTCTTAACCATGCACAGAACGCATTTAATTCTCCTATACGAATTACAGATTCACGTATAAAGTCCAGATTAGATAATCCAACTTTAAAACGTTTCTTTTCCCCATTAATAAGTTCTACATCTACATTAGTTAATTGTAGATTCTTAAGCTTTTGGGTATCAGCTTCCCGTTGTTCCTTAGCTAAGTTTGCTAGGAAATTGGCCGAAGTACTAGTTATTCCTTGGCCATCAGTTAAAAATACACTCATAAAATTAAATTAATTAACACTATATTCTAATAAAAAAGCTGTTATCATAAACCAACTACTAAGAATGGTTAAGATAATAATTATACTAACTAATATCTTTTTTAACATAATAGCGAGCTTTTATTGTATCTAACAGAGAATCTTTACTAATTTGAAAACGTCTACAAATATCAGCTAAAGAACATTCTATGTTCTTATAAAGATCTTCGTTCATATGGAATAAACATATTATCTTTACTACTGCAAGTAAAACGTTTTACCAACTTGTCTGTTTTAGGGTAGTTACGCACATATCGTGCGCACTTTTCACGCTTAACACATGAATGATTGTTACATAAAGTGTTCATCTTAAAATAATACTAGCTAAAATACTTACTAATAGAAAATACGTAGCAATAAACCAGGGGACAAGTGCTTTTACAACACTTTTTACAATTTCTTTTTGCATAATTAATTAATTTTTAAGTTAGTCGAGGTGACCCGACTCGGACGGGCGACCACAGCATCCCAAATGCCGCATTCTACCAACTGAACTACACCTCGTGTTGAGCGTTGTAAGAGATTCGAACTCTCTCCTTGGCCTTGGAAGGGCTATATGCTACCATTAACACCAACAACGCAAAAAATACTGGCTTCGAGCGGTTTTATCTCTACTTTATATTACTCACATATTCCTAAAAGGCCCAGTTATTGTAATATCCCGGTATCAAGCTTCAGTATTTGGTTCGGGGACCTAGAATCGAACTAGGAGCAATAGCTTATGAGACTATTATGTTACCCTTACACTATCCCCGTGTCACGCCGCCCAGAATCGAACTGGGATTCCAACATAGAAAGTGTTGTGTCCTAACCATTAGACGACGGCGCGGTAAAAGATGGTCACTCTGTAATAACCATCTTTCTTTTTCAATTAGTTTTCTTCAGGATTGTCAGGAAAACTAATAAAAGACTTCTACTCACTTCCACCAGTAGAAGGTGGGCATATCGCTGACCTAGATATGCTAAGGACAGAAGTGGAGCTATCGAGACTCGAACTCGAAAAAATAGCTTGCAAAGCTACTATGATATCCAATTTCATCATAACCCCAGTTTGCTAGGACTTCCTCTACCTAGCTTTGCAGATTTATATTAATAATATGACTTGCTTCAGTTTCTCTTTTCTTAGATACTCAAGGTACCACACAAGTCTTTTTACTAGAAATGTTTTAGAACTTCGGCTGCGGAAACTAACAGGAGTTCTTGCGGCTAGCGATATTAATAAAGGTTTACCTATACTAAAGCAATAGGTTGCTTCTGTGCCTATTCACAGCTCACAGGTTCTGCTTAACCTTACCCGAAAAGGATTATAGACAGCCATACTGGAGTCGAACCAGTTTAAGTGATTTTGCAGACCACTACATAGCCGTTCTGACAATGGCTGTGTACGCCTACTAGGTGCCGCCCCTAGGACCCCAATCTTAAAAGGATTGTGCTCTACTGCTGAGCTATAGGCGTGAAAGATGTTTAATGAACATCTATAATAACAATTCTCTGAGATTCATCAGAGACAGCTCCATATCCTCTTAAAGAGTTAACTTTAACTCCACGCATTCTAAGATACATAGCTGTGTTAATAGCACGTCTTTCAGATAAGTCATTATTGAACTCTGGACTTCCTTCTGGAGAAGCAAATCCATAAACATCAACATTGACCTCTGACGGAATGTTGTTTAGAATATTCTTAGCATCATTAGTAAGAACATCGCTTCCCTTAGCAAATGTTATAACATAAGGATTTATAATAGGAGTATTAACATACTCAGTAATAACTCTAGCAGGTTTGTTTGCTTCTGCTCTAAGTTTATTAATCCTATCATTATAATCGCCTATATTATGCATTATAAAGTTCTTATGACTAACTCCAAAGTGATAAACATAAGAGATGTTTATACCAAGATATGCATGTGTCCTATTAAAATGAACTGCATCTCCTTTATTAGTAAGATTCCAATAAACTGCTGGACTTATAACAAATGAATGTGTTCTATCCCAAGAGTTAAATTGAAAATCTAAACCAGTCTTAGAAGTTAGTTCATCATTATCACCATGTCCTATTCCCCAGATATGAGCCCAACCAATACCAGTATTAGTTTTTAATTCAAAAGGTCTAACGTCATATCCACAAATAGCATTAGTTAAATTAATAGTACCACTAACAGTAGTATTGATACCTTTAAAAGCGGTCTTACTTCCAAGAGTATTAATATAGCCATCGTGATGTCCACTAATATGGTCATTTAATGATACTATACTTTCTATTTCAACACCATAAACAGGAGTAATTTCTTTACCCGCCTTTAAACCAACTACCTCATTAACAGGAAACATTTGATTGAAACTAAGTGGAGTATTAACACCACCAGTAATTCCAATGTACATATTGTCAAAGAACTTTGTATTCTCAGTTGCTACCTGAGCTGACAGGGACAATGTTAGCAACATTCCACATAAAAAACAAAGAAGTTTTTTCATTTTAAGATTTTTTAAATTTAACATTATTTTCGCATAAATTTCTTATCTAATTTATTGTTCCAATCGGCCAATCCATCGGAACTAAAACTCCAAGTGTTAGAACACTCCTTTAATCTGTGCAAGGGTTCTTTACCTATCTTAATAAATATTCGAGAGAGCCTACGAAACAATCTATTAGCTAACCTTTTATCCTTTTTATTGGATTTACAGGTCCATGTAATACATGGGTGCTTTTTGTAACTTCTACTCATAATATTAAGGGTTAGTTGGGATGGGCAGAGTCGGACTGCCATTACCAGAGTCAAAGTCTGGTGTAATAAACCGTTATACCACATCCCAAAATGCCACTTTTTGTAAGGAAAGTAGCTAAACCTAGTTCTGTTCTTTAACTCCCGAACTAAGGAGCACAATATTAATAACTAAAAATCAAACATCCAAATTTTTAACAGAAATTAACTATCATAATACTCTTTAATAACTTCCATAAGTAATTCTTGAATATCCTCTGGAAAATTATCAATAAAGTACTTCTTATCTTTAGTTGTCAACATTTCTCTTAATTCAGAGTCAGTTGTTAACTTCTGAATTAAATCAGCTGCTTCTTCACAATCATTTTTAAGAATCTTGTTTTCTTCTTCAAGATCGGAGATGGTCTGTTTATATTCAGAAGCTTTAGAACGAGCTATTTTTAAATCAGCTAAATATGAATCTGTTTTATTATGTTCTTTTAATTCAGTTATTGTAGATAACAAAGAAGTTTTTTCTGAGTTTACTTTATTTAAAGTATCTTGTAAAGAGTCAACTAATTGTTTTAAGTGCACTAATTGTGATTTAGCTTTATCTAATTGAGTTTGCATATTCAATTCGGGCTCACAATCCTCAATATAATACTTATGAATTAGTAAATCTCCAACCTTCTGATAGGAAGCATAATAATAAAGATGTCTATTAATCTCTACACAAAACCCCTTATCATAGTCCAGCGAAAATACTTTAATACAAGATCCTCCTCGACTTTTACTAGGAGTATGATTAGCTATTCTAGCTAACAAATATTTATCTTTGAATAAATAAACTGATCCAGTAGCTGCTTCTTGAATTTCATAATTAACTTTCTGTTGGACATATTTAATTAGTTTGTGAACTTTCTCGTCCATCCGATTCTAATTTGTTAGCAGTTTCTTTGATTTTTGCCATAGCTTTAGAATAGAAACTAATATTCCTAAGGAGTCTGCTTATAGGTTTACTCCCTGCATGTTTACCGTCAAGATGCAACCTCTGAGTTTGACAAATAATCATTTCATGTCTTTTATCTACTGGCTTATGATTCTGTTCGGGGTCTAAATAATTACCCCAAGGAGATGTTTTTGTCCACATAGCTTACTTCTTCTTTTTAGTTGTAAACATTATTGCCCAATTACAGTAGTGTTCGAGATAATCTAATTTTCCGCACATATGAATTGATAGCGGAGTTCCTACTGGGATACGAACTACCTGATGTAGATAGTCAATATCTGCTTGCCACTGAGTTTTTAACTGAGCAAGCACACTTCTTTCATCATGTTTTTTCATTTTACAAAAGTGTTTTACATTTTACCAATTAATTTTGTTTTAAGATTTTTGATTTCACTAAGAAATCTAGAGCATTCTTCATCATAGGTACGACCCTTATGATGAATTTTTCTACCATTTCTAGTAGATTCCCAAGGAGCCTTATCTTTATTGGCTGCTTTAAACTGTTCGTAACTTTTCTCCAATCTTGCCAGAGCAGCTCTCTGACGAATAATCTTCTTCGTATTCATTACTTAATTAATTAAAAAAATTAAACAAATAGTGCACCTAGTGAGACTCGAACTCACACTCCCGAAGGAACTAGCTCCTAAGGCTAGCGCGTGCTACCAATTTCGCCATAGGTGCTCCTAATTTTTTATGAGTGACTAAGACCATACCCAAGTTCAAAGAAATGTTTGGCAATATCTTCATTACTTGGAATAAATTGATAATCAATACCTTTACTTCTTGTGATTATTGGTTGGTTATTAAAATAATCTTTAATTTCTTTCTCTAAGTCCACCTCTTTTACTTCAAGGGTGTCGATGAAAGAAAGAATCTCTTTGCATTCCTTTTCTGCATAAGGTGCTGGTGCGAGCGCACGTTTAGACCCCCAAAATTCTTTCCTTCTCTCTATCTCCGCCACTACATCCGCTTTGTCAATCAATTCCATAATCGTTATAATTTAAGTCATCATTTGTTATATCCATATCACATTTAAAAACCAACTCATAGTCTTGGTATCTCCAAACAAATTCCTCCCATGCCGCCTTTGCTTCATCTTTCCATGATTGGGGTACAGCGAGTTCACATAACGCCCTTTCCGCTTCATAATGCCTTTCGCAAGCATTAAGTAATTTTTCTTGAACTTTCTGCTTTATAGCGTCTTTGTCTATGTACTGTTTCATAACTTATTCTCCTTTATCCTCCTATTCTTTGTTTAATAGATTTGAGCCAATCTGATGTTACGGTATGGCCTGAGTTTTCGCATAGATTATAAGCCGCTTTATATTGTAATTCATCCCATTTACTCCATTCTTGTTTTGGTTGAACACGAACTTTGTTTTTAAGTGAATAAATCCAATCAATATCGGATTCAACACTGCTTCTATATTGCTCTACTTTAGCATTCTTAGCTTCCATTAACAATATATTCAATATATTTGACATGTGATTTTTATCATCTTCAGTCCAATCTTTTTGTATTTCGCTAATAGCATCTGCTTTTCCCCTTTCATATTCTGCATTAAAGAAATCAGATAATATAGGACGGTTCTCAATCTTCTTCAACTCTTTTTTCTCGGAATCCCATTCATAGCCATCTTCTTTCATCTTTTGAAACAATAAATCGCGTTGTTCTTTGGTTGCTGGATGAACATTTGTACGATGTCCACACTCACCCCCATAAAATATACCACTAAAACCAATAAAACAATATGAATTAAAGTAGTCTAAACCACGCTCTTTGTAAATAGCAACAAATGGATACTGATAATCATCAATAGGTTCTATTGCAAGTATATCACCAGGCTTTGCATCATTGATAGTCCAAAGATGATAGTCATTTTCTAAGTCATTGAAATAAAAAGTATTAAAATCTTCACCATCAAGAACATAAGACTTATTTGTCATGTTGACAATTTGTCTTATAACTTTTCTACCATCTGACATATCATGTACTACCCAATTACCAACATTAAATTTTGGCTCAACCTTATCAGCAGGCTTATGTTCAACAGGCTTACAAAAATGAGGGTCTATACTATTGTAGTCTTGTATAGGGGTTTGTTCATCTTGCTTTTTAGCGGGCTTATAAGTTCCGTCATTTTGAACTACATTTAGCCAAAAACTAAGACTTCCTATAAGTTCTTCTTTAGGAAGACTGTCAAACTTTCCAATAAGGGCTTGCAATCTTGTATCAAACTCGGTTGGATTTATTTCCACAGGTTTACCTTGCTTTTCAAGTTCAGCGTATTTATCGAGAATTTCTTGTTTGCCCTCACGATAACCTCTCCAGTACTCTTTATTTGCATTATCTACGTTAGAGTTTTGTTTTTCAAGCCAAGCAAGCGCCTTTTGAACCATCGGTACATTTATGTCATTTTGCTTCATTGTTCTAATGAGATACTGCCTAACCTCTTCATCTTCTTTATTGATGTTTTTGGTTAGTTTTTGCTTTTCAAGCCAATCAATATAGCGTTCTTCATTAGGAATATTAACTTTGACAAATTTAATTAGTTCTTTCCTTATCTTCTCATCCTCACTCTCTTTGAGTTCGGGGAAGATTTCTTCAAAGTCCTTTTCGTAGGTGATTATTGTCCACCCATTTTCCTTGCCTTTTTCGATTAGTTCTCTAATCTTTTGCAATGCTTCTTTGTATTTCTTTTCGTAGTCCATAATCACAATAAATTAAGTTCATGAAGTTTAATAATCATTTTGTAGCAAGCATCTATAAGGTTGTCTGCTTTAAAATGTAAACCACTCATGTGTGGGTATGTGATATAGTTGTCATAAAGTGATATTACTGGTTTGCTACCTTGAATTTCCGGTAAAACACAAAGCAATGCTGCAAGACTCCAACAAGGAACAACATCAACTTCCTTGCCAACAAGAAGACCTTTATATTCTTCTTTCCATTCAGAATATGGACGAAGAATCACATCATAAGGGTCTTCACCAATACATTTATAGCACATGTCTGCACTCTCAAGTGGCAGAAACTCTACCAACTTTTTACTTTGTTCTAATGATGTATAACTTTTCATAATTAAATATATTCTTCTTTTTTTAACCAACAAACCATTTCAAATATAACATCTATCATATTATAAGATTCTTCACAAATATGTATACTAACATCGTCACTTTTGTAATAAGCAACCCATCTGTTTATACCATCTTTTGAAAGATAAAACTTATAAACATTTCCATTATCATCCATTATTGAAGGTAGAATAAAATTAGATAATGCGGCAAGACTCCAACAAGGTAATTGATTATATATTATAGAATAATCTCCTATATGTGGTATAGGGCGATAACCATTTTCAAAAGAATGATTAGAATAATACATATCAGCACTTTTAAGTGGTAGAAATTCTGCTAACTTACGACTCTGTTCTATATCTGTATAACTTTTCATATTTTACTCTTCTTTCATATATTTCTTAATATCCTCAATCAACGTATCTATTCCATAAGAATTCCCAAAATGAAAATTTCTAATAATGTAACCACTAAGTAAATGTTCAATTCCTTCACAAACCTTTTCAATAAAGGCATCAGTGCGGATGTATTCAATATCTCTATGAAAATTTAAATGGCTTTTACTAAACGTTGCAAGTAAAACATTATCTGGTTCTCCAAAAGAAGGAGTCATATAAATCTTCTCTGGTGCTTCGTTTGCTTTCATAACTTATCCCACTTTTGCTTTAAATCCAAGTTCAAAGAAACGTCTTGCCGTATATAACGCATATAAATCATTAAATATATAGTTCTCACAACATTTATCAAATTCTTTCTCTAAGTCAACCTCTTTTACCTCAACATTAAAACTATTTGTATTCAGTAAATCATCAAGATATGCCCATTTTACAGTGCCATTAACAATTTTTCCTATTGTTGAAACTGCTAAACCATCTTCTTTTATACAAATAATTTGATTTGTACTATCTTCAGGAACGGTTGTTCTTGCATTATTCCAAATAAAATTTTCCACCTCTTTCACTTCAAGGGTGTTGATGAAAGAAAGTAATTCGTTTAAATCTTCAATATTACTTTCATATACAGGTTTTATCATCTGTATATTTTCATAATACTTTTTTATTCTCTCTATCTCCGTCACTATAGCGGCTTTGTCTACCAGTTTCATAATCAATCTTTTATATGTTTATCAACAAATATCATCCACTTAATCTGTAATGCGACCAAAACAATAATGAATATAATTGTACCAAATAATACCAGAGCATGTTCAAGACCCCAAGAAATCCACATTAGAATAAATAGTATCATACAAAGAGGAACTATTGTTATCAAAAACTTTAAAAACTTTTTCATTTGTAAATCGTGTTGTTAGCTGTAATCTTCTACATTAATTTATTTCTGCCGTTCTTCAACAATTAGTTCAATTCCTTTCATATCTGTAATCATGTTAACAAGTTCTTAGTTTTGAAATTTATTATAGTATTCGTGTATTAAATTATCTATATTATTTTTTTCTACACCCATTCTCATATTTCTCCACCTTGTTATCAATTCGTAGTTCAATCTAATTGGATTAGGAATTTTCTCATTATTAAGAATACCAACACATAATTTTACTTCTCTTGAAGTGATACCTTCGAATCCGTCGGTTTGTACGAAGTTGAAAAGTTGTTCGTCTTTAAAATCATCATCATCGTCAAGAATGACATAACTTTCGAGTTCTTCTTTATGATTATCAACCCACCTTTGTATTTCATCACCTCTCCAAGTACCTTTACTATCTGTTATATCATAAATCTGATTAACAAAATTTTCAAAAGGTGTTTTTATATTTTTGGAACATTTTTTATTATATATTTTGTTTTTGAAATCCTCAACATTATCATTTTCATGTTTCCATGATGAACTGACAACAATCTTTGCGTCTGTTTGTTGTATAATCTCGTCAAGTAATTTTAACTTTTCAACATCAATATTCCAATGGCTGTAATATGTTGTTATTACACCATCGAAATCAAGAAATATTACTTTCATTTTCAATCTTCTTTCTTAACTTTTGCTTTCTTGTATTTCTACTTATACAATCAGTAATGTTTTCCCACCAATTTATCCAACCTTTCTTTGGATGAACATCTCGCTTTGTAGGAAACTTAACTGTTTTTCTTCCCTCAGGTTTCATAAAGATTATTTTCTTCAGTTACTTCAATAGCCAATTCGCGTTTTATGAGGCCTCGGAAATCAAAATGACGAGCATTAAGCCAATCTAAATATTCTGAAAAAGTTTCTTTATTAAGTTCCTGATGCTCATGTGCCTGAAAAGTAAATTTATATTGAAATGTATAATACTCTTTCATCTCTTCCTCGGTCATAGATGACATTGGACGGAGATATGGTTTAAGATATATTTCATCTTGAATATACAAGCCAAACACATCGGTATTTAATGTTAAACAACCTTCACTACATATTCTTAATCTATCACTACTGCCATGCTCTTTGCTGTAGGTAATATCAACCTTGACATTATAAGGCAATCTTGCAGAAAGGTCTTTTAATAATAGTTCTTTATCTTCTTGTGTCATAGATTCCTTTATTTATAAGATTATTCATTTCTTTTCTAAAATATTCAAGTTGAGTTGGAAGAACATTATTAATCCATTCATCAATGTAATGATGATATTTATTATGCCAACTTGTTTTGCATCGCCATAATAAATAATCTTTTTCTTCCTGTGTCATAGTTATTTATCTTTAAAAACCACGACACTATCTATAGGAATACTATCTACATAGGTAATTTTAAGTGTAGTCTTTCCTTGATAGACATCCATTGCTGTAGGATGATTACCTGCAATAAAAATTATAATTCCTACGGTTACTGCAAATATTCCTACTATAGCTCTTAAATCACAATCAGTAACAGCAGTAATGATTATTACACCGAGCGAAACTAATATAGCACCTACATAAATCATAATTATTTTTTTTTAATCAGTAATAGGTTTTCCGAAATACGGATCAATACTATTGTAATCTTTAACATTAGAATTATCCTGTTCCCCTTGCTTTTTGCTTGGTTTAGCCACTCTCTTTAATTGTGAAAGATTTACAAGAACACCATCTCTATTGCGTGTTACTTTATCTCCTATTTGAATCTTATTACAAAAATTAGCGTATGCACCTTGTCTTTCAAGCCATGTAATACATTTTTCTATGCAAGACACATCACTTACATAACATTTTTGCTGATTGAGATAAAATATGCACGTTTCTTTCATTTCTTCATCCTCTTCACTATTTGTAGATGTTTGTTTCCTACAAATATAATTGATATATCTTTGGGCTTCTTCATACGGAACATTATCCCAAAGTATTTTACATATCTTTTTCCTTATCTTCTCATCATTAGATTCTTTAAGTTCTGGAAAGATATATGCAAGGCTTTCTGTAATAGTGCCTTGTTCATACAATTTCTTAGCTTTTTCTAAAGCTTCGTTATATTTGTCCAACATTTATAATGGTTTTCTTATGCAAATCTTTTCTGTCCATTTTAATAGCCATTTCAGCTTTTTCTAAAGTATCATAGAAACCTGTTGTATAGGCATCTATATTTTCAAAGTTCCACCAGAATAATCCAAGTATTTTCTTTTGTGCTTCGTAAGCTACGTCACCATTAGGATATTCGTGCTTTACAATTCTATATTTTGCCAAAGTATTTTTATATAAAAAATGCTCCTCTCTATATAGAAAGGAGCATTATTACTTTAAAGAGTAAAAAAAAAATAATATACAAAGAGTTACTGGACAAAGCTGTTTTATACGTTTCCTAGGCCATATATTTCTTTAAAAGAGTAAGACCTTTACAATGTCTCAGTTTATCAAGACTTTTTTCTTTAAGTTGTCTTGTTCTTTCTCTAGTCAATCCAAGCTCTATAGCTATTTCATCTAAAGACTGTGGAATACAATTAATACCAAAGAATTTTTTCAGTATTACAATTTCTCGTTCATCAAGTACCTTACTAAGAACAGCATTAAGCTCTATAGTTAATGAAGAAGAATCTTTAGTTTCTTCTGCTTGCAGAATATTTGAAAATGGCATATTATCATTGTCTAACAACAAGTTATCCAATGAAAGATGTTTCTTATCTGCAATAAGAATTGGTTTAATTTTACTTTCTTTAATATTAAATTTATTTGCAATTTCATAGGAAGTAGGTGGTCTTCCATTTTCCTGTTCAAAACTCTCTTTATAAGTATTTATTTTATGTAAGAGAGTTGCCTGATTTAAAGGAATATGAACCATTCTACTTTGTTCTGAAAGTGCTAGCAGAATGCTTTGACGTATCCACCAAATAGCATAAGAAATAAATTTAAATCCCCTAGTCTCATCAAACCGTTCAGCAGCAGTTATTAATCCAAAATTACCTTCATTTATTAAATCAATTAAAGATAATCCTTGATACTGATATTGCTTTGCTACTGAAACAACAAAACGAAGATTTGCTTTTATGAGTTCGTCTTTAGCTTGTTTGTCTCCTTTATGGATTCTTCGTGCTAATTCTTCTTCTTCTAAAGGAGAAATAGTTTTAATTTTTGAAATATCTGAAAGATATTTTGCTAGTGCTCTATCTGTACGATTTGTCAAATTGACATTAATCTTTAGTTGTCTCATCTTTCTTTTAATACAATTTTAGTTAACTGTTCTATATTCTGATGTCTTCATTGCTAATGTTATTGCTTCTCCTACGAGTGCGAGATTGGCAAGTAGATAGTGGTCTCCGACGGTTGTTCCCGCGATTTCCGCAGTTGTAAGTAGTTGGGAACGTAGCTTTCGGTCGTTGCACATTGTTGCAGCTCCGATAGCAAAAGCTGTTCCTGAAGGACTGAGATTGAAGATTATTGGTCCTGCATCAATATCGAATCCGAAGAGACATTTTTCTTGATGATATTCTTTGATTCCCGGAATTGGGAGATTTTGTTTGAAGAGTTTCTTAAATGTCCCGAACTGTTGTTTTGCGAAATCGATGTCTATTAATGACAAGTAGTAACAATTGAGTGCAGAATAGGATCCTTTAATAGTTGAACTTATAGTTCCATCGTCTTCCAAATAAGATGTGAGTAATCCTGTATTCTTTTCAATCCATTCCGTTTTTGCTTTACTCATCCATTTGTCTACGAGGTCTTGGTATTTTCCATTATATAGCTTACTATAGATATTTAATGCTACAATTGCAACAAGCATATCTGGAATGTAGATTTGTTCGTAGGGGTAAGTAGGAATGTTAAGTATAGGACTGTTACTAATTCGTTTATACATTGCTTTACAAAGAGAATGATATAAGTAATCGAATTGATTATCATTATAGACGGACTTATATTCTCCTATCATCCATGCTAAATGACTGTAATAGGAAAGATGACTAAGATTTCCATCTAATCCTTTAATAGGATCTTCGTACCATCTTTTTGTATCGTACTCTCTGATTTCTTCAGACATAGCAATTTTGATAATCTTAACTATTTGTTCTTTGTAACTTGGCTTTGCTATGTTTGTAAGTGCCTTACAGGCCATCGAACAAGAATAGATAGCCCATTCTCCCTGAAATTGTGATCCAATTTGTTGGGGCATTTCAGAAAGAAGTTGTTGAGATGAGGTTGCTATTTTGGAGATGAGATAATTAGCCCGTTTAAGGACGTCTTTTTTCTCACTTCTTAGTCTGAATATTATAACCCATATTATTTTTACAATAATGGGAAACAACAGAATTGTGAAAAGGATTTTCATTGTTTTTAATTTTAATTAGACTTATGCCTATTTTTATGCCACTCTTCCATAGAGTAAAGAACAGCTACCATTGTAAAAACAAATCCTAGCAATAATGCTAGCATAATTCCAAGAATAATTAATAGATCTGTTAACATATAATTTATTAAAATTATGGAGTAAGATTACTTAGATCAATATAAATTTCAGGGGGAGGTGATGCTAAATCTCCTGTTAAGGGTATTTTTTTCGGAGTATTAGAAGTCGCTGCCTCCCAAGGAGTTCTAACAATTACAGGTGTTCCAGCACGATCGGTAGCCTCTAAACCTACTCTCATTAAAGCTTTCTGCCAAAGAGGAGTGTAGTGATCATCATCACTATTTAACCACTTTTTCATATATTCTTTAGGTTTAAACTTCCATATATCCTATTCCATTGTATACCTGGTTCCAGCAGCATCAACTCCTTCGAATAACCGATGTCCAGCGGCATCGTATCCAACATTTACATCGGTATCTATCATTGACGTAACTCCTTGTGATCCAGTAGTTCTTACTTTACCCGACATAGGTTCAGTTTTAGAAGTGCCGTATACTTGAATATTTTTAGCTTTACCAGAATAATTATCAGCTACATAATCAGTATGTGTTCCAAAATCTTTTCCTTGAGCTTTTTTATAAAGTCCAAATCCAGAGTCTATTTCTTTTCCATAAAGAAAAGCATCTATTACATCATCTTTTCCTCTAAGGTTTTCTGGAATCCAATCAAAACCTCCGTAATAGTATTCTTCTGGTGAAGCAAATCTAAATGAATTATAATAACCTTTGTTTCCAGTAGGAGTACCTGTAAGAATATACTTTCCGATTGCTCTCATTCTTTGGTAATCTTTACTAGCTATGATATCTTTTATATTATTTAGATTGGATTTTAATCCATCCTACATAGGAGAAGTTCTCATGAAAGTTTCTATTCCTCTTCTTGAAACATTAGTTCCATATTTAGGAACCCAGTATCCTCCTACCCACATTCCTGGATTTGTCCATTCTGCAGGTTCTTTGTCAAGACCTGTCCAATCATGCATATTTTCGGCCCACGATTTACCTGTAGCAAGATTCATGCCAAAGTCTACGGCTTTACTTCCTGCCCATCCTCCTGCCATTGCAGCAGCGGCAGTGATAGGTGCCGAAAACGCTGCACCTCCCAATCCTCCAATGATTATTCCTGGTACGGTGTATTTTCCTGGAAGAACTTCATTGTGAGAAAGTCGATAGTTGAGTTCCCGGAAGTATTGGTTGGCTGCGTCTACAGGTGCAGAAACCTCTTCCGCTGGTTTAACTTCTCCTTGGTTTGCATCAGGATAATTAGTTTCTCCTTGTGCATCTATGTAGGGTTTGTTGTAGTTGATCTGCTAAATGTATTCTTGTATTTGCTGCAAGAGTTCTGGTGATGGATTATCGACGACTGTTCCGTCGGGAGCTACTATTTTAAGATTTTTTGCTCCCAACGCAGAATTTTTAATATTATACTTCTATCCTTCTTTTGTAGTAAGAACGTAAGAAGTTTCATCAGTGGGTTCGTTATTAATTGTTAATGCCATTCTAATTAATATTTATTAAGGTAAAATAGGGCAATGCCTCTATTTTGGCGATTATTAATTGTTCTTATACATTACTTTTTATGCCCAAGAAGCTGGACAGTATAATGGTTCGCGAGATTTGTTAGAATTGATTTTTTTGTCAATCCTATCCATAAGTTCCTCTAAAGTAATACCTTCTTTTTTGGCCCTTAATTCTAATACTAAACGATCAATCATATTTTACTTAGATTTCTTTTAACATAAATTTAGTCAGAATTTGACTGACCATTTATTTTGATATTTCCTCCTTTTTTAAGGAAGCGTTCATTATATAGTTGAATGTCGATAGGATCATAATAGTTTAGAATATCTGATATGTCAAGATTTCCATGGCTTTTTCCTTTATTAATCATACTGTTGAACGCGGAATTTACTTTTTGTTCGAAAATCTCTGGACTAGTTTTTTCTAGTTCTGGATATCTTCGTCTTAGAACATCTTTAACTGTTTCTCTTGCGGAAACAACTCGTGCTCTAACTTCTTCAGGCATTCGATAATATGATGATGGATTATTTTTAAATTTTGGTAACAGCCCATTATTATGTTCTATCATTTTTGCTAAAGTTGGGTTTAATTCATTCCATTCTGAAATAATACTAGGGTCTGCCCCTAATGTATCCTAATAGAAATTATATATGTTACCAGATGCTGCATGTCCATTAACTTCATGAATTGCTGTATCTCTTAATCCTGAGTATGTTCGATTCTAATTATGTCCTCGAATTAAACTACTAGTAAGATTATTATCCACACTTAAAGAAACATCGGATTTGGGAGCGTGATTGGGATCATCTAAATACTACCAATAGTAGAAATCATTTTCAGTATTAAACTGACCAAGTGAATCGTCAGTTATGTGTCCCTCTCCTTCCATCAACTGTGTTCCTTCCAAATTATTCCGATATATATCTTTTGCTTCTTGTATCTCTCTTTCAGAGAATCCAGCATTTCGCATTCTTTGCTCCCAAACTGGACTACCATACATATCATATCCAGCTTGTTTAGCATCACTAAACGCAAGAGCTTTATCCATATCATCGAGGGATAATGTCCTTGGTTCTATAGTTGTTGCTTTATCAGTATAAGAAGACTTCTGCTATGCTGAATAAGGTCTACGTAAAACTCCTTGTCCATTAACCGTAACTCCTCCAGTTTCTTGTACTGCATTTTGTACACCAGACTATGGTTTTTCTACTAAGTCAGTAGCTACCTGTCTTGGTTTAAATCTTGAAGTCCATTTAGAAGCAGCTGTTCGGGCATTCTTAAATGCCTTAGCCGCAGCTGGAGTTACTCCTAAGTCAAACATAAGATCTAAATCCTAATCTTCAAAGAATCCAGGATTTTCTGGATCCCAAGGAGCTTTGCCACTTTTAATTGTTCCTATTAAACGGCTAGGCATCATAGAAGGAAATACATACTAAGCAGTAAAGTTCGATACAGGAGTATCAATATTTTGTAAATAATTATAAGTTGGATTCGTTACTCCAGTATAAACCATAGAAGGATTCATACTAGCAGAGCTGACCATACTTCTTTCTAGGTTTTGCATACCTGGAAGTAATACTCTGTCTCCAAACCACTCTAATCCTGCTCTTACTGGTTTTATTGCTGCTCTTGGATCAAATGCAGAACTATAAGTATATCTAGGATTCCAATGAAATTCCTTACCTGCATCAAAGAAATTACGAGGAGTATTCTACTAATCAATTTGACTCTTTATTTTTCCAGCTAACTCAGGAGTAACTTCAATTGGATTACCATCCGGTCCTGATATTTTTAGATTATCTTTTAAAGTCCCACTTTCAGATATTGCTGTATCAAAAATCCTATAAGGCTATCCATCTATTTCAAATTCATACAATACTTTTTTATTATCTGTAGGCATAGGTATTAAATTTTTAAAATATATTATTCAAATATTTATCTATTATATAAAATTCTTGTTCCATTTTGCTCCGTATTTTATAGTAGATTTGTTATATCAATAAATAAAGGATAATATAGATGAGAATAGGAACAACTACACAGATAATAACCGATGCAGTCCAATAGTCCCATCCTATTCGTTGAAACTTTAGCAAGAATTCTACCGAGAGTTGAAATACCGTATCACACCATTTGCTAAAGAACTTGCGTTTTGTTATGATGATATATGTCCAAAGAGTTACCCATAATGTTGTAAGTATAGGTAACTGATATAAACAATCTACCATCATACACCACGTTAATGGTATGATAAGATAATATCCAATGATGTTAACTTCATTGTATGTTAGGTGAAGACACTTTGCTATAATTCTCAGACTTGCAGCTGTTGCCCCGAAGACGCCTAACACGATCAGCATGGGGGCCGCAATAATTAGGGTCTTTGATGTTTTCAAAAAATTCATTTTTTTCTTCATCGGTTAAACTATTAAGATAACATTTAAGTGTTAATAAATCTCCATCTGGCTGAATTGGCGGGCATTTCTCGTCAATACATAATCCTGCTCCTGCAATAAGGAATAGGTATCCAAGACAGAGGATAATAACGAATAGAATAATTAGAATTAATTCCATTTTTCCTGCTAAGTTACGAAATATATTTAAATTAAGCGAATCCGTTGATTATTCATTAATTGTGGATTCGGCACGATTTTTGTTATATTCAAAATTGTATAAAGGATATGTTAGATTCCTCTATGCAAAGTTAAAGTTGAATGGCTAATCAAGTGAAACTTCAAATGGGGTAGAATAGCGAGCTCCTGGTATTTGTTCATTGGCAAATAAATTCATCGTATTACCTTTAAGGAAATAATCTCCAACACTTCCCGATTTTGCTACAGAAGTTTTTACTGCAAAGGGATGTTCAAGAGTGAATGGCTTTGCTCCTACCATTCTTCCTACTTCTCTATTAATCCATGGAGTATTGCCAATATTTTTCATGGTTTTCTATAGTTTATCTCCAGTACTCCAAATGAAATTTCCTACTTTAGTACCAGCCTATTCACCTAATAAAGAAGTTGTCTTATCCATAGCTGTACCTCCAAATGAAAACAATTTATCATTGATATATTTTCCTGCTTGATTAAAAAGCGATCTTAGTGGTTGAAGGTCCCAAACATCACGCATCATGTAACGATTAAACGAAGTTCCATCTGGTGCCTAGAATTGTCCATCGTATCTTATTCCAACACTTCCTCCATTGTTTCCTATAAAATCACTATGTACGTCGTATCCATTTCTAGTAGCCTATCTTATAGAAACTTCTGGATGTCTTTCTTTAAATAATCCAAACAGATTATAAGGCGACTACTCTGCGTCATACTGATATGTTCCATTCTCATTTTTCTTATAAAAGGGTGTACTTTCCTCTGGGGCACCTGCATATTTTGAAACAGCTTGTGCTCTTCCGACTTCAGAAGGAGCATATTCTTCATCACCACCATAAGTCCTAAGTTTACCTTTTTCTACTAAGGTTACTGACTAATCCCCAGTTTCTGGGTTTATCTTAACTTTTGGATATTCTTTAACTCCTCCTTTAGTAAGTGTTGTTATAAAAGATGGAACTCGCTACGCTTGACTATATCCATAACTTGTTCCAAATTCATTTGCAAATGTTCTAGCTACAGTTGGTTGAATTGCTTTATTAAAAAGACTGAATCCTATTGGTGCTGCGAAAGATCCAATTATCTATCCTGCTTCTTTATTTCCAAATTCTTCACCAATTTTTCCTCCGGCATAACCTCCTAACATAGAAGTTCCAAGTCCAAAGAGTGCAGTATGTGGTGCAGCAGCAAAATTCCCTGCCATTGCCATAGCAAGAGGCGTATCTCTTCCTACGAAACGGGCGAAGGATGGGGTTGCTCTCCATTGGTCGGATACATTTGTCATCTACCCAAGACCACTATGTAGTCCCCATCCTGCCATAGCATTATTGAGCCATACTTGATTACCATCCCTGATTTCTCCGTGAGTGGCTGCATAAGCATCAGACTACTGTTGTGTAGGTTCGGTATGTGTTATTCCATATTGTTTATCTTGTAGTCCTTTTTGGTATCTCCGATAGCTTTTATTTGCGTTTTCTGTTGCTATTCTGCGATTTGCTCGTCTTGTTTGTTGTTTTACCTTTTGATCTTCTTCTAGCTATTTTCTATTAACTGTTACGTTTGAATTTGTGTTTGTCCCAGGGACGGCTGTTGCTTCTTTCTCCCATTTGGCTAATTGTGCTGGGGAAATATTAATTTTCAGCCGTCCTGATGGGTTTTGAAATTTTTGAATCATTTTCTTTTTTTTATTGAATCAGGTCCGAGGGTGCCACAACGAGTTGGTCGGGCGACATTCCTCTTTTTTTCATTTTGTCTTTTAACCCTGCGATATTATACTCGCTGATTTTTCTTGGCTTGCATAGTTCTATACCGAATTGGTTTTTATAGATTTCCCATACAAGTTCTGAGCAATAGTACTTTCCGTTGTTGAACTTAAAAGCAAGGTCGTAGGGTATTCCAAGATATTGCTTATAACGTACTTTTACGGGTTGTTCGATCACTCTCACTTTCTTTACCTTATGAAGCCGTCCTCTTGCTGTCCATTCCTTAATGGGTGTCAGCTTGACTGTGCTGGAGGCCTCAAGTACATAGAGCTGGTTGTTTTTCTCGACTACAATTCCACAATGTGACCAAGGTGAAGCTGTAGCATACTGAATGAGCGGTGACTGCCTACTTGTTGACATCTGGAAAACGATGTCGCCTTCCTTGTAGGAGGTGTCATTCACCATAAACGATACACTTGCGATAGCGAGTGCGACTAGTAATAACGCTTTTTTCATGTAATATTAGGGTTTTATATATTCTCCAGTAGGTCCCCAATAAGGGACTATTCCATGTGGGGTTCCCCAAGTATAAGGTCCAAACCCACTAAATTTATACCAGGGCATTGATCTTTTTAGTATTGTTGCACCATAAGTACCGCAATTGTGATCAAGTATCCTATAAGGGGTATTAACATAAAAACCATTTTCTCTATCTCCAGATTCAGCACTTTGCATTAATTTTATCATTTTATCTTCGTCTGCACCTTTGATATAGTGGACTCGTGTAACACCCCCAGAATGACCATACATGGCATCTAATTGTCTTGCATAGTTATCAAGTTCTTTACTAGTTGGATTTCCAGGTGATTTCATTCTAAATGAAGGAACACTAATTCTTCTAGCTACTCCCTAGTTTTCTCTATCATATCTTCCGTATTCCGAACCTCTTGTAGTTCCAGTGTCTTCATCAACAGCTATTACAGCACCGTGACCAAGACCAACTCTTCCACTAGATCCAGGAACCTTTACCTAATAAGCTGGAAATTCTACATACAGTCCATCAGGAGATTGTTGATTAATTGTTAAAGCCATTTTATTTTATGTTTTCCTTGTATTAAATTGTTTATATAATTATAGTAGTCTTTAGGTGAAATATTAATATGTGCCCAATGCCAACCATCAGAATTTCTAAAAATTTGATATTCTCCTTTATCTCGATAACAATTATTTGGAAAAATATTTTTTTGTTTAAAATCGGAAATCCATTGATCTCCATTCCAGATGGCTATATGCCCAAAAACCGATTTATTATTCTGAGGTAATACAACTACATCACCTTTAATTGGAACATAGTTTTCTACAGTAATCTCTTGGTATCCTAATTGCGGCAATACTTTATTATAAGCATATGCCGGAAGAATTGGACATTGAAAACATCCTCCATGATGAATTGCTCTCATACAATACCAAGCACACATACATCTAGAACGTTCATTTGAATGTTCTGTAATGTAGTTAACTACTAAATTATTATTATATCTATAAGGTAAATTAGATCCGATAATAACAGCTAAAATAATTATCATCGAATACTTAAATAATCTCTTCATATAAAAAATCTTTTAAAAATATTATTGATTCATTATGTATACATCGCTACCAGCGGCCCTAGCTGCTCTTGCATAGCTATCAGTGCCTCCTGGAACAAATGTCCAAGCTCTAGCTGCGGGTGAATATCCTCCCCAGTTAAAAATATTTTCAGGATTAAATTGAGAACTTCTACGGAACGGTAAAGTAGCAGAACAAGCTCCGGTTGCACAAGTATTTGTTATACTATATTCATCTCGATTAGGATCATTAGCTTGTCCATATATCCATTCTGTAGCTCTTTGAGTATCAACATCTGGTATAGTTATTGCCTAATATGCTCCAGTTTTAGTATCAGGTAATAATCCTTGAACTCTGGCAACATATGTTGAATCATTGTCACTGGATCCATAACTTGGTAATGATATTCTTCTCCAGTTACCACCTTTTACAGTTGGACGTACGTGTCCAAAACCACTAGTATATCGTCCATACTCATAATAATTACTAGCACCATCTGGACCAACCAATATAAATGCAGAATGTCCTACAGGAACATCTGGATTTCCTATAGCAGCTCCAACATCTACTCCACCAACTTTTAAAGCATTTGCAGATTTTCCCACAAAGTTAGGGTAATGAAGATAAATAGCATGTTCAGTACCACTAGTAGTTGTAGGGGTATTACTTTCTTCTTTTTTAGTAGAAGACGAACTTTTAGAAGACTGCTAAGGAGCTGGAGGAATATACCCGGCACCTCCTGTTGTAACTGGTCTAGGGTTGTTAGCACGTGCTTGTTCTTCCCGTTGTTGTCTTGCTTCTGATACTGTACGGCCATTAACAGTAGTTCTTGTTTGCTACGCTCTTGCAGAATAACCTCTAGGATTTGCAGTTACAGTAACTTCTGGTAAACCATAACCCTATCCTGGAGCTAGTCTTCCTCCTAAAATTGGATTATATCCTGGTACATTTGTGGGATCATTACTCGTCTAACCATACTTTGGACCAAAATTAGAAGAAGACTGGGAACCTCCTATTCTTACATTTGTAACAGTTCCTTTATTTAAGTCTACATAATAGCCCATCTTTAAAGCTTTTGTAACAGCATCTCTAGTTCTTCTTCCCATTTTACCGTCAACTTCAGCTGCTCTAGTAGCATTTTTTCCATAGGCTCCTATATCAAATAGTCTTGCCTATAGTTGTTTAAGTTTTTCGTTCATAATTTGTTTATTTATTTAATTTATTGATAAAAAATAAAGGCCCTACCCCCACTCAGGGAGCAGGGCCTTGGCGAGAAGTAAATTTCGTTCTTATTATTAAAATAGGAACTTCTTTAGCCTGCTAAGCGGAGAGTAAATATTAATCCTTAATTAAAATAGGAACTCTCTTAGCTTTTGACGGGGAGTAAAAAATTCTTAATCCTGTAAAAATAGGAACTCCCTTAGTCTTGTTGTAGCGAGAAGTAAAACTTATCCTTAATATTTTAAATAGGAACTTCTTTAGCTACGAATCTTAACGGAGAGTAAAATAATCAGCTTTAATGATAAATAGGAACTCTCTTAGTTAAGTTAAAATAAGCTTCCTACATCTGTCATAGAGCAATTAACTCAAAGGCAAATAGACTTCATATTCGATGCAGAATTACTTCTACAAGTTTTCAATCCATCACCACTTTTATTTACCTCGAAGTGCAGATTCTCACTGCTTTTCTCTTTCACAGTCTCCATCTGGTTGCTTTACCAATCGCGCTGACCTCAATCACGTGTTTGCCACTACAAGGTCTTTCAACTGTCAATTCAGTATGCCCATTGAAGATTAAATCTTCGCCCTCGGAAGCTTATTATAATACTACTAACTCTTCACACAGCCTTTCGGATTGTGCTAAACTAACCGACCCGTAGCTCATACTTTGGAGGCCATCCCAGTAAGGTTTCGTTGATTTCGGTATAGTAGTATTTTTCTCAGAGTCAGTTCCCTGAGAAAAAGTTTATCAAGTCACCTTTAGAGGTGAGTTTGATTTCAGAGTCTTCAGAGATTCGAATCCCTTTCATTTGAAGCACTTTCCTTACCGTAAGGTAATTGCAGTCAACTAAATGATTGAGAATCTTTTCTCTAATGGATGTAGGAACCAACCCTTGACCTACATTACACGAATGGAACACAAACTTTCCATCCTTGAAATATCCAAGAGTGACATCTCTCATACCTGAGAAAAACATTTCTGCTTTATAGATAATGTTACGTGGATCTACCATGTAACCTCTACCAAAATCAGTAGCGTCTTCTTGAGCAACAAAGAGGTCATACTTGTAATTGGTACTTCCATTATATTCATTAACTGAAACAATGGAATCTTGTGGTTTGTTCCTAAACCATAGAATCTCAGTAGCTTCAGGATCTGCATCAGTCATATCCCCAGAAAATACTATTTCTTCATCGGCATTGTAATTGGCATTCCAACCAATACCATAACCGTCTATAGTACAACAATGCAAATCAAGATCTCTGCATCCCCATTTATTGCGCCAATAAATACCAATCATAGTATTTCTATCAGCACAATTAATGTAAGAACCAAGAGGAATGTTACCGATGAAATTCTTTTCTGATGTTGGCATTGCAAGTTCAATTCCTTTAGGAAGAGATATTGACTCTACTTCTGGAACTTTACTAACAATAGCTGTCAGAAGGTGATTCTTCAGTTCTTTAGAAAGTTTCCTCTTGGAAGATTCTTTGTAGAATGCTTTACCATTCCTTATGACATAATAGCCAGTAGGATTAGTTAAAACATTATATATTTGAACTAACTTAAAGATTGGAGCCTTAATAAAGAGTTGTTCTCTCTCATAATAATCCATTTCTTCAAGTTGTAGCCACGGAGATTTTCTCATTGGTTTATGCAATTTAGTTGCAAGTTTCCTTATCATATTTATTGTGTGACAAAGTTCTTTACACTTTTTAAACTGCATAAAGACATCTTTATTTCTGTAGAAGACTGATGCAAGAACTTCTTTGTTCTTAGTAAGAACAGGTAACATACTTGATTCAGGTCGAATCTGAGCAAATGTTTCCTTGTTCTTAATAAGCATAGAAATGTTGAACCACTTCCACAGAATCCAGAGTAAACACTCTTGACCATCCTTGAACTTGTAATCTATAGGAATAAGCCTAAGCTTTAACTCTCTATTCTTTACCTTATCTAAAGAAAGAGTAATGTTATACTCTTTAACTAGATCGGTAATAGAAATTAGAGTGTCAGCAGTCATAGCAATGTTGCTATATGCTAACTTAATCAAAGCCTCTTTAAACTCTTCAAGAGTAAAGCTTTCGAGAACTTTTAACTCCTTATATGGAAATTCTGGTAAATCTCCATCATTAGGAGTCCAAGCTTCTCCTTCAAAGTTTGTTCCATAAGTAGACATATAATGTTTTACTTGATCTAAGAATAATTCCCAACGAGTTTTAGATGTTACATCATTCCAACTTTTATAAAAAGTTGAATTGACGTTTATCTGCTGCTCACGGAAATATTCATAGAGCCACCTGTAACACAGGTTTTCTGGAACAAACACTCCTTGTTTAAGGGTCAGCTCATTCATTTGATTAAATGAGACTTTGGGCTTACTAGTCAATAAGACCTTGCCAAAGATTTTAAATACTTTCTTTTCCATTTTCTTGTTTTATTTAGTAGCGCAGACGGGACTCGGACCCGTACGTTCATTACTGAACACTGGATTTTCCTGCCACTCTATGTTACCATAGCCAAATGATTAGCCATCTACTTGGCAATGACCGCCGCATCTTTCAGCGACCGTAGAGATTCGCACTCTTCCTATTTTTTCAAGGCAGTGTAATCATCTGTTGTGGTCTGGCACCAAACTAATGTTTGGTGGAGGTTAAACCTCACTGTCTCAGTACCATATTGAATTCTTGCGCAAGTTGTGTCTGTTTCAGTGATAGTAGCACATGTAAGTCTACCCATTTGACAGGCCACACAATTCAACTTAGGTATCTCCCGTTCAGTCTCTACACGATTATGAGAATTACTATGAGGTGTTCTTATGTTATCTCTTGTTCATTCTCATTTTCGCTCGGTGTTGTCCTTCCACATTATTGATTAGTGAGGTTACATATTTTCTCTCTTACGAAGGCTAACGTCTTTAAGGAGTTTCACCGAATTTAGGAGATTCTACATAGGGATTTCTCGCCTATGCACTCAATTTTTAAGTCCAGGGCGTCTACCAATTCCGCCACTGCGCCTTATGAAGCTATTAGTTAAGTAGTTTTAAAACCCTATAACTAACAACTTGAAAAGTAGAGAGAGAATCAAGAATTACTTCTCAATTCTCTCTTTGAGCTAACTTAACTATTATATTTCAAATAGTCAAGTCCAAGTCTACCCTTTATAAAGTAATCCATTTTATAAAGTTTCTGACTGGAGAATCAGGACATTTCAGTGCTGTCTCAACATCAACTTGAGGCTTAGACACTTTATATCCTAATTTTTTTAGGAATGCTGTAGCAGATTCTTCAGAAAGAACTGAAGATACCTTCTTTATAGGCTTCTTCGATGCCGTATCTCTGATTGCCTGTAGCTTTGAGATGTGCACGGGTTCCTTTGAGAACCTATACTTACCTCTCTCTGTCTTTATCAGCACTCCGAGTTTGACCGCAGCTGACACGTACTTTGTTCCTTTGAAACCAAAGTTCTTGAAAATGTCAAGAATCTGGTTATATGTGTATACTGCGAAATTGTCTGCACGGAACTTATTAAAGTCCGCACACAGTTCTTTACTGATTATTATCTTCTTCATCGTAGAAACAATCTGCTACATTAGTTAATACTTGTACTAATTCTCCCTCGTTATTGGGAGCAAGAGTCAGAATCTGCTGTCCACGCAACTGATTTAACAGCTCAGGACGTCCTGAAACGTCACAGATAGCCCAGTTCTTGTTGTACTGGACTTCTATACCATTAATCTTTACCTTATTAGGTTTCATACCTTTTTTCTGCCTGCCCAGAATATTTAATACAGGAAATTCCAGTTTCTGCTGGCAATATCCACATTTTAACCAACTGTTACTATTATTCGCAGCATTCAATAGTGGCCTAAGGAAAAGTATACTATTTTCACAAACCGTATACTTAAATTCAAATTACAATAGTATGATTTTAAACATACTTTCTCAAATGCTGTTCAATAGCACTTACATTTGAGATAAGGTGGTTTTGATACTGTTCCATCAGAAGTTCTCCAATGGAAATCCCTTCACCCCACTCTTCTTCCAAGTAAGGAAGCCAGCCTGGAATGTTTCTGGTATTGATACCATAAATGTCTCCAAGGAATACTTCAGACGGCCTCATAGTCCTAATGTCATTTGTACGGAACATTCCATAAGGACAAGGACCAATGTTCTCATTCTGGTAACCTAAGTTCCAGAGCCATTTATGGCATTCAAACAACTCCATAAGTGACTTACAGTTATTAATCTTCTTAATAACTTTTGGAGCATTCTTGATAAGCTCCAAATCTCTTGCTCGCTGACTAGCGAGTTGCCTAAACTTGAAAATCTTATTCCAAGTTGTAAGCTCTAATCTTTTGTTCATATTGTTTAAAGTTTAAAGGTTTAGATTGTTTTGTAAATAAAAGAGGGACTATCACTAGCCCCTCCATTACCCTAAAAACAAAAACAATTTCGGGAGATTATTTATAGTCGCTTTGCTCCCCACTACCTATTGAAGATAGCGAATCCACCCATTAATCGATGGTAATCATCAGTAAACCTGCGACTTAACAAACATGGCAGTTTATATTGTTTTTGTTAAAACCTTCTCCACGTTTCACAACGCAGAGAAGTAAAATAAGAGATATTATTTAACCCATTCATCAATCGCCTCTTGTGGAGTTAAACCTGCTGCTAACTCCATGCGAATTTCCTCTTCTAAGCCATATTTTCTTGCCAAGAAAATAGCTTCTTTTGGAGTGTTTACTATCATATCAAATACTGATTTGTTCCTATTTGTTTCCACTGCTCCCCATTAATGAACACTGCATTATCAGGAAATTTCTCTTTCCACTCTAAAGGAGGTTCTCCCTGGCACCAGAGATTCGTAGTGGTAACTACAGTTCCATCATTAAATTTAATGTGGAATTCCCGGCCACCAAACCCACGAAAGTAATCATTGGAATCCTCATTACCTATTATATAATGAGTTCCATCGATCATACACCATTTATGAGGAGGAAGTTCAGCATCCTCCGCCAATCTTTCTCTCCAGAAGTTGCATCTAAAACACATCTGATGTTCTAACATTGCTTTAGAACAATCAGATATGTAACGATCAGCATCTACTGGAGAACCGCAAATTTTACAGTTCATAATACAAAGATGCAACAATTAGAGAGAAACCTAAACATAGTCCTAATTTATCTCCACTTAATAGGAGACAACTAAGTGTCGCAAACACTGTTACGGCACTTAGCATAGAGTATTTAATGAGTTTCTTCATAATACTAACAATAATATGTCAAAAGCCATTATAGTCACTATACAAGCCATTAATGCCTGTTGTCTCTTGGACAACTCTTCAAAGTATTCTGAGTTATAATAAACCCATTGAAGAATTGTTCCATTTGAGTATATCATGGCTAGTAATGCTACTGGCACATCAATATTCTCACACATTATAAGAGAAATAGGCAGCACGACTTCAAGTATTACTGCCAATACCATTGACAGCAGTACTACGAGAATTCCTAAATGTTTCATAATTGTGAATCAGCTAAATCACAGTAATGAATAGACTTCCAATCTTCTTCTGTTAATTCTTCTTTAGGAACAGAAATCTCCTCAAGGGAGATTTCTTTCCAATTAGAGAAGTCAGCTCTTTTCATTTTTGTGGTCCAAATGCATGAACTTCACAGAGGAAACTCACAAGGTTTGAATACTTGAGCTTGCCACAATCACTGTGGTCTTGCTCAGTATCATTAAGCAGAGCTTTGAGAGTCTGGTCAATCCATACAGGATTGTTAGCAAACTCTCGCCAACAACTCTGCTTGAGAGCTTTTACAGCATCCTGCATAGCCTTGAAGGAAGGTACATTGAATTGACCAATGCTTCCATCCTTACGGCGGTACTCAATATGACCACCCTCATCTGAGTAAATCACATCGTCAAGATGACGAATGAGATTCTCTTGACACGCACGCATACGTCTTTCGAGAGAAGCAATCATACGCTTAGAGAATGACCCAATAAGGTCAAATACCCAAGCCTCTCTCTTCTTTCGAGCTGAGTCGATGTCAAAATCAGAACCAGCTCGATTAACGAACGGAACTTGTACAGTCAGATTCAGTTCTGTGTACTCAGGATAGACATTAATCTTTGTCTCCACGGTTGTTAACTACAGGATAGATGCTGTAGTACCATCAAAACGCATGATAATGCACACGAAACATACCCCCATATTGGTGGCCGTCACAACCCCTCTACCTGACTAGGGAAAGCTTACTATACTTCTGCTTTTACGTATCTTGTTAAAGATATTTAAAGAAGAATAATTGGAGTTTCTCAGTTAAGAGTTCTTCCGTTGCCCAAAAGTAATTAAAGCGGGACGACTACAATGTACCTATCTATTGTACTATCCGGACATACCGGTCCAATTATTTAAAGTGTAGCTCTCAAAAGTATCTATAGACATATAATAACAAATTATTATTGCTTTACACGTGTTTTGATTCACATTAATAAAATATTATTCTATGTATATAATTGTCAATTGAAAAGGAATTCTCCGAACTCAGACTTATTGGTATTGCTTGTATTGGTAAGGAGGAAATTCCATGTGAACTCGGTTTCTTTATTATACCGCAATTTAGTTACGGACTCTAATGCTTATGTTCACATTATTCAGCAAAAGAGAACGTTCGTGAAATAAATTTCTTACACAGCTAGATTGTCTCAAAGAGATTTTTCATAGCATCCTTTGGAAAGCCTTTACAGCTATATTATCCTACCTCAGTATTCATTAAATGATACTCCTCCTCAGAAATTTATCACAAACCAATGGAGAGTTTCAGTTATAAGCTCCTATACCACGTCAAGGTACTCTCATTAATAGGAGATTTCGCCCCATGAAGGGCAGGAATTTCAACCTTAAATTACCCTCTTACGTCTTCGAGGATTATATGCCTAATATTCATCCGACGTTGCTCCATTTAAAGAGTCGTAAATAGGTCATTATTATCTCCTCACTTCCTTGGAGATCAAGCTTAACATTCGGAGACTCTTCTTGAGTAGTTAAGTCTACATACGTCAATCTATAGTGCCAGCTATAGACGATACGGAACACAATATACTGGCATATATTGTGAACAATGTAAATGGAGGTCATCCCAATTACTTATGGTATTTTTTGATACCAAATCCTCACTCTCATTACCCTACATCTTTACGGATTACCAAGATTTTGGGGATAGTTTTGTTCAGTTTACTTCTCTACACTATCAACGGGAAGTCACACCTGCAGAGTGTGAATTGTAAGGAATAGCGCGTCACCTTACTATAACTGTGCACCTTTTCGTTGCTCATTTTATAAAATGAGTATCCAAGACAGTCTTAGTAACACACATTATATCGATGGCATTACCAGCACCGCCAAGCTTTTTATTTTACTTCCCCTCTTGGAAATCGGAAGGTTACATTTAGCTTACTCCTGATGCCTTTTCTTTACTTCGTAAAGCAAAGTAACCACGTTTAGTTTATACTCCAGTAAGCAAAGAGTTGTGTGGACTAGCTGATCACCACACTGTAGGTTCTGACCGCGTGCAACCCTTTAGAGAGGTTATTATACTGTAATGTCAGCCTCTTCTCTCATCGACAACATACAGTACCTAGACATGAAACTCTGGCACGAACTAGGATTTTGTGTTTTACGCCTAAAACTTATTCTTTCTCATATCTCGGTATGCAATTTGCAGTCGACCTGACCTGTCAATCACATTAGGGAAGAAGTGATTGCTCATAGGCGAATAAGAAACTGGCGTCCTCAACATCTTGGAAATCCCTAGCAACGTGCAATTAAGCCAAGTCGGTGGGATATTTTATATTGAGTTTTTTAAATAACAGGCTACCTGTTTTCTGGTCATCTCCAGAGTATCCTTTTTTATCGTAAAAATGGACAAAAACGAATGGTTTTATCTCTCGTTCTAACCAATAACGAATCTACAATGGTTTACCTCTTACCTCTGTTGTAGAACCATACTCTGTGTCTTATACATTTTACACGTGGTCTTGGACAGTTATTATCACAGCTTTTCCTTCCTACCACATAACTGATTAAGTTCCGTTGTCCCCGGAAACACCGATATTTGTGTATTCTCGATACACTTGGGGCCAGCACCTCTTGACCATTACTTGGTTTCGTCCTAGTCTCATCAGAAGAGATTTTTTAACGAGCTCCTAGGCTGCTCAAAAAGAAAAAGTGCCCTATTTTCTCAAATAAGGCACTTTTAGTTGTTTCACTAATTAATTTAAATTTTTTATGACGACATTTTTGACTTAAAATTTCTTCCTGAGAGATAAATGTTTTCGTCTTCTGATTTACCCCTTAGGAAGAAATTTGAGTAAGTAGTAAGCTCCCCGGTTATTCTGGAGCAGATTCCAGTACCCCACTTCACCCAGGAAACCTATCCAATTCTTACGTTCCGTTGACCAGTTTGACAACTGAACGGATAACTGAGAGGACACTATGATAGTGCCCTCATCAGTTAATTTGCCGAATAGCGTGAGAAGCCTCACGCGTAATCAAAGTAAGGCAGTGAAGTCGTACGAATGCCCGATATGACATTCTTAGAAACTCCATTGACCACTTCCTGAGTAAATCGAGCCGTAGAAAGGTTCTCTTCGACACGCTTCACTACGATCTTCTTGCCTGCCAACAGACGAGCAATAGCACCAATAGTGGCAGCCTTGCGCACATCTTTGCCCAGCTGAGTCAGTTCAGTAGCTGCTGGATGCTGAACAGGACGTCCGTTGCTGTCACGAACTATTTCAATGGCTCCTGTTACATCGTCCTTCTTGTACTCGAGCACAGTCTTCTTCAACGTGCTAGCATACAAGAGTTTGCCCTTGCCATTGCAGTCAACCGCGAATGCACCAAGGTCGCGGCCGTTAAATGGACGTACGATACAGCTAGCCTTGAGCGTCTCAAGGTCTGGCATCTGAACTTCATCACCCTCATTCCACTGAGCTTCCGACGGATCAGTGTTAGGGATTTTGTCGAGTGCCTCATAAGCACTAATTCCAACCTTGGTACCCTTCTCTGCAGAGTACCTGTCGACGATGACCTGTGCGGCCTCGCTGATGTTAGTTTTCTTTTCCATTTGTGAAAAAATTTTTAAAGTGTAACTGTAAATGTGTGCTCCCTGTTTAACGCACAGGGAGCAAAAGCGTTATAGATTACTTACGGTATACCTTAATTACACCGTTCTCCTCAAGAGCGGCAAGATTAAGGGTCGTAGTGTTGTTCTCGTCAATCAAGACTTTCTGGATTGTATAGTCCTCAGTCTGACGACTGTACCCAGCACCGTAGTAGGTAGCTTTATCCGCCTCTTCCTGAGTCTTGAACCAGCGCTCCACAGCACGCTCATAACTTACTTCCAACTGTAAACGAGAAGATAAGCGAATGTCCTTGATTTTACAGCAATTCGGGGAAACTGCTCCCATCAACTGCCCCTTATCTAATACCTCGAATGAAATAGGTATTCCTAGGATTAACGTCTCAAGAGCTTCCTCACCAGACTGACCAGCAGCGAAGATAGAACAAATACGGTTCTCGAATTCTTCATGGTTCTTCTGAGAAGCTACCACGAATTTTGTAATAGTCTTATTCATTGTTTTTAGGTATTATACATAATTTTCTCTCTATAAATGGTAGCTGTTATACAATTGGCTTACATTCTCGTAACCGAAGGTTACGAAAACTCGTTTCGTGTCGCACGAAACGACACAAAACGAGTGAAAAGAGAAAAGGAATGAAACAAAAGAAAAGAGCCGTTTATGAAAGCGGCTCAGTTCCCACAAAACGAGACAACATCTCAACCCCGTTGCTATAATAGTCTTTTTTGACTATTATTTTGCATTTCCAGTTTGCTGTCTTTAATAGGTCATAAAGCTGGGTCGGTGTCGTGGATGTCTCCACAACTCCCTTGCTTTCTAAAACTCCACCTTCAGCCAGAGGCTGGATTTTAGAACGACTCTTAAAAACTTTTTCAGTAGCGAAAAAGATTTTTCCAGATTTCTCGCCTTTTAGGGCAAAACATGGGAATGCCGCATCGGTGCCGTTAATTTGGCATGGGACTTTGCGAAGCCCTGCAAACGTCACCGACTCACCGTCAATGAGTTCGCAGATATTCAACATTTTAGACGCGTGACGGGTGTCAGCATCTTTTAACAATTCTTCGGCAGCCTTTTTGCCAGCCTTGGTGCTTTCGTCAATTTCGACAGGCGCACCCATAATCTTAAATGTACTCATAAAAAAATTAAATTAAGAATGAAACAAAACGGGGAAAATAGTTTATTTTGTTGTGATACCCCTTATGTAATATAGACATACTACTTTTGACTTATTTTCCATATCCGAAGCCCCGGGGGGCTGACGGATATGTGGACTCTCCCTCCCATACCTTACAAAATTTTTCTACAAAGAAAATAGACTCCCTCGTCCACAACTTTCAAGAAAATTTTCTCCACAAAAATTCGTTGGACTCTCTCCCTCACAACTCTCCAAAAATTTTTTCCACAGTCAACTTTATTTTTCAAAAAAATTTTCCAAAAAGAGACCCCAGGGGGGTCTAATTTAAAGAAGTGTATATCTGAAAAATAAAAATTTTAGTTAATGTAACTACCAACTAATCTAGTTTCTCTTGGCGCACACGCTTAAGTATATTTCATATAAGTATATATAAGTATACTTTAGCTATCAATCTGTGCGCATATCATATCAATCTGTGCGCACTTTATATCACTCTTGGCGCAGACTGCGCACAGGATGACATAATATTAAAAAATGTTAAAAATTTGATTTTTAATAAAATAATTAATATACTCGTATTAAGTTAAAATTATAAAAAGATATGGAACAAACAGAAGAAAAAAGGCATGTGCAGTTGCCAAATAATGCAACAAAAAACTCAGAATTAACAGCTAAAGATTGGTTGATTTACTTATATATTAAATCCTATAAGAAATCTCCAAATGCAAAGATACATCCATCATTAGAAACACTACATCAGCGTTCAGGAGCATCAATTAACACTATTAGAAAATGTATTCAGAATTTAGTAGATGCTGGAAAAATAAGAATAGTAAAAAAGGGAAGATCGAATTACTATGAATTTTTAGATAAATACGATAAATTTGAACCATTTAGTAATGAATTCCTAGATAAGAAGGATTTAACTTTTTTGGAAAAGGCACAATTAGTTGTAAGTCAACAATATTTATTTAAAAATCCAGAAACTGGAGATGGTGTAACAAATTATTCAAATAGACAACTAGCTGAAATCATAAAAATGCCGGAGTCTACAATTAGAAAGAATTTAAATAGCCTTATTAATAAAGGATATGTAGAAATTAAAGAAGTAAAAGATGAGTTTACTGGTTTAGTTACAAAACAAAAAATTTATCACCTTACTAAACTTGAACAAGCTATTGTCTTTATACTAAAGAATCATGAAGATAGATTAAATGATCAAGAAGATAGATTAACGCAACAAGAACAAGAGTTAAAACAATTAAAAGAGTTTTTACTTCAGAATCCTGCTCTTAAAGAACAATATAAACAGTTTACAGAGTCTAATATTACTCTTTAATAAATTTTAACACACATTAACTTGTCTTTAACAATTAAATATATTAAACTTGCATTAGTTAAATAATTAAAAAATATAAATATATGGAACAAGAAAAAATTGAACAATTAATTGATTAGATACTCACAGAGTATCAATTAGAAACTGATGGAGAAGTTTCAGTAGAAGTAACCACAGAAGATAATACCTTTGATATACATATCTCTGGTAAATTGAAAGATAATGATTTTGAAAAGTATTTAAAAGGAATGAGCGATGAACTATTTCAAGAAGTTTGTGAAAGGTTTGAAGAAGAAACTGGTATTACCCTCAACGATTTTGCTCATGACGTTAATCCCACCCTCTTTAAACAAGTGGTCTCAAAAATCTGTAGAGAAAAAATAATGGACTTGACTAAATTCATTCTTGAATAATATTAGTGGCCGGTGATGATAACTAATATATATTTTCTAAGCACCTGAAAGGCATCAGGTGCAAATTTTGGCCTATGGTGTAACGGTAGTCACAGGGGACTCTTAAAAAAAGGAGCATTATAAAGAAATTTATAATTGAACAGTTCGCTAATTCGGTGAAACTCTTATAAAGACAACGCCGAGCAAGGTTTTTAAAACTATGTGTAGAGACTTTATACGAACTACCTAAGTCGTTAAGATATGGTAAAGACAAAGTCCGGACTACAACAATCATAGATTGGTTATGGTAACATAATGTAGTGAAGAAATCCCTTAGTCTGGGTTCGAATCCTAGTGGGCCAACAAAATGGAAACTACTTTTATTTATAATGGTAAAACAATTACCACTCCGAATCTTCAAAAGAAGTTAAAGAGAATGAAAATTACAGAAGCGGATATAAAAATTATACCTAATCCGACTAAAGAAGAGACTAAATCTGAATTAGATATTCCGTTAGAAAATTATCACGCTTATAAATATCCAGACCAATCATTGTGGCATATTTATATAACTGATAATCCTCCAGATACTATAATATGGAATAATCAAGTTTTAGAAAGGGATATTGCCTATGAAGAAAATAATCTTCGATTTCTTAAAGATGAACTTAGAGCAAATAGAATTAGCCTATAAACTGAGTTTAGAATATGGTCTTACAGATACACAAGAATTTATTAATTGGCAAGATAAATTAAATGAATACAGTATAAAATAAAAAAAGGTCGGAGACTGTCCGACCTTTATTTGTTTATCTACTAAAATAACACCATATCTTAGATTCTCCATAAGGATTATCTTCATCGTTAATCCAATTAACTGCTAACTATACCATCTTTTGTTCTAACATCTTATCACTATCTTCAGGAAACCACTCTTTTAGTAATGGTAACATATCACTACAAATCATATTAAGAGTAACTTCAAAGTCCCACTTATTATAAGGATATATCAGTTTCCTTTTATTCTAAGAGTATAAAGATGTAACATCGTCCCAGTATGGCCCATAATGTTTCCGTCCATTCTCTTCGTAATACATTTTAGAAATCTATTCTTTAGCAAATTCTTCATCGAAATGTTTACCTTGAGTACTTTCATAAACTTTCTTAGCAAGTTTAGTAAGTTCTTCTTTAGGTACATATTCTTCCATTGCTTCAGAAAGTATTTCCATATTACCGCCATACTTCTTTACAATATTTTTAATGTCCATTGTTTACAGCTTTTAAAATTTGAGAAAGAGTTGACTCGATTCCACCAATAGATTGTTCGATTCGGACAAATCTTTCTTCAGTCTACTACTGCTATTTATAAACTACATCTAGTTCAGCTACTAAACCTTTAGCAACTTCTAATCGTTTCTAACAATTATCTACTCCATCTATATAAGTCTAACATTCACTCTCTATAGATTTAAGAATAGAAACTAAAGGAACTTTATCAGTAGCTATTATTATATTAGAATCAGACTACATTTCTGCAGTCTACTAATCTGCAGGTAATGTCCATATCTTAATTTGTCCTTCGGATTCAATTGAAACATCGACTAACATTGGCTGACCAAACACTGTATTCATTCTTGGTGGAGTAGCATCCTAAACTACTTTACCCTACTAATAAGATAAATTCTCTTTATTAAGAATGTATACAGGGAATCCTTTTTTCAACTCTTTAAAATTCATGAATTAGTACTCGACTAAGTTTCTTTAGTTAAAGTTACTGCATATCCAGGAACATAAGCCTGAGGATATGTAGGCAACTAATGAGCAGCAATAGCATTAACTTGAGCCTATATTGGGGCAACAGCAGCGGCTATAGCAGCTGTATCAGCGGCTTGAATCTCTAAAACATTAAGTCTATCACGAAGAGCATTCTTTTCTTCAAGTAAGTCAGCATATCTACCTTGTTCCCAAGCGTTTCTAAATGCATCAATAGATGCGCGAGTCAGAGTATTCTCTGCTCTCATTCCAGTGAGTAAGTCTTGTGTCTAATTAATTGTACGAATCTAATTCTCGTAACCCTAATTAGTAATAGCACTATTTAAAGTGTTAGTCTACTGAACAGTCTATAACTAGTTCTAGAAACCAGACTACTGAACTTCAGTTCTTAAAGTGCAGCAACAATCTTTTAAACTTTGAATTATATTCAAGTTACCAGAAGCAACTGCATTTTGTACACCAACAATACTCAGACCTGTTTGAGCAGCGGTTTGAGCTATACCCATATTTACAGAATTAATAGCTTGAACTATTGCATTATAATCAACATTTAAATTCTAAGCTAATTGAGACTGTGCAAATTGATTACCCTACAGAGCACTCAGTATAGAATCAGTACTTTGGTTCTAAGAGATTTGATTAGCTAAAGCATTTAATTTAGCATCTACATCGGTTGCTACGACTGCTCCAGCTACTCCACCTCCACCATTTCCGAATCTGTTACCGAACCCACCATTCTAAAAAATGGAAAGCAAGATTAAATAAGCCCAAGGGTTATTAAACATAGAGTTCTACTGCATAGCCAGCATACTTGCAGTATCCATTCCTCCAGTAGGAATAGTAATTACTTTATCTTCATTCATAGTTTGTAAAAATTAATTAAAGTTTTAAGGAAAAAATCTGAATACATTTATATTATCTCGCACGTGCAATGCAAACATATAAATAGTATTTTAGAAAACCAAATTAAATTTTTTCAACCAGATTGAAGCATAAAGTAAAAAAATTAAAGGCCAACTCCAAAATATGGAGCTGGCCTTTTCTTTTTGTTTATAAAAAATTTTTTAGACTATCTAATACTATAAAAATCTTATTATTGTTCAACCTTAGTCCAACCATATGAGCCAAGGTAATAGTCTCCTGTTCCCATCCATACGTCATATCCACTACTGCCACTTGGCACTGTTAATGTGCCATTGGTTTTGACACTTTGAAATGTACCATTTTGTATTGTAGGTGCTGTTGTTGCTAATGAAGTTATATTTGTTAAAGCACTACAACCATAGAAAGCAGCACCAATGCTTGTAACTCCATTACCAATTGTTACACTTGTCAAACCAATACATTCGTAGAAAGCCGCATTACCAATACTTATAACACTATCTGGTATTGTTAGTGTTGTTAAACCAATACAATGGCCGAAAGCATTATCACCAATGCTTGTAACACCATTACCTATTGTTACGCTTGTTAAACCTGTACAACTACCGAAAGCATTAAGACCAATTGATGGTGTGGAATCGCCGATTACTACGGTTTTAAGATTCAACCAAAAAGTCTTAATTGAGGCATTTAATTCACATTTGGCGTTATAGTTTAATACTTCAAGTGCTTCAGTTCCAACGAAAGCCTCATTACCAATGCTTGTAACGCTACTTGGTATTGTAATGCTTGTTAAAGCACTGCAATTATAGAAAGCCTTAGTGCCGATGGATGTCACGCTGTTGGGGATAGTGACGGAGGTCAGACCGGTGCAATCATAGAAAGCATAATTGCCGATGGATGTAAAAGTATCAGCGATAACAACATGTTTAATTGTTGCTATACTACTGAATAGTGGGGCGTTATTTCCTACTGTCGTTGGGTCATTAAACTCATACTTTATTATGTGCTCACCCACGCTGTCAAACTGATAAGTTGTCACTACACTATCAAGTAATACACCATCAACCTCAATAGATTTTATACTACTATCATAATTAGTACAAATAGTTGTAGGAGCACTTATATCTTGTATATCATAATAAACAACAAGTCTTGTTTCCTATTCTTCTTCCATCTTAGGAATTGGCACGTGTGCCATTGAATATCCGATTATTTCTTTCATAATTTTTTTTTAAATTAATTAGTTTGTATTGCTTGTATTCTATTTTTATAATTACTCAAAACAGATGCCGCTTTATAAGCACTAACTGACCCTGCTGGTACATAGATAGTAACAGCATTTTTCCAAGAGTTATCATCTGGAGTCTATAAAAATGGTGATATACTATTAAATTTATTATTCATTCTTTATTTTATTTATTACTATTCCAGTAACAACTGGAACTTTTATCTGTGATAATTTAAAATTCTAAACCCACTATGGAATCTATGACTTAGGAAGTTCAGCTAATCCTGTAGCGTAATCTTCCATATATCCGTTTGTCTTCACTGTATTAAAAAGATTAACCACCTAGTCGTCAGTTAAACTATTTATATAAGTATTTAATTCTTCATAAGTGGGCTAATGTCCTAACTAATCTGCTAAATATTTTCTAATCTCTGCGTTAGTAGCTCCCATTTCTGATACTAACTTTGAATCCGCATGAGCTACTCTTCTAGGTAATAAATATGTGTCTTTAAGTAATTTACTTTGTGCTCTACTATAAGGAACTAACTATTGATAACCGTGAGTTCCTTCATGTAAAGCAGTACTAGCAGCATCTGGTGACCAAATATCATTAAGATAGTTTCCAGAACTAGTATGGACTCCCTAAATATCTTCAGCTATAGGTCTATAATTTAAAGCTTCCATTTCTGCTTTAGGCATAGCCTACATATTGCTATAAGTAGTAACCGAAGGAGACTTAACTGCTTCCTATGCTTTTAAAGCTCTATTATAAGAACGTCTCGCAGTTATTCTCTATCTCCAAGGTAACTAAATTACTGCTGTAGGTTGACTTGTTCTTCCAGTAGTTATCATCTAAGTTACTGGTTTCTAAGCAGATTGTGGTAGCCAAGACAGTTCTCTTAATACATTCTACTATATTAAATAGTTATCTGGAATCTATAAAGTTTCTGGATTATATATAAGGTTATCAGTTTGAAACTAAGCTAAAGCATCATCAGATACTTTTGTATCTACAGTATAAGCTTTACCGTCAATTCCTTTGGTAGTTCTTACTTTGTATCTTGTTTTAGCTAAAGGACGTACTACCTTAGCTAAAGGAGATAAAGCAGCTCCTTCTACTATAAATGTTCCAACTGGATCTGCTCCAGAAAGTCCTATTATTCTAGGACTAAAACTATACTAATCTTTCTTTCCCTACAACTTTTCTCTAACGGTTGTTTTCTTTCTTAATGTTGGTTTCATTTCAGAATGAGGAAGAGTTCGGGCTTGCTATTGTTTTCTTTTCTAATATTGCTAAGCCTAAACTCCTTCTCTTCTATATTTACTACCTTGAATAGTATCTCCGTTCTATAAACGAAGTATCATAATAACAAGGCAAGAACTGCTAAGGCACAACCAATCAATCCGAAGACTGCTACTTTATCATTTACTGGATTACCAAGCATTTGATTATTAACAATCTCTTTGGCTATAACAAAAATGGCACCAAAGATTACAGCAAACCAAATGTCAGCTAATCCAAAGTAACCAAGTAATGTCATCCCTACTCCAAACAAAAATCCTACAAAGGAATTATTCATTAAATTATTCCACATAATTAATAATACTATTTACCATTATTTGTATTTTCAGTTATCTTATTCTTTAAATTTTTATCTACATAAATAGGAATCTTCCTACGAGGAGCACCATTCCTATTTTTTAATTTCAAGTTTAACTAATATCCTGTAAAGAAGGAAGCAATAAAATCTACATCCATCCATTTCCCATTCTATCTAGCTCTAACAAAATCTTCACCCTAAGTCTTTTCCATATAAATCTAAGCTAAAGAATTAGGAAACTCAAAAGTAACATTGTTATCTATAATATCATTGATAACAAGTTTTACAGAATCTTTAAATATTTGAATTGCAAGGACGTCTCGATGTCTGGTATATCCCATAATATCTTGACAATCCTTGCAGTTTATTTTTAGTTTTTTTAAATTGAAATTCTCAAACAAATGTCTTAGGTGAAAAGCATGCCCTAATGCGAATCTCATTATGCTGTTTGTACTGTCCAACCATTTGGAATACCATCATTACCTGTAACATTCCATTCAGCAGCAGAATTCTTTACAAATGTACCACTTGATGCAACGCCACTTACCCAATTGTATGTATAACTATAACTTGGTATTGTCGTGAACATTGCCTTGATATAGTTAAGACTTGTACAACGATTGAACATATAATTATAACAGCTAGCTTCCAATTTAGTAGCGGGTAATACAGGGGCTGTTGTTAGACTTGTACAATCAGAGAACATTCTGATATAACAATCATTTGCCAATGTAGTAGCAGGTAATTCAGGTGCAGTTGTAAGACCTGTACAACCACTGAACATATAATAATAACATTTTTGTGTCAATGTTGTAGCTGGTAATCTGCTTGGTGCAGTTGTAAGACTTGTACAACCTTGGAACATACTATTATAACAGTTATCTGCCAACGTTTCAGCTGGTAACTCAGGTGCTGTTGTTAGATTTGTACAACCACTGAACATATAAGCATAACAATACTGTGCTAATGTATTAGCAGGTAACTCAGGTGCTGTTGTAAGACTTGTACAACCTTGGAACATACTTTGATAACAACTAGTTGCCAATGTTTCAGCTGGTAATACAGGTGCTGTTACAAGGCTTGTACAATCTTGGAACATGCCCCAATAACAATTACTTGCCAATGTTGTAACTGGTAACTCAGGTGCTGTCACAAGACTTGTACAACCACTGAACATATTTTGATAACAATTATTTGCCAATGTGGTAGCAGGTAATACTGGCGCTGTCGTAAGACTTGTACAACCACTGAACATACTTCTATAACAACCACCTGCCAATGTGGTAGCGAGTAATTCAGGTGCTGTTTCAAGACTTGTACAACTATCGAACATACTGCTATAACAACTCTCTGCCAATGTTGTGGCTGGTAATGAAAGGTTATTAGCATTTATCACCTTTGTGTTCTGATAGAATAACCGATAAAATGCATACTTCTTTCCTGTAAGGCTTGTTTGACCTTTGAAATTATCACCAAACAACAACGACATTGCATTGCCTTGTACGTCAAAATTGCCTGTTGCACTGAATGTACCAATGCCATTAGAAGAAGTTGGCGTTAATTCACCTTTCCACATTATCTTGTTTCCTGCTGTTACGGTTGGACTTGCCGTATTCGCTGCAAGTTCTACCCATGTCTCACCGTTATCCGATGAATAACTTACAGCATTATTGCTTAATTTGAATGTTCCATCTTCAAGTGCAACAAAGGTTAGATATTCATTTGAATAGTCTGGTATTGGAACAAACTCATATTCTATTCCTGGAATTAACTTTTTAACACTATTTAAAGGAACTTTATTTCCTGTTACTTGTTCTTTTAACTCTATAGCTTGATTATTTTCAAACTTAACCAAGTTACCAGTTTTTGGATAATAAACACTTCCTATTAAAGTCTATTCTCCAGAAGATGACTCTCGATATAAAGAAGTTCCTTCAACACTATAGCTATATTGAGGAGCATCAAATCTAATATCATTTGGATCGGGATAAGTTGGATCAAACTTATTTCTTTCATTTATATATTTTGTATAATTCTCTTTACTTAACATATAAGCAGGTTTTTCAGATGTTAAGTTATAGTTAAGAGTTCCATTATTCGTCATAATTATTTAACCAATTATAATGTGTTCTATAATCTGGGTATAGTTTATTATCTTGATATGTATAAGCTTCTCGTTCAAAAAGGATTCCTCTATAAGCTTTCTTCCATTTGAATCCGTTAGCTATCCATCTTATTAAAAATTCTATTACATACCATGTATAAAAGAAGATATAAAGTAATTCCTACATTTGTTTTGTATGGATTCGTTCGTGAGTAATATCTTTCTAACTAAGTTCAGACTTAGTAAATAATATTCCAAATAGATTGATTACTTTATATCCTCCAAAGGGTATTATTTTATTCTTTATTATTATCATTTAAAATACTCAACATTATTACTTCCAATTAGTGATCCATAGTTAATACTATTATTTCTTCTTAACCATCCTTTTAAGAACTTACGTTTTTCTGGATGTTTCTATACAATGTCTCTAAAATGCTGTTCTCTAGCTTTCTTTAATTTCTCAAAAGTGGTTCTTCTATCTCCATTATTCAATGCATTTAACATTCTACTATCAACCTGTAATCCACCAGGAAGCCCTAAAGCAAGTCTTGCTCTCTTTATACCATAAGGACCACTACCCCATACCCAATCTACTAATATATTAGCTATACTAGTGTCTTGTATCTAATCTGCTTTACAACTATCCCATACACTTTTAAAGACGTGTGCTTGGTCAGAATCTTGAAGCAGTTTAACATCTTTAGCATCTATAACTCCATCTCCATTTTTATCATGTCCAAGAGTCTACCAAGTTCCTAATGTAACACCAGCTTTTGTGGGACCTCCACTATCTCCTGGAACATTAGCGTATCCTCCTTCAAAGGTTTTTATAAAAGTACGTAAATTCTCAGCTCTATTAGATGTACCTCTACTTGATGTAGGAACCGTTGAAGAAGAAGATGCCGAAGAAGACGCTGAAGAAGACGCTGAAGAAGACGCTGAAGAAGACGCCGAAGAAGGTTTCGAAGAAGGTTTCGAAGTTGGCATCTCCCATTTAGGTAAATTTACAGAGAATTTAGTTAGATCTGGTTTTGGCTAAGGTTTTAATAGTTTAAATGGGTCATCATCTAAATCTTCGTCCTAAGTAGGAACTCTTACTATTTCAACTCCTGGATACTTAAAAGGATCTTCATAAATTGACTCAAGCATAACTCATATATTTTTTACTAGTTCTTATACCTGCAATATCTGGACCGAAATGGAAATGATTACCCTACTTATATCCTGTTTTCTTAAATACTCCAGTATCTGGATCCAAGTAACCAGAATCTCCATTTGCCTAATGTGCTATTTCTTCTATAATTCCCCAATTATGAGACTTTAACCAAGCTACAACTCTGGGATTACTATATAATTCCTTTCTAAATCTATCTATATCTCCATCAAGAGGTTGAATATCAAAAGCGCCAGGATTACCTTTAGCATCTCTCTTAGAATGATTGCTAGGTTTTCCTGAAGTAGTTTGAGCATGTGGTCTAAATGCAGAAGATACTCTATGTTTAATTCCTTCTTCTTCAAGGATTTGAACAATAGTTTTATCCTAATCCCCCTCCTTCGCTTGTGGAGAAACTGTCTACTAAGTAGAAGAAGTAGAAGAAGCAGAAGAAGAAGAAGAAGAAGAAGTTGGCATATCAAATATAGGTAATTTAATCTCTGAATCTTCTCCAGCAGATGTTATAGACAATTCTGGGATCTTTATTTCTTCATCAGTATCTTCTTCTGGTAAATACACTTTTAAAGGAGACATCTAAGGCATTTTATAAGAAGTAAATAGTAATCCACCTTCCTAATACTTAGGTAAAGTCTACAATATTCCACCGAACTTATGCCATTTTCTTGCATTAGCAGCAAATGTGGCTTTTTTCCTAATTGCTGGATTTGGACTAGCTTTACCTCTTCTTATACATTCATCTGTAACGTTTCCTCCACACCATTTTGTAAAAGAGCCGCGATTTTTCTTTTTTATGTGGATTCCACTTCCTTTTTTCAAAAATTCTATTGTATCCATTTTCTATTACATAAAAATAAAGTGTTTATAATACTATTTTATATCTTATTTTGTACTCTATCTAAAATAACTATAATTAAAGTTAGTTTTACTAATTTCACTATCTTAGTTTATAAAATAATTTGTTTTACCCAAAAATATTATTAATTTTGGTCAAATCAAAATGATAATGTAAAAAATGTAGAGTAGTAACTTTGATTAAACAAGATTATGTAATTTAACTAAAATGTTTTAGATGATTATTAATTTAAATAGATTATTTAGGTATATATACTTTCTATACCTCAACTAACTAAAAGTGCAAATACAACTTAAATGAAAACTAATACCAAGGATTGGATTTAGTACTCTACAGCTATAGCAATGATCGCTAGTGCCATTATCTTAACTTTTTTAGATTATCTTATGACTCAGACTATTGGTCAGGGAGTCCTTTGGTACGTTAGTGAAGCTTTAGTATATGCTGGTTCTATTTTCGGAGTCAGCATTTATTTTAGAACTAAATTAGGAGATTTTGAAAGTAAATCAAGGGAACGAGTAAAACAAGAAATGGAAGAAATCACAGATAAAATAGTAGAAAAGATAGATAAAAAAAGAAAATGATTAATGACTAATGAATATGCAAATTGATAAACGTGCTGGAAATTTATGTTTTAATGAAGAACTTCATAAGTATTGGAATGAAGAAACTAACACTCCATATATTTCAGTGACTACTTTAATTGAAAGCTATGGACAACCTTTTGATAAAGATTTTTGGTCAGCATATAAAGCTCTAGAAAAACTTATGGATTCCGATGTGTGGAAATTAGAAAAGAAGAATTTACTCTCTACAAAGAAATTTAACAAGGACTTCCTTGAATTATATGGAATATCTGAATCTGAGTTCAATAGAGAACAACAAAATATATTAGATGAGTGGGAACAAAAGAACAGAGAAGCCTGTGAACGTGGAACTAAAATCCATGCTAAATTAGAAGAAGCTGTTTTAGGAAAGAAAAAAGAATTTAGTCTGAATAAATTTGGAATAGGTGGAAAGTTTATATGTAAAGGCAAAGACTATCATGAACTTAATCTTGAAGCCGGAGCATATCCAGAATATATGATTGGTAGAGAAATTGAACCAGGATTATTTGGATTATCTGGACAGATAGATTTATTACTTAAAAAAGGTAATAAGATTATCATAGGAGATTATAAAACCAATGCAGAAATCAAAACTAAATCTTATTTTGATAACAAAACAAAAACTTCTCAGAAAATGTTATATCCATTAAATACGTTAGATGATGTAAATTATTGGCATTATAACTTACAATTATCTACTTATGCTTGGATGATTCAACAGTACCATCCAGAGTTTGAAGTAGAGGATTTAGTTCTTATTCATTTTAGACCAGACGGCAAACAAGATATATACCATATGGATTATCTTAAAGCTGAAGTAGAAAAGATGATTAACCACTATAAGAAGAAATTACAGCATGAAAAACAACTTGCAAAGTACCAAAGGATAGAATATTAATCCAAGAGTATTGTTAGTTTATAGAAGTAAACAAATATTAAACACATTTAAAACTATCCAATATGAGTACTATACAAAATATTGTTGAGGGATACACAAATTTAGCACTTGGACGTAATAAAGATATGTCTGAAGTTAGAATGAATATATGTAGAAGTTGTCCCTTATTTAAAAATGTTGCAGGAGGAATATGTAATCCTATGCTATGGTTAAACCCAGTTACAGGAGATGTTACAACTAAGAAAACAGATGGTTATTATAAAGGATGCGGATGTGTGCTTCATTCAAAAACTAGAGCATCTTTAGCACACTGTCCAGCGAAAAAATGGTAATGAATTATGCGTGAAAATGGAATTGAAGTAAACTTAGCAAAGACTAAGAATGTGAAATTAGCAGAACAAACTGTGGGATTAGAAAGTGGAGCACAAATATTCCAAATGGGAGATGCTCCGTCGGTAGAAGAACTTGCTAAAGACAAAGCAAGAGAGCAGTTTAATGATCAAGTAGATGAATATGTAGAAAAACTTAACAAACATTCAGAACTTCTAGACAAATATAAAGAAGAAGTTGTAGGGGATTTAAATAAACTTGAAATAGCTCCCTTATATGAAGGAATATTAATTAAACCTTTTACAGAGAATCCTTTCCAACGTATTAAGAAAGAAGGAAATCTTATTGTTGATTTGGGTGGACAAAAACCTCAATATAAATCTAATCATACTGGTGAATGGGAAGAAGAAGAATCTTTTATTCATACAGGTTTAGTTATAGAAGTAGGACCAGCTGTTAAGTATGTTAAAAGTGGAGATGTTGTAATGTGGAGAAAACCTTCTGAGACTCCAGTTCCTTTTTATAAACAAGGATTTGTTCTCGTTAATGAACATAGTATAATGACCACTGTAAATGAAGGTTTAACCGAACGATTTAAAAATGTGAAAAATGAGTGAATAGGATAAGATATTCTTTTTACCAGGGATGCTGGTAACATTAAAATAGGACTTACCAAATAAACCAATAATGTTGGTAGTCAAAAAAGAAACATTAATATTTAAACATTCAGATAATAAAGAACCAATTCTTAAAGGAATCAAATGTAGATGGTTTACTACAGATGGTTATCTTTAGGAAGCAATATTTAACACAAAAGATTTAATTAAAATTTAATTTTTATGGCAGGCATATTTGACTATATACAGTATTCGATATTTCCATTTGAATATTTTAAAGATAAAGGCAAAGAATATTTTAAAATGGCTGAAAGGGGCGCTAAACAGGCTTCTAATGAAGGGGGTGCTAAACAAGCTTCCAGAGCGGGAGGCGCTAATCCTACAAATGAAACAAGAGGAGAAGGTATAAGAAAAAGATCTACTAGTTAGAGTAAAAGCACTACCACTGCTGCTTCTAGAAGACAAAGAACTTATACTTCTCCAGCTCCCCAAACTAGTCAAACTAGAGAGGATTTAGTGGAATAGAATAAAAGAAGAGCTTTGGAAATTTTAGGCCCTCCTTCTACATAGCAACAACCTCAAATAAGCTAGAAAGATTGGAATACATATATAAATCAACCCATAGTAGATAATAATACAAACACTACTAACTATGATACTAACTATATAAGAGGTTTCAGAGGACAAGGAGAATAGGGTTACAGAGATGTAAATTCATATCTAACTTGGTTAAGAAATAATAAAGATTCTGCAGATTATAAGTTATTCATGTAGAATGGATACTTTAAGGATAGTGGGGATGCTTTAGACGGAAATGAATTAGATTATGATTAGATAAGAGCAATGTTAGCTTCTCAAGGGATAAGAGGTAACTTAGGAAGAAGAGACTCTAGAAGATTGGGAAATGTTCTTACTAGATTAAGAGATTAGTCTACAGCAGGAACTGATGCTAATAAAGAATTTTTACAAGGAGTAGTTTCTTCTTATAACTAGAATAAAGATAAATGGGTTAGGCCAGCTGAAGGGTATACTGGACTTAGAAATGCTACTATAACTGGAGATGGTTAGATAGGATTTTTAGATGAATCTGGCAATGAAACATATTTTCCATATTCAAAATAGTCTCCTACTTATTAGATTAATGGAAGTTCTCCAGAATTCTAGGCTATAAGAAACTAGTTCTTTACGACTAATCCAAGTAGTGGTTTTTAGCCAGTTTCTTAGGGAAATTGGTTAGGTTCTGCAGGTAATATTTTAGGATCTACATATAGACCACAATGGAATATGACGTCTAGACCTAGAACAGCTTTCTTTGGTACTTCAATAAGTAACCAGGCAAAGAATATGATGAAAACTTGGAATGATTTTACAAATAGTCTACTTCCTCGTAGAGAATTTAATTCAGGAGCTAACAGTTAATTAATATATAAATAGTTTAAAAATGAACGAAGAACAAATTGCACAATTAGTACAGTTATTAGTACAAGCAGGTGCTGCATAGGATGAGAATCAAGCTATGCAAATTATTTAGATGGCTTCATAGGGAGATTAGCGAGCACAATAGGTAGTACAATAGGTTGTACAATAGGCTCAAGGAGGTACTCCATCAGCTAGACTAGGAGCTAAGCTTAATTATTTAAAGAAACTCAAGAAAGTTTGTAATGAAGATTAGGAATTAGCATTCTTCAAAATCGGCGGTAAGGTTTGTAAAGCCTGTGTTGGAAAGAAAATGAAGATGGGTGCTAAAGTAGCTAAAGATGCACAAGGTGGAATGCTTGCAAATAAAGGAACTGCTTTTGGCGACGGTAAACGTGGTGCTAACCCAAGAAACACCGATAGAGGTGGACATAAATCTCACGGAAATACTAAAGCTGCTTCTTATATGAAGAAGACTAATGTTCCTAATAAGTTTACTGCTTTTGGAGATACTGGTAGAAAGAAGCCTACTAATGTAGGTCTTGTAGGCCATAGAACAACAGGTCAAGTAGGAAGACTTCAATCTAAGTATACCACAAGTGATAACGTAAATAAGCATACAGCATTCGGCGCACATATTAATCGCTCTCATAGAGGTTCTGCTGCTTGTCCTGCAACTAAGGGTTGGAAATCAATTAAAGGAGCCCCTAAAGGACACGGTGGACAAATGGGTTGGAAGAAGTATGCTAATGGTGGAACTTTGACTGAAACTTTTGTTAACTATTTTTAGAGTGGAGGTAGTTTAAACGGAGTCCCTTTTAGAAAAAACCAATAACTGAATTCTATTTAACTGACTATAGTGAACCTAGTAAATATACACAAGTAGTTTTAGGAAATTAGAATTTAATTTTAAAACTTAATGATGGACAGCTTAGAGGAGAAGATCCAATTACTTATAAAGGTAAAAATTACTTTTTAAATGGAGATTCTATTTTAATAGAAGACAACTCTATTCCTTATACCTTTGAAGAACTTAGACAACAAGGAGCTAAAAAGGTAAAAGAAGGACCTGGAGGAAAGTGAAAGGAAAAATCTAGAAAAACGTTTTTAAAGTAATTAAAGTTTATGTTACATATATTCGAATATGATAATGCAAGTGGACTAGTGACAATAAATAAGCCAGAGATTCTTCTTATCGAAGAATTTGCTAAGCTGATGGACGATAAGAGGAATATATGTGCAGAAGATAAAACTGGAAAACTTCATTTACGAGCTTATAAAGAATTTACTTATATATGGCTCGCTATTGATTGGTAGAGTTTTTATTGTAATGATGCAGAACAAACTAGACACATACAAGCGCTCAAAGATTCTGGATTAACTGAGGACGAATTTAACAATCCAGAATTTAGAGCTGCTTGTAGAAAATATCGTTCTATACAAGAATCTAATCTTGCTATAAGATCTCTTGCTGCTGCTAAGGTTACAATAAATAAATTTATAGATTACTTCTAGTCTATAGACCCACAGGAACGTGATGAACAAACAGGTAAGCCTATTTATAAAGTTAAAGATGTTATGTCAGAAGTAACATAGATGTCTAAGGTGCTTGATGAGTTAAAAGTTCTTGAGGATTAGGCTAAGAAAGAAATGCAAGAATCTACTCAGATTCGTGCAGGAGCTGTTGAAGGTGATATACCTGATGGATTTTAATGGAAGAAATTGTTAAAAAGAAAAGAGGTCGTCCTCGTAAAAACCCTCTACCAGAAACAATCCAAACTAAAATTCAAGAAATTGTTGATTTACAACAATAGCAAGAAGATAATGAGATTCATGCTTTAGTAGAAGATTTAAAAATTGAATCTCGTAAAGGTTTGTGGGATGTAGATAAAGATATGATATATCGAGGTAAGAAAATTGCTTATTTCGATAAAAGATTATCATATGAAGCTACCGGCTATAAACCTATAACTGAAACAGAAGGACTTGATTTTAAACCAGAATGGTTTACAGAAGTTAGAGATACAAAAATAAAAACAGGACATTATACCTCATATCATAGAGGAACAAAACTATACAGAGATTTTTAGAAATAGGAATGGGAGCGATGTAAAAATGGTATGACTTCTCATGGGTATACTATTACTGGACCTCATTACTTTTTCTTAAACTATTATCAACTTCCAAACCCAGAGACTGATAAAGCTGGTACTAGTAGATTAGAGATTTTTCCAAATTTTTACAGTTATTAGTATGAGTTTTTCCACTATTATGAACTCTGTAGATATCTAAGAAAGAATTGTGGACTTATGAAGTCTAGAGGCATAGGCTTTAGTGAGATAAATGCAGCATTATTGGCTAATATGTTCTCAGTTTATAGAGGAAGTAATACATTACTTACAGCGTTTACTGATAACTATGTAAAAGTTTCTTTACAAAAAGTGTGGAACGAATTGTCTTTTCTTAATGATGAAACTGATGGATTATTTACTAAATTAACTTAGGTAATAAATCAAGCTACTAAGAAAAGAGCTTCTCACTGGAAGAAAAATAGTAATGGTTAGGATGTTGAAGATGGTTTCATGTCACAAGTAGAAGGCATAGTTGCTGATAAAGATTCTAAGATAAGAGGTAATCGTACTGATTTAATAATATTAGAAGAAGCTGGATCTAATCCTATTTTTACAAAGTCTTTTGTTAAAGCAGAAGCCTTAACAACTCTTGGTGGTAATAAGATAGGTATTATAATGGCTGGTGGAACTGGCGGTGACTCGGGTTCTGCAATGGCAGGTTTAAAAGACTTGTATTACGACCCTATGTCAGTAGACGTTCTTCCATTTTATCATAATTATACTCCAACTGAAGAATGGATATATTCAGCATTCTTTATTCCAGCTTATACTGCTCTCTATAAAAAAGACTTTGTAGACGATAGAGGGGTATGTATACAAAAACTAGCCAAAGCTTACTACGAAGAAGAATTTAAGAAAAGAGAAGGTACTCCTAAAAAATTAGTAGACTATAAAGCTGAATTTTGTTTTACAGCAGATGATGCTTTTAACCTAGAAGGTACCAATAAATTTAATAAAGTCCTTTTAGTAGATAGGCTTGCTAAATTACAAGTAGCTAAAGAAACTTCTCCTGTTATTAGAGGAGATTTATAGTTTGTATACAAGGGTGGTAAAGATCAAGACCTTAAAAATATTGTAGGGGTTAGATGGATAGAAGATCCAAACGGACCAATTTATGTCTCAGAAAAACCTATTTGGGAAGAAGAACATACTGAAATTAATGATTAGGGTAAAGAGGTTACTGTAACATATAAAGAAATGTCTAACTTATATGTTGCCGGTATTGATGGTATAGATATAGGACAGGAACAAACTTCTGAATATACTAAAGATCCATCTAAGTTTTGCATAACAATTAAGAAAAGAGCTTTTGGATTACAATAGGCACAATATGTTGCTTACTATATGGAAAGACCTTTAGATGTTAGATAGGCATATAAAGAAGCTCTAAAATTAATGATGTGGTATAATTGTAAAGCCAATATAGAAGCCACTAGACTTAATATGTTAGGTTGGGCCAGAGATAACGGATTTACCCAATTCTTTATGAATCGTCCAAAAGCTACTTACCCTGACTTTAATCAAAAAATAAGAGCAACTATAGGAACTCCAGCAACTCAAGCAATTATTTCTCATCAAACAGACTTAATAGCAGCATTTATAGAAGATAATATAGATACCTTCTGGTTTATTGAAATGCTACAATAGTTAATAAGTTATACTGATGAAAATAAAGGTAAATTTGATATTGTAGCCGCTATGGCTATGGCAGAACTAGCGGATGAAGAACTTACTGGAAGAACTCCAGTAGAAATAGAACAAAATCCTTCTAGTACTTGGGTTGATATAGGATATTATACAGATGAACGTGGTTATAAAAAATTTGGGCCTATTCCAAAAAAGAAATAGTATCCAACTAATTTTAATATAAATAGAATAGATAATGACCCCAGAAGAATTAGAACAAGCAATCCTAGATTTAATTCGGAAAGTATATTGTAAAGAATATGTTGGACATATGAAATGTGTTCCAACTTGCAATGGAGGATGGACTGTAATATTAGGACTAGGATGCAATTCAAAACCAATAACTATCTCAGCAGACCTTTCTGATTAGAAGTTTTTAAAGTTTTTTGAACAAGAACTTAGAGATAGAGATTGGGACACTGTACATTGGTTTACTGGGTATCAAATACTAGATGATGGATGCCCTATAAATAAAAGTTGTAGTTGTAATGAGTAATCAAGAATACATAGAATATACTGATAATACTATTCACGAACTTGTTTATGATAAGTGGGAACTTAAAAAAGCATATAATTACTACAATGGTAAACGAGATCCAGAATAGTTTAGATATTTAGAAGAAAACTTTGGTATAGGGAATCCTACATCTGTTAAATTTATTCCGCTTATTAAAAAACATATAGATGCTTTAATAGGAGAATACTTAGGAACTCCTATCTTACCTAAAGTTACATGCAAAGATAAAGATACAGTTACTAAAATCACTAGGGAGAAGGAACTGTATATTACATAGCAAGTATTCTAGTTTTTATAGAATAGATTAAAAAATAAAATAATAGAGTCTTTTAGAACAGACACTTAGGCAAATGACCCAAGTATTTAGTCTGATTTAGAAGATTTAATTGATGATTTAAATTTCGATTTTTAGTCTGAATATGAAATAGCAGCTCAAAATGTAATAGAATATTTATTACAAAATAGAGCTACTGATTTTAAGACTAAAATTAGAATGTTATTACTGGATTTATTTGTAACTGGTTATACTTTCTTTAGAGCTATTCCATCACCGAATGGTACTAATGTATAGCTAGAAGTATTAAATCCATTAAATACCTTTATCGATAGAAATCCAAACTCTCCTTATGTTAAAGATTCTTATAGAGTAGTTATTCGTAAATGGCTAACTAAATAGGAAATATTAAATAAATACGGAAAAGAACTTTCTCCGAAAGATAGAGCATCTATTAAAGATGCTTGGAAATATAGTCATGATTATTCTACTATGTATGTTAGGTCATATTCCAATGCAGATGGAACTCCTGCTACAGAAGGAATAAGAGCTGGACAAGAAATAGTTCCAGGCTATCCCGAGGATGTTCATTATAAATATAATTTAATTCCTGTATACGAAGTAGAATGGCTAGATACCGATAAAGATTATACAATGTAGAGATATAGAACTATTCGTATAGGAGACGATATATATATTATATATGGTAAGGATAAAAATGTAATACGAAGTATAGATAATCCTAAACAATGCTCATTATCTGTAAACGGTTTGTATTTCTTAAATAGAGATTATGAACCTTACTCATTAGTCTTAGCTTGTGCTGATTTACAAGACACTAATGATATGTTATATTTCTTTAGAGACAATTTGATAGCCAACAGTGGTACTGTAGGTGATTTCTTAGATGTTTCTATGCTTCCTAAATTTTTAGGAGAGAATATGACTGAACGTTTATAGAAGTGGATTGCAAATAAAAAAGCTGGTATAGCTCTTTTAGATACTGCACAAGAAGGACGGTTAGGTGTAGGACAAGCTCCTATTAATACCTTCTTTAATGGATATGATGATACTGTTAAAGGAGAAGCTATTCAAGCTATTCAATTAGCAATAGAAGCAAATGAACAAACTTGTTCTTCTATTACTGGTGTATTTAGGGAAAGGTTAAATGGTATTCAACAAAGGGATGCTGTTACTAATGTTAAAGTAGCTGTTAATAATTCCTATATTATAAGTAAATAGTGGAATGATTAGATGGACACGGTAGTAGTGGAAATGTTAACAGACTCTTTGAATATGGCTAAGATAGTTTATAAAAAGGGATTATCTGGAACTCTTATATTAGGAGATAAACAATCAAAATTATTTACAGCTCTTCCAGAATATTTTACTATATCTGATTATGATATACATATAGTAAGTTCAGATGAAATAGTAAAAGCTTTAGAATAGTTAAAAGCTATTACTCCAGATTTAATATCAGCAGGAATGGTAGATGCTGAATTAGCAGTAGATATAGCCACAATTAGAAGTCTTAGTCTTATTAAGAAAAGAATACACGTAGCTATGCGTAGATAGGAGAAAAAGACTGGTTAGATGCAATAGCTTACTTAGCAATTACAATAGGCACAATAGTAGATGCAATAGATGCAAAGTGAGTTACAAAAAGCTTAGTAGAAAATACAACAATTAGACGAAGCTAAAATGCAACTTGAGAAAGAAAAGATTGCTGCTGATGCCAAAATTGAAATGTATAAGGCTAAGACAGATAGAACTTATAAAGAAGGTATTACCAGAAATGACGATAGGAGAACTGAAATAGAACTTATGTAGCTCAATGACGGTAATCCTTATAACGATAAAGTAAGACAAATTGGAGGACATTAATTATGATGACTTATATTAACGATTGTGGGGTTCCTAAAGACGAAAAATGTGGTTGCCGACCACATTATCCCCATTGTCCTATTATATTAGAGTGTGGCGGATATTTATTACCAGAATGCTGTGATGAAGAAGAAACTAAATGTGAAGAATAATTATGTGTAATATTTTTAGTAAAACATCAAAAACTGACAAAGAATAGATAGCTGAATTAAAGTCAAACTATGAAGAACTTCTTAATTATGTTAGATGTTTAAAGTTATCTGATTTACAAGATGTATCAGGTTGTTTACAACCTAATTTAGGAGATGTCCTAACATATACTGGAAGGATATGGAATAGCTTACAAAGTGGTGTAGATATAGAAAATACTCCCGTACAAAAAATTACTTATGCTCAATTATATAATCTATATGAGAATAAACAATTAATTCCAGGACAATTCTATGAAATAACTGACTATGTAACAAAGTGTATTGGCAGTGTTAATGGTACATAGATTTCAAGTGCCGAGCACCCATTTAATATAATAGTACAAGCTACTTCAAATTCAACTTTAAACCATAATGCAAAAGCTACTCCAAGAGAAAATGATACATATTTTACATATCCAGCACTAGAAGCTATGGAAATAAAATATGATATAGATGGACAAAATTTTCCATATTGCAACGGTAATGGGTGGATATACTATATGAAGGATCAGTTTGGAAATGAGGCCAATTATGACTTTAAAAATTTATTGTTTATTAAAAACAATGTAACTTCTTATACTTTTAATGAATTTGTGA